GCCATAATAGGAGTATGATGAAATTCGAAACAAAAAGACAGATTGAGTATTGGTTAGAGAAAATGAATAGTGGGCATTTTGATAACATTTATGAAAATTGTTGTGATATGTATGATAGTGAGATTTTGATTGTAGATGAATTCAATAAGCAAATTGAATTCTTTTTAAGTGAGGCTAGTCCATAATTTGGCTTGACCCAAACCTACATTCAGCCATAATAGTAGTATGATGACAATGACGATCAAAGAAGCGGTGAAGAAGTATAAGAAGGCAGATACTTGCAGGTACTTCTTGAAATGCACCAACAAAGCCACCACCACCATCCCTAGTCCTATTCTAGGAGCAGTACCTGCTTGTAAGAGTTGTGCGGACTTCTATAAGAGCAAATCATGACATACAGAGTTACTTGGTATTCAATGTGGGCCAGACCCCAGATATATGATGGGCTCACCAAACAACAAGCAGACACCCTAGTCTGGCAAGGCAGGGAGAGTCAGTATAAAGTAAAGGTAGAAGAGTTTGAGATAGATGAGGATAATCGAACGTCGTTCGAGTAACACCCTCTGATTCAAACTTTATAGTTGACCAACCCTTAAGAAGCACCTACAATAGTAGTATGATGAATAAAGAAGTTACTTACGAGATCTACAGTGAAGATGGTGAATGGCGCAATGTCACTGAGCCCGCTATTGGGGGTATCAAGTGGGGTAAGCGTGAGCAGATTGGTGATGAAGTCCAGTCTGCCTATTACGATCACTCTTATTACAAGGTACCCTTCTATGGCCCTTATGATCAGGGTCGTATCCACAGAGCGCTCAACAGGTTATATCCTGCCCGCTTCAATAAGTTCGGTGGCTATACTACCATCAGTAGTGTAGAAAAGCTTGATGATCAACATATTAAGGTAGAGATGTGCTACCATATTGGAGACTAACATGACGAGTAAGTTAAGAGCATTCGAAGACATCATATTAAACATACCAGAAACAAGCGAGCTTAAGGGATCGCTTAGGACAGCTATCTACGAGAGTGATATTCGTACTGAAGATAAGCGGAGGTTACATATGCACATCAATCAATGTAACAATGTGAACGACTTACAGAGGTTATTCTATAATGCGTTACTCAAGTATGAGGGCATGGGAGTCATATGAGCTGGGTGGCTCGTAAGTTAACTGGTGAGGATTACATTGATCAACAACAAGTTATTAAAGAGTACTTTGAACAAAAAGAACAGAAACTATTGCAAGAGAAGCAATTAGCTGAATTCTGGAAGGAGTATGAAGATGAGCGAGGGTCCTGATAAGTTTATGCAGTTCTTGTTGAATGTGTTAGCCAACCTGGTGGCACTGGCCATCTATGCAACAGTAACATATTTCATATGGAAGAGCATTTGGTAGTTGCCGTTAACCACAATTCCATTATAATAGGAGGATGATGAATAACACAGTAACAGTTGAATTGCCTCGGGCTGAGAGGTCTGAGGATAGTACGGGGGGTAAGATTGGTTTCACTATCGGTACCCTCCTTAACCTCAAACGTATGATTGAGCTTAACATGGCAGACGGTTCGTGCCGCTCTTCTGAGCTTCCGATCTTCTCGAAAGCTGAGCTGCTCGAGACCTGTCAGAATGCTATTGATAAACTGGATACCATTCAGTATCCTTACGCGGTTTAAATATGGCCAACATTAACAAATACGCGGCTATTGAACAGCTCAAGGGATTGAAGTGCTGGGTGGAGAGTAACTCTCTTGCTACAGATCGCGACAAGAGCATTATCATTAATAATATCAAAAACGTACTCACATTACTGGAGCCAAAAACAAATAAATGAAAGAACCATATGATGGTAAAAACCAAGGCCTTACAAGTTCAGAACTACATTGTAAAAAGATTAAATGGATGGTCGACAACTCTCCTGAGTGGGATCATGAGAACGTTAGCCTGGAAGATTACCTTGAAACCGTTCCTGACTATCCCACGGACGAACAGGTGGAAGGCTTCAACCATCTGTACGTGGGGCCTGTTGCAAAGCCTGAGAAGAAAGAGGCTGTAGTATGAGTAACCAGGACGAACTTCGTGATATCTTTGCTGCACTTGCCATGCAGACATTGATGAGTCAAGAGGCAGCTACCCCCAAGTGGGTGGCCCACCAAGCATACAAGTACGCTGACTACATGCTTGACGAACGTGATAGGGTCAGCGATAATAAGGAGAGTAAGAAATGAGTACTAATATTACAGGTGAGGTGACTCAAAAGCTGGTCGAAGCGTTTGAGTTCTTCAATAACGAACTAGGTGCGGGGTTGGATACGCCTGTATTCACTCTCATCCCTAACCGTGGCCGTCAATCGTATTACGGATGGTATTGGGCTAATAGGTGGAAGGATGGTAAGAAGACGTTACCAGAGATCAATATTACTGCTGATACGTTAAAGCGATCGGTAGAAGACGTTTGTGAGACTCTCATCCATGAGATGGCCCACTACAAGAATAACGTCAACAAGATTGAGGACTGTAACCGTAACCAGTATCATAACAAGCACTTCAAAAAGCAGGCCGAAGCTTTCGGTCTTAAGGTCGAACGTATGCGTAATAAAGGCTATGCTCGTACCTCTCTAGATGAGAAGGCCAATAACCTGGTTAAGAAGTACAAGAACAAGTACTGTAAAGATGACAAGAACCCCTTCCATGTCTATAGAGTATCAGAAGAGAAGGTATCGGTGGTTAGGTCTAACAAGCGCTTCATTGCAGTCGATCGTGAGTTGGCAGAAGAGGTAGAGCAGCTGTTCGGTGATCAGACGTTGAGGGAGACGGTAGAGAACCTCATGAGGTCAGCCATCAGTGAGCATCACGTTTATGAGTCCAAAGCTAGTGGCAGCATACACTCAGAGGTGTTGGCATGAGTGGAGAGTTGTTCGTAGCCTTCACCATTACGTTGGTCATCCTTGTCTTCTTATTGACATACAAGTACTAGTCATATACCATAGTAGTAATGGATACACTACCGGTGAGTAATGTACTAACGTTGGCCGAGTATATGGAAGACAGACGTAAGGTGATTGATAGGTATGTAGAAGGTGAGCATAAATGGTATGGTGACTTAACTACATCCATGCCTAGTCTAAGTATGTATGAGGGTAAGCTACCTTGGTACCTGGATAAGAATACCACGGTGGTGTCTAGATAACACTGGGTGCTTTCGAGCACAGGGGTGTTTCTCTAGAGGTGACAGTCTAATAGAGAGCAAGGGCTATATAACACAAGTACGGGAATCCTAGATATAGAGGTTGGCGGGGTGTGTTTTCTAGACCCATGCTACCAAAATTTTTTTGCAAATTTTTTTGTATATTTTGACTTAAGGCTTTTAGTTATACCGTGGGCTGTTGTATAGGGGCTTGTGCCACCTGTTGGACAGGCTGTACACCCCCCGGGGCCATTTGTGCAATAATCTGTGTTATTTGTTGTTGGTATTGTTGTTTATTCTGTGCATTTATATTATCCCGAATACCTAGCATATCCTTAATTTTGTTGATATTGGGATTCAACGTATTCACTAAATCGTTCAACCATTGTGCTACACTTGCGCTAAAGTCACCTCTCCACTCTGGCTTTACGGTGGTACCGTTTAACATGTCTCCCACCTTCATCTGTACCTGGCCATTAGAAAACTTCTTTGCAGCCGGGTAATATTTACCCGTTTGTGGTGAAGGCTTATTTGCCACCCAATTCCAACCACTTATAGTACCTGCCAATCTCTGTACAGGGCTAGCGTTACTTTTAACTATACCTCTACCTTGTTCTCTTATAACTTGATAAGCCTCAGATATTAAATGGCTATCTTTATTCACTATTAATTATTTAGTTACGTGTTTGGCAGTTTTACCTTCTTCAACACTCACCTTACCCAGGGCTACAGCACTACTCATACTAGGCATTAGACGTCTATATTGTTCTAGAATATGGTTATAATAATGTGATTCTTTGTCTTTAGATAATTTAGCCAACAAATCTTCACACTCTTTAAGTGTTAGCTTATTAACCTTTCTAATATTCTTTTTCTTTTTACTCACAGAGTATTTATTGGGTGGCTACCAATTATCCTTTATACGGAAACTATTGTCATTATTAATGATTATATTAAAAAATTTTTACGGAACCGGAAGCCTTCGGCTTTTATAGTTGCGTTTTGCCGGGGTTCCTCTATACTAATGTTATGAAATACATTATATTGTCATTAATCATACTGACCACGTCCACATACGGACAAGGATTAATTAATGCCCAAGCCGGCTCTGGTGTTCCCACGGATATGGCCATTGGTGGGTTGTTAGGAGCTATTATTGCTCCAATGATTAGCAAGGGTTCGGATGCCAAACTAGTAGGAGGTGCCCTAGGAGCTCTTGCCGGGGGTATGTATGGTACGGCTAATAACAATATTCAACAACAAAATACGGCATATCAGCAGTCTCTCCAACAAGAACAAATGAGACACTTCTTTCAACAGCAGCAGTTACAGATGGCCGCCATGCAACAGCAGATGGCCCAGATGAATACTGCAGCCGGACCGGCCTACGGCCAAGATACCCGCAACATTCGTACCGGGATTACTGAGGGTAAGATGGTCAAATCACCCTACTCTAAATTTACAGTAGATCCAAAATCAATGAATTTAGATAGTGGTGAGATTCTTTACGATCCTTTCACCGGTAAACCCTTCAGACTTCCTTGATACACTCACAAACCATAAGAGAATTATCTGAAGATGAACTAACCCTCTTATGGGCTATTGGTGAACATTTCTTCAATCTAATGGGATTTAGTTGTAAGTATGAGTGGTTGAGGATGATTAGGGTTGACGTCTTAGAGAAAGTACTTCATAATTGTAATCTTCACGAGGAATATTACCCAGTTCGGGATAGTTTATTAATAAAGTTAAAAGGGTAGTTTTTAATAAACCTTTCAATTTTTTTCAGCAAATAATTCCCACTTACCATTGATGAGCTTATACCTCTTCACACCATCCCGGGGAAGCGCGTCTAAATATTCCATAAGCTTATATAATTTTTTCCTGTTTTCTGAATAGTCTACAGCCATCTCATTAGGCTGGGACAGGTAATTATAATGAAAGCTTAGTGCTCTATACAGAATATCGTATTGTTCTTGTGTTAAATTAAATGTTCTATTCATTTATTGTACTTATCTATATCTCGTGCAAACTTAACACAAATACAAATTATTATAGCGTTTATTGACAACCCCAACAGTATTCCAAATATATTTTCAATCATATCTCACCACTACCCTCTATCTCAACAAAACCGCCTACCGGGTAACTATTCCAGTATAATGGCATTCCATATATACCGGGGGGCAGTGGTGCCTGTTTTTTCTTTTTCTTAGATTTTTTTTTACGCTTTTCGAGAACAATAACGTATTTCTTAAACGTAATCACCCTTTATTTATGGGTAATTATTCTAAGCTTCTATATAAAATATTTTCCATAAACAGCTCTGCATCTTCTTTACCAATCAAGGAGGCCAACGCCATTGAAGTCTTTGGGTTTTGTTTAAGTGATTTTATATAATTGTTTCTATCTGCAATACGCTGACGTGCATTAATATTACTATCTAAAAGTTTGTTGTACTCCCCGTTAACATGTGAGGCCCAAAACCCAAACCTAGACAACGTAAGCACGAGCATTTCAGTAACCTGGCCCTGGTCTTCTGGTCTTTTTAAAATAGATTCCTTGCTGAATGTAGTCGCCCATTCAGGTATATCTCGATCTGGTATATGCTTAAAGCGCTCCTTGAGAACAGCCAATCCTTCTTGGAGATGTGGTACCGTATTGTTTGAATAGTCAAAGAAATATCCAGTACAATTTTCGTTTAACCATATTACATCAAACCCTAGATCCGGAGCCTCAATTAAAGGGTGTGCATAGAAATTTGCATGTAATACTTCTATCTTAGGTGAACGAAATACCTCAAGATGACCATAATGTAGTGATCCCTTAATAAAAAGAAAATTCTTCCACATAGATATTGCATCTCTACTTTCATCAAAAACCAAAGGATTACCAAAGTAAGGTTCTAGAGTGTTTTTAATCAATTGGGTATATTTTTCGAGATGTGCCATACTACAATTATACAAGCACTTTATACAAAAGCCAGGGTATAATTAGCCAGGCCAAACCCTTTATTAAAAAGAATAAAAATAGAAGTATACCCCCGCGCTTTAAAATTTTTTTTCGGAATTCGGACCTTCGGTCTTGCATATAATGTTTTTTCCTTTATACTCCTTTTATGGCAACAATAATTAGGCACGGATCAAATAGTGGCAACAAACAACTAGCAAAATGGGCGCGAGATTTCACTATCCGACCTATTAAGGCTATTGGTGTGCGTCATAAAGCTTCCTACCGTGCACAACGCTCTGATAAGGGTAAGAAGAGAAAATAATTATTTCGGTTTAGCAATAAACTGATAACAGCTTGGTGAATCTTCCGTAAGACGGTGTTTACCCCTCAAGCAAAAGCATTCCATATTAAAGTCCGCTAAGATATCTAGTAATTGATAGAACTGTGTATGTTCGTGATTTTCAATTATTGCTAACTTACACTTCTGTAGTACTTTCTTTGCTCCTGCCAAAACCTTGCTCTCAGCACCCTCAACATCCACCTTTAATATATCCGGCTGTATATTAATTTTCGATACTAACCAGTCAAGAGTAACACATTTCACAGTCCCCCGAGGAACATGATCCATTCTCATGTGTGCACAACTACTATTACCTATAATGTTGAATGTACACGAATCACCAGTACCAGAATAGATAGTAACCTCGCCTTCCTTATCAGAAAGCGCTACATTTAATAGCTTAACGTTATTATTAACAAACTCTCTTTGTGAGAGTATTTCAAAAGTACTGGTATCCATTTCAATCGCATAAACTGTTCCCTGTGGTACTAGTTGAGATAAATTCTCTGTTGTATTACCAACATTAGCGCCAATGTCAAAAATAGTATAATTGGGTTTGCTATAAGACTTTATACAATCAAGAATTAATTCATCCCAATTGCAGTTTGAGGAACAATTATCTGTACATTTTGACATATGTGTTTGGTGGCGGGGGAGGGATTTGAACCCTCGACTTCAACGTTATGAGCGTTGCGGCCTAACCACTAGCCCACCCCGCGATCTTTAGTATATATTAGTAAATACTATATGGCAAGAATAGAAGATGTTATATTGACTGTATCTCCTGAAACTAAGGCTAAATTATACGGCCCGGCTAAAAAAGCTTTTGAAGCACCAGATACCGGTGTTACAATAACCAAGCCTGCTGCATATAGGGTTATTAAAGATTGTGCAGAAACTACATTATTATTTCTTCCGATAGAAATATTTTTAAAGCTCAAATCCCCCGTACAAACTTTAAAAGGAAAAGTAACAAAAGATCAAATAGTAGATCTTTATAACAGAGCTTCTGGCGACTCTGTGAGTAAAATTCTTTTTCAGCTCTTACTTGATTCTTGTCCCAAATCTACCCCACAAACTATACCCGCAGCAAATATATTGTCGCACGTTGACGTTGATGATCCCTACGGTACGTATGGTGATAATGCCCCGGTGTTTTCTGAAGAATCAAAATCTGCTGTAGAGCTTGTTATTGCCACTTACTGTTAGCCGGGGCAATCTCAACACCAAAAACAACAACATTTAGAATAATAATTCGAAAATTAAATCTCCATTTATACTTCTCAATTACCGGTTTTCGTTGTAATTCAACCCATACATCCAGTAATTTAATATTTTGCAATGATTTGTTGTCTAGCTTAAGTAACGTAATGTTCACTTGATTTTAGTGTTATTTATCTTACTATATTTATATAGATGAATCAGAACTATCAGCCATATACACAGTCGTCAGGTTCGTATACAGCGTTTAATTATGCATATTATTTCTGCCATCGCTTCAATAAGCAGCCCTCTGTACTCAAACCTGCAAGAGTTCTCTTCAAAGAAAGTATTCTTGATGATATTAAAAAAGAACTAAAACTTGTGTGTGAAAATCGTGTTCTAACTAACCCTACACAAAAAAAATTTGATGAAACTATTTCTGCTTATGCTTTTGAGGGGGATGAATTAGTTGTCTATCTTGAGCGTTCTCGTCTTATAATAGATGCGGCTGAAGAGCTTGAAGACGACGAGTATGTAGGGCAAAGTTTTTCCAGGGACATTAAATCAAAAGGTTTAACAGCTATATTTTTCTACACAGAAAAATCCGAACCGCAATTGCGGCGATTGCTTAAGAACTTTGAACTTTTTAAAGACGATAAAAAAAATAATGTCAATCTTATCGTCGGTAGCCCTGGTGAGGGATATTCTTTGCGCGAATTTCACACCAAACTACCTTCAAAAGAAATTGATTTAGACTTAAATTATGGTGACTCGTTTTCCAAGAAACACAAAACAATTCTTAAGAGATTAAACGAACAAAATGATACAGGCCTGGTTATCCTAAATGGCAAACCCGGTACGGGCAAGACAACATATATAAAATACTTAACCACATTAATTGATAAGCGAATTATCTTTGTCCCACCGTCAATGGCCGAAGGCATCACAACTCCAAGCTTTCTACCTTTCCTTCTTGAAAATAAAAATAGTATTTTAGTAATAGAAGATGCTGAAAAAGTTGTGGGGTCGAGAGAGGCCAACGATACAAATAATGGAGTTTCAAATATTTTGAATATGACAGATGGGGTTTTAGGAGATTGTTTAAATATTCAAATAATAGCCACACTTAATACGGTTCGCGAAAAGATTGATCCCGCGCTTCTTCGAAAAGGTAGATTAATAGCAGAACACGAATTTAAGGAGTTACCAGAAGAGAACGTAAAAAAACTATTTGAACAGTTAAAAATTAAAAAAGAAGTCACTAAACCGCTTACACTAACAGAAATTTACAATCATGATGAAGATGATACAGAGGAAGAGAAGCCTAAAAAGTTTATTGGATTTCAGGTAAAAGGTGACGATGCTATATAAATACTTACATGGGCTTATCATTAGATCGAACGCTGGTACCGGCTGGTGCAAATAATCCGGATTATCAATCAAATGGCTACACAGTAAGTGGTGTAGGTGTCGGTATAATTTATACTGGTTCAAATATTGCAGAAATTGCTTATAATAGTCTGCCCAATAACACGGCCCTTACTGGTGTTATTAGAACTTTATCTGGTAATGATACAGCTAACCCCGCAGTATTAACAGGCGATAATGCTTTCGCACTCCGCGTTGATACCGCATATGAAGGTACACAATTTGGTGTTCTGTATGATGACAGAAGTGCTGCAACATTTGTTGCGACTTTTGGTGGTCGCGCAAGAAAGCAGTCGCTAAGCGATGCTGGTCAAGAATTAGTTACAGAAAATATTCGTAGGTTGTCTAACCTAGGGTATCTGTAAAATTACTTGTTTTTGCGATTATTCTTTTCTTCTTGGATACGCTTGCGCTCTTCACGCGAGTACTTAATAATTTCTTGAAGAGCTTTACGAGCACGTGTGCCAGCAGCGTTATTACCGCCCCAGAACTTTTCGGCCTCAGCGCTAAAGGTTTCTACGACTACTTTAAGTTGTTCAGATGTATTTGACATATACACAATTTAATAAAAGATATACAAAAATCAACTATAGTTTCATGCTATTAAGCTTTGTAACTAGGTCATAGTTACTCGTATATGCATCACTTACCTGTACAAGAAATCTGTTAATGTCTTTTGACCCATTATACTCTATAAGATCTCTTGCGACTCTAATGCAGTCTCTAACATTTCTAAACTTTAAAGAACTATTAAACCTAATATTTTTAGCTAATATTTGTCCACCGTATAGATCTCCTAGCCATCTTATATAGAAAGTTGCTGTGAGCTTATACGGGTCATCTGTGTCGAGTTTATCCGCCCAGTCACCGTTAACATAATATTTTGATAAATCTATATCTAGAAAATTAGAATAGTTAACTAAATCGTTTTTTATATGTTCGGCACGCGCTAGAATAGATGTTGGACATAAAAGCCTACGTTCAATTTTTTCGTAAATCGGATATAAATTTGAGAGATATGCCGCATACTCCAAGTCTGATAATTTACCATCTATAAACTTCTTAATAAAGGGATGAGATTCAATTTGATCGTGTAACGGCTTAGTCACTTCTTTTAGATTTTTTGCAAACGGTGTAAGCTTATAAGCAGTTATTACCTTAATTAAATGAATTAAGTTCACACCCTAATTATAGGGTCAAAAGAGAAAAAAGCAATTACTTCTTTTTCTTTTTAGCCGTCTTCTTCTTGCGTGGTTTCTCAGGAAGAACGATTTCTTCTTCGATAATATTTTCGAAGTCGTCCTTATGACCTTTGAGCTTTTCAACAAGATCCAACGTCTTATACTTTACTGTATCTACTAAGTCTGTTACTCTCCAAGTAACATCATAATAAACATCAAGTATTTTGTCGAATAATTTCATTGTATTATTTATTCTCCCATTCTATCATACCAAGTTTTTTTCTTAGTTTTAGCAGCTCACCTATAGTCTTGCAGGCAAGGAGTTTTGCTATTACACCCTTTCTTTTACCGCCTCTTGCCGCATATTTCTCTATGGTAAAGGCGATAAGCTCGTCAAGCTCTGCCATAACATTATTTAGTCGACTTAGACAAAAAAATATTTCTAATGTTTTTTAGTTTTAGCTGTCTAAATATTATTACGAATAATTTTAAAGCCCGTAGAATATGGTGGCTGTTAAAAAAGGTTGCTTTGTTAACAGGTATAGGGTTTATAGGCTGGGGTAGCTTTACCGTAGGAACAGCGTTAGAAAGAAATCATAGTATTTCTAAAATTCCTAATTCTTGTTTTGTTGATGCTGTTACCTTTGCCTCTAACGCCGATTATATACTCTCCAATAAAAATACTTGGGCTCACGTTTATATTTTTACTTTTCACTATAGAGACGACTTACTTAATACAAAAGTTTCTATAGACGAAAAATCAAAAGAATTTACTATTACTCTTCCCCGTGTACACGGTCATGCGGTTTGTATTTTTGAACATGCTGGTGTGTTGTGGGTTTACGATAATAATTGGGGTACTACACCAATTGGAAAAGTAGGTAATAGAAACGAGTATCAACTACGTATAACAAAACATGTTGAGGCCAAATACAATGTTATTATTATTAATAATTTATTACTAGATGATGAAGAAAGATCTCAAAATTATTTTAACGACAAACTTTAATCATTAATAACAAATACAGAATACTTGCCCTGGCCTAAGCACTGGTAATAATATCTAAATCTCTCGTCCCCGGGCACATAAACCCCCCAGACATCCTCTCCTTTGAAATAATCCTTAAGGCAAATTGATTCGGTTTTTTCTTTAACGTGGGTTTTAATAAATTGCGTTACATCTGTAACAGTACCTTCGGTGACTACAACTTTACCATGTTGTGTATGATGATTTGACATCTCTATCTTTAGTTATAAACGAATGACTAAGATATGCAACTATAATAAACGCAATGATTCCACAAAATGCCAGAATTCGCTGTTTGATAATTTTTGTTTTACGATACATTTTGTAACGAGAAACAAAACTACTAAAATACGTTTGATCAGGGTAACTCCTAGAACCAACCTCTTTAATAAGGTTTGAAATATCATTATACATACTCAGGCAAATATATCTCTGCCTTCAGTTACAAGCTGCCGTAATTGTGAAAGGGTTTTACCCGTTTTATATTCAAAGTGAGGATAGTCTTTAAATGTCTTCCAATTACCACCCCATTCAATATTATACTTTTCTGCTACCGTGGCAGCTTTTTTATGAAAGGTCTCTGCTTCTGATGGTACGGCAGCGTCTAGATACTTACCATTCTTAAAAACACCCATATCTACAGCAATACCGTAATTATGATTACTATAACCAGGCTTGGCGTTAGTTACAACTTTCCCGGGAGCGGTTCTACCTTGAGCATAAATTTTCGCCTGTTCTTCCCATGTTCTATTACCAGAAATTGCCTTATATTCATAACCATGTGCTTTTGCCAAGATTTGACATTCTGCAATCCAGTTGCGAAACGTTTCCTGAACTTTACTGTGTAGTGTTGCAACATTTTTTGCACTTCTTTCATCTAAAACCGCAAGATCCGTCTTAACAAGATTAATCTGCTTGGGTATAACCACCGGCTTTGGTGCTATAGGTTCAGGAGCCGGTGTAGGTTTATTATTTCTACGTAAATTATTATCTCGAGAAGACCACCCCATCTTACTTTACCCAGGTCTTAGCTTTATCCCATAAACCATCTACGTCCTTACCATCACGTCTCCAGCTATTTAGAATACCAAAGTATACCATATGCTGATGATCAATATAATAGAGCAGATTACCGTGTTTATCTAAAAACTCAGTTAAACCATCATTTTCCTTTAACTCAACACCCTTCGCTGCTCTAAACTGAAGTTTATAATCCTTAATCAGGTTGTTATATCTCTCTACACCATTAGCTGTCAATATGCCCCTGCCGTCATCACTAAAACCAATGATTCCAGAATTCATCGGGTCGTACTGTTGTGGGGTCGTCGAATCAAACGATGCAGTATTGTCCTTTACCTTATCAGGTGTTACAGTAGCGCAACTTACCAATAAAAGACTACTGAGACAGCAGACGGCGAAGCTTTTCAATGTCTTTCTCCTTAAGTGCTTTTTCGATTTCATTCTGCCGATCAACTTCTTTTTGCTGTTGCTCAGCTTTTTTCATTTCTGGTGTATTTTTATGACCCATCCAGTTGTTAATTAAACCGAAAACCTCTCCAATTGCTTTGAAGATGGCTGTAAAGTCCATATTACTCTACGTATTCGTCAGTAGCTGTTTTGCAGCCTTTCGCGATTGCATTAAGAACATCAATACCAAGCTTTGCATCACCATCAAGCCTTGCAAATTGTGCAGCGTAGATATCCTTGACAACGGTTACATATTTTACCCAGTGTGTTTTTTCCTGGGGGAGATAATCTGTCAATGCTTTTTGTAATTGATCTGGTGTAGGCGTTGAACCGCGAGTTAAACTTTCAACAATTGTTGCTACGTGATTAATCATCTTAGCCTTTTCAACACGATCTTCTGGAGATACTGCCTGTTCTAGTACAACTGTACAAGCCAATGTTACCGCGGGGGCAATATAGGGTAAAGCGTTCTCTACAGCTTGCTTCGGAGTTGTACCACCGACATCACTACCGTTATCACCGCCAGTAGTTGCACAAGCGGCTAATAGTAGGGGAAGAGCAAGAATAGGTAAAAATGTTTTCATATAAATACTTAGCTTAACCGTTTAATAGTTCTACTTTCTTATTTTCTTTTTTTTCTTTCTGATTACGGCTTAATGACTGATCCATAAAAGCTCTGACAGCAATCAACCCTTGTAGTACAAAATTTGCAATTATTACTGCTATTGCAATATCACCAATTTCGCTAAATGATTTATATTGACCAAGATCAACCATCAATGCTGGTATTGCGGCAATAAGAAAGTAAAGTAATGCTCTTATCCAAACACAATCTTTCATAAAATTATTTAGTCTTTCATTCATTATGTGTTGATTTATTATCACCATATGTTATTATCAATGTATGAAAGGAGGAATGAATATGTCAATCGATTATACTAATAAGGATCTTCGGCCGAAGACGTTCTACGTTAAGATTGAGCGTTCCCGCAACGGTCAATTTACCGTAAAGCGCGCTCGTGTCCTCGAGCAGAAGAATCAGTTTGCATCCACGATTCGTCGTGTTGATGCTCGTGATCTGACCCGCGCCATTCGCAGGAGCGGTCTTCAGGTTGCCTAATTCCTCCGTCTGCGACGGTTTCGCAGATTAAAGTACCGAGTTAATAGCTCGGTATTTTTTTGTTCAGATGACTATATAATATATGGCTGCATCTAAAACCAACCCCCAGGCTGGGAGTAAAGTCCCAGGCCATAAGACGTCTATAAATAGAAAGAGGATGCTAGACGGAAAAGAAGTTAAGCCTGTATGGTATTGTGGTAAATGGGAAGGCCATGGCTCTTATATGGCGGGTCATATTGACGGGGTTACAGTTTGTGATAAGAACGGTAAACCGTACGGGTTTAGACAGATAGGTCAACTAATATAGTTGATAAGAATCGATTTTCATCTACAATAATATTGTTCTTTGACATGGGGCTGAAATGGTATCGATTGAACGGCGAGGTTCATAGATGCAAGCACTGGGGCATGCCAGTATAAAATAGCAAAACTATTAAATGCCGAAGATAACTTCGACATGGCTATGAGTCTAGAAGAGGCTGATGCAATTCTTGCACAGTACGGCTTTGAAGACGCAGAAGCCGAACTCGAGTTAGTTTAACTCGATCGTCTTATTGTAGATTGGAGCTGGTAAGATAAGGCGTGTTACAAGCTCTCGACTTGATGTGTTGTGACAGTTACCTATCAAGCGTACAAAATTGTCATATAGAATAAATTTTGCTTAGTTTAATTTATTCTGAAGCTTAACTAAGATAAGCTTGTAGTGTTTATAAATGTAACCTTTCAAGACGTGGGTTCGACCCCCACCAGCTCCATGATAAATTATTAATGAAAAAATATATTGTTTATAACTGTATATGCAGACCTGCGGGCGGCTTAGCCGATAGAATTAAAGGTCTTGTTTCTTGTTATGCCTTAGCAAAGGTCACTAAAAGGGATTTTATTATAAATTGGACCTACCCGTATGATATTTCTGAAATTTTAGAGCCAAATAAAGTAAACTGGAAAAGGCGAAAAATTGTTGGGACTGCTGAAGAGCATTTTATATTTGATTGTGAGGGGCATGATCAATATAGACCGATCTTTAACTCACCAGATATTAATGATCATTTTAATTCTGATATTGTCTGTATTAAAACAAATCTTAATTTTACTGAGCATTTTCCATATAGTTTTGAATCGCTGTTTGAAGAGCTTTTTTGCTTAAGAGCTTCACTACCCTTTAATATTGAGAGTGATACTATAGGGCTATGTGCGAGATTTGGAGGTAAACAGTGTAATTGGGGAGATATAAATTTTGGTAGGGAGTTAAGTTTTGACTTTGTTGTTGAAAAAACAAAACAAATATCTGCAGATAAAAAAATATTTTTATGTACAGACAGTCAAGCGTTTTATGACTATGCAAAAGATAGATTTAATTTTATGCATGTACCAGGTACAACCGAGCATATGGATAGGGAGGGTTGCAGCCTGTATGGGTTTAAAAAATCTTTTATAGATTTTTATCTACTAAGAGAGTGCGATACAATAATATCTACAAAAGGTGAATTTGCAAAAACAGCTGCTTTATCAAAAGGAAAGCTGCCTGTTAGTATTTAACTAGGCATAAATCATCTTCTCAATCCAGCGGTACGTCTTTGCAAGACCATCAACAAGAGGCTGTGATGGTGACCATCCGAGCTTTTCTTGAATTAATTTATTATCAGAATTTCTACCGCGCACACCGAGCGGTCCAGGGATATGCTTTTTAGTAAGTTTTTTACTAGCAATCTCTGCAACTAGGTCGACTAGCTTGTTTATTGTAACCATTTCTTCTGAACCAACATTTACTGGGCCATTAAAATCAGATTTCATTAACCGGTGGATTGCCTCTATGCATTCATCCACATATAAAAAGCTTCTAGTCTGCTCACCGTCGCCCCATATCTCTATTTCACCATCATTTACTGATTGTGCAACTTTTCTGCATATTGCTGCTGGTGCCTTCTCTTTACCATTGTTATAAGACCCGTACGGGCCAAATATATTATGAAAGCGTGCTATCTTTACATCGAGATTATAATTACGGTTAAATGATAGAAACATACGTTCGCTGAATAATTTTTCCCAACCATATTCACTGTCAGGGTTCGCAGGGTAAGCAGAACTTTCTTCACAGTTTGGGTTGTTAGGGTCTAACTGATTATGCTCCGGATACATACATGCACTGCTGCTGTAAAATATCTTTTTAATGCCTAGCTCTGCACAATAATGAGCAATATTTAAATTAATAGTTGCAGAATTATGCATAACGTCTGCATCATGTTCGCCTGAAAATATATAACCAGCGCCGCCCATATCCGCCGCTAATTGATAAACTTCATCGACAGGCTCTAAGAACTTAGAGGCCGTAAACCCTATATCACGGAAATTATTTTTATATAGAACTTTTTTTGCAAACTGCGGATCTCTTAAATCACCCACTATAAATTCATCTGCTGAAAGACGTCTAAACTCTGGTTCCTTCAAATCTACACCCCGCACCCAATTGCCTTGTTTTTTCAGTGATTCAATTAAATGCCCACCGATAAACCCACCGCCACCACATACAACAACATGTTTCATAATATAATTTTAATATCCTACTTTTCAAAATCTACTAACAAACTTCCTAATTTAAAATGATCTCCTATCTTTACAACGCCTTTATGCTGTACTACAGTTGTCGCGCATTCATTTGCAAAAGTTATAGCCGTCTCAATATTATCAGTTTGTAGATACTTTACAACTAAACACGCCATAAATGTATCGCCCGCACCGGTCATATCTTTTATCTCTACTACATCTACACCGTATAGAATATTTTCATATCTACACCCTTTATCACCTAAAGTAGTTATTAGTGAGTTATGAAATTTAGACAAATCAATTTTTGCTTCAACGTTTCTGTTATATTCAACTTCATTTATCTTTATTATACGTGCTTGCTGACAATATGAGCCGAGAATTTTTTTTGTATCTAAAAATACATTCTTATGATTTGCGCAGATATATTCTATATCTTCTTCACGCAAAAAGCCCTTACAGTAATCTGCCAAGACAATTAATTCATAGTTATTAAGATTAATGTCTTGAATATTGACCCTTTCTGCTAAATGCTCACCCTCGTCAACCCTTACAAACATTTGATTTGTTCGTTCATGAACAAATCTAGTTTTAGATATTAAATTCTTATTTGTTATTAAATCTACATACGGGTATATTGATTTTATATTTTCATATACATTTTTTGCCATTCCACCGTTAATGATTTTTTTAGTAGGAATTAATACAGGTACTGGTGCATCAGGACAGAGTCTTTCGCATTTACCGTAAATGTAGATGTCTTCACATCCATCCCCAACAACTAATATTCTCTTTTTCATTACCAAAGCTTTATTTTTCCTAGCAAAATATCCTTTAGCATTACCCAGTCAGCTGCTTTAGCTTTCCATGGATTTTTAAATGCAGCCGGTTTATTTCTTTCAAAGAAAAAGTGTCCAGACCAAGCAAACGGGTAAACGATAAAAGGAACCAAGAACAATAAAGGAGTAAACACCCACCCTTTTGTCGCCATCAAGTATATTACCAAACAAAAATAAGCTATTGTTAAAAGTTGACCTACAACATGCAGTCTTCGGTTTGTTAGGTTGGTATGTTTTTTTAGATATAGAGTATAATATTCTTTGAATGATTGTTTCATAAAACTTTCCAGTTTTGATAATCTGAGACGAGCTCTGCGGCAAGACAGTCGACTTTTAGATCTTTTCGTTCACCTGTTTCTGTTGCTATTATGTTTTTAGCTGTATTTCTAACACCATTGATCGAATGCGTCAACTTAAGTAAAGACAAATCCTGCGACTCGCCATTTCTACACTTGCTCTCGTTTTCCCATATATATCTATTTGATAACATTACCATACAAACGGCCTTTATCAATGTGGCGTTAAATTTAATATCTTTCTCCGTGATTATTTCATTTAAATCATGCTCTATATCTTTTATTTCCTGATCGTACTGCTGCTTATGCGCTGGAATGAAAATTGCTTTGAGCAATGTTATTGACAATCTGTCAACTAATTCAGAAAACGTTGGCAGATATTTTCTCATTATAATAATAGATAGTATTTTTTATTCCAATTTCAAGAGGTGTAAACTGGTAGTTTGGAAGTAGCTTGTGAAGTTTTTCTGCACATAGTACTTTGCTTGCCACTCCTTCATACTGTGTTGTATCATACTCGATTTTTGTTTGATCATAATTATAAATGTCTGAGATTAAATTTGCATAATGCTTAATGCTATATTCTTGACCGCAACATAAATTTACACTTTCATTTTCTAAATGTAAAGTTTGCATGATAATATTGACAGCGTCTCCCACATATGTCAGCTCGCGCTTCTGATTACCAGTCCCCCATAATTTAACCGGTTGGCTATGATTTTTACCTGCGTATATTTTTTTTATTAAATCAAAGATAAAGTGACTATCCTCAACATCAAACATTGGACCGTATAAGGTGGAAGGTATATAGTATAGATACTTGAGGCCGTATTGTTTACTAAGCATTTGTGCGCCTAAAAGTAACATACGTTTTGTCATAGCATAGGTATATAAATCATAGAATGGCTCGCCCTTAAGAAAATTATCTTCCTTTTTCTCTAGACCTGGATCATAGCCGCAGCTGGTTCCAATAGCAATTAATTTGGCTTGTGGCTGACGTTCATGCCAAAACTTTAATATATTGGTGTTAAGTTGTAGATTTGCAAGATATTGATCACCTTGATGACTTAAACAATATGTCCCTGCCTTTGTACTTGCTGCGAGATGAAAAATATAATCAAACTTCAAACCCACGCATAATGTAACGAGACCATTATAATCATGCAAGTTACCAATTTTTGTATTGCATGTCCATATATCTGCTCCAAGCTCCAATAGCCTAGAGCATAAATGTCGCCCGAGAAACCCTGTTGCGCCGGTAACTAATACGTTCATAAATATTTGTCTAAAAATGTTAGATTGTGCGTGTGCATAACACTTACTGTATCAGCAAAAAAACGTGCATCATAACCATTTAAGTCACTTGCTTCAGGTGCACACAGCTGCCTGCCTTCATTAGTTACAAACATTCGCGGCCATATAAAAACAAGCTTTTTAAGATCCGTGCATGCTTTATAGAGAATTAATTCTGGGGGAATATCTCCATACGATAATGTTTTTAGCCAAAATTCTTTATCTAGAAGAGATGGTTTAAAGACAAATACATCTGTTCCATAGCATAGTGTTGGTTCGCGCACATGATGATTTGATTCTGGGTGAAATAAGAATTGGTTTGTCATTAACCCTACACCCTTATGCTTTTCGAAATTTATTATCCAGTCGCTAAGCAAGCTATCACTAACAAAAAAAGTATCTGACGTATGCTGGACCACGTAGTCGTAATTTTTTAAAAGATGATAACATTCATTAATACCGTAGAGCTGGCCTAGGTGGTAGCCGGCATTACGCTGATTACTTAACACGGTAACATTATTAAAATCTTTATATGCAGCGCTAATTTGCTCCCCGCCTATAGGGGAATTATCATAAACAATAATATCGAAATTCTTTATTTTTGTAAATCGCTTCAGACATTTAGCTTGATAATTGTATGATTCAGATCTGCTATGATTGACAGTGAAGAAACATATCTTCATAAATTAGTAAAAGATTTGTCAAGCTTATTTTTTAATATGGGCATTGCAGCTAATATTTCTCTTATTCCGTCGTCGAGACTGTAATTCGGTGACCACCCTGCGTTTTCTATTTTATCGTTTGAAACTATATAATTTCTCTTATCTTTGTCCTGCGCAAATTGATCTTCCTTTATCACTAAATTAGGTATAAATTTTTTGATTGCTAAGGCTAGCTCAAGTTTTGTTAGGTTTGCTGTGCTTAAGCCAACATTGTATGGTTGATTATTACATTTAGTATAATTATTCATCATAAAAATAAATGCCTGTGCAACATCTCTTACATGAATAAAGTTTCTCTTAAAATGTGATTCAAACAATACTAGAAAATTATCGGTATATGCGCGCGCGGTAAAATCATTCACGAGCAAATCTAATCTCATACGTGGTGAAACTCCGAATACTGTAGCAAGTCTTAGCGATATACCGTTGCTACTATCGAATAACGCCTTCTCTGCATCACATTTTGTTTTTGCATAATGTGATAGAGGTTTAAACGGGCTATCCTCTGTTATTATTGCTTCACTCGAGCCGTATTGACTATTTGTATTGGGTATAATAATTTGTTGATTATTTGAGATATTTTTTAATATAGTATCAACTTGTGTAAAATTAATCGCTGTTGCCTCTACTTTAAACTTGTCGCACGCTGGAGCACCTACTATTGCCGCTAACGGTATTATTACATCATGCTCATAAACACAGCTTAATAATTTGGCGTGATCTCGTACGTCACCGCTAACGAAGGTAAATTTTTTGTTACCAAAAAATCCTAGTAAAGAAAGTTGATTATATGCCAAATTATCATAAGCCGTTACAGTATAGCCTCTTTTTAACAACTCTTCTGTTAAAACGGAGCCAATATACCCACCGGCACCAGTTATTAATATCTTCACTTTTCCGCAAATAACACACCGAAGCCATCTACCCACAGCTTTCCGTGGACAGTAATATTAAATCCCCACTCCGGTAGTTTAGCTAAAAACATATCTTTAATGTAGTGTTCGTGATACTCTACTGCAAAAGCTTCAATTTTTGAAAAATCTTCCTTCGTAAAATGGAAGAAATTTGTTTCAGCTCTTTCAATATCACTCTTAATTACGTTAATATCAAAGAGATTAATCAAATGTTTTAATTGCTCTGGGCTTGTTATTGACTGATAGATAAAGGTAAATACCTCTGCCTTGCCTTTTGTCAAATCATTCATTATATTGATTTCGTTTACAGAAGAATCTACCCCTACAACTTTTCGCGCCCCCTGTGCGCCCAGCCATATTGGACTAAATTCCGCCGGATCAAGATTGTCCCAACTTCCATTTCTATCACACCAACGCCCGCACCCTAAATCTAAAACGTTCTTACCTGCAGGCTTTAAATATTTCCAGTGAATCGATGAATCCTCCGTTTCAATATTATATTCTATCATAGTTATATATTATCCTGAAAACAGTCTAAAGCAACTAACCATTATCAATAATTTTAACATCCGGAAACGGTAGAATAAACTTTACGCCTTTATGAAATAAATGAGAATTCTTTGCAATAATTTTGTCAGCAAAGTTATGCGCTAACAATAGATAATAATCCGGCAAATCAGTAGATGTTTCTGCGACAACAGGTATATTGCTCCCAGGTGTATATGTGCCGATTTTTAATGGGTTAACCTCTACAGCTTTATCTATAAGCGTGTTATCGATACCCATGTAATTCATTAAGGTGCTTCCTTTGACTGGTGCACCATATGCATATATTTTTTTATTTTGTGCTTTAAGATTTTGAAGAACTTCTCTAAGGTTATTCCGCCGTAGCTTAATCTTATCACCAAAATCCAGGAAGGCTTGTAGATTATATTTTTTGTCGCTTTCAACTAATTGTTTTGCCCGTACAGTTTTTTCTGTTGGATATTTTCTAAATTTTGCTACAACACTACCGCTGTGTAATTCAGTATAATAACCATCCTCAAGATACAAATTATATTTTTTTAACAATTTAACTAAACTGTGTACGGTATAGTAACACAGGTGTTCATGGTAAATAGTGTCAAAATTCAAATTTTCTATCATAGCTCCAGCATACATAAACTGGACAACAAATATCCCATCCTGATGCAGGCAGTAGTTTATTCCGTCGATTACGCTATGTAGCTCCTCTAAATGAAAAAAAACGCCGGAGGCGTTTATAAGTTTAACTGATTCTTTATTTAGAAACTTTTTAGCTGTGGTTAGATTAAAAAATTCGTTAATACAGAGTACTTTATTTTTTTCGGATAATTGTGCTATATTTTTAGCAGATTCAAAATTTATAACGCTATTAATACCTAGTTTTTTATATTGTAGGAGCTGGGAGCCGTCATTACCGCCTATGTCTAGTATGATGTCACCATCTTTTAAATTAAACTGTGCAATATTTTCCTTTGCAATATTTAAAAAATCTTCTAATAATGTAGGTGTGGTGACGTAAGTATGTTCCGTAAACATAACTTCTTTCGGGACAAAATGTGTCAACTGTAGTAATTCGGTATCGTAACAATAAACCAAATGCAATGGGTATTTCTTTTGTTTTGAATTATCTGAGCTAGATAAAAAGTCGTTACCCCATGGTTGTTCACCTAAATCGAGAACCGATATGTAATTGTTTGTTAGTTTATTATCGCCGAGCGATAGGATAGGGGGCTTAGTCATTTACTACAAGTGGTTTGTGTTTATTAATAAACCCTATTAAATTAGTCCAATCACCGTGCTGCGACCCCCCTGCAGTGGATGGTGCATTAATTATACCCCATTTAATAAATTTGTCCGGAACCATATTATCAGGCTCATTCCAACCAAAAGGTGAGTGATCTATGTTGTAGTCTAGCTTAAGACCAACCTTTCTGTAAAAGTCTACCTGACTCTCTTCTGTGAGAGCATTCTTCTTCATTGTTGCTAATCCCATATAATCTTCGTACGGGGTATTAGGTCTTCCGGCCCAGCTAAAATTTATAATATCGTCATAGTATTCAAACGGAAAAAAGTTAGTTAGATATTCCTTACTAAACATGTTTAGCGTTGTAAAGTGATAGTATTTTGGAATATTGTTTGATAGGTGGCAGCCTATCTTAAGACCTCGCCTTCCAAAAATATCATTTCCAATATTTGTTATGGTTACATCTCCCTCAGGAATTATTAAAACATGCTTATTTTCAAGTTTCATTAGATCAAGAATTTTATTTACCTTATTTTCAAAATAAAACATATTATCTGCTTCCACATTTATTACATAATCAAAACTACCTTTGCCAGCTATGTATCTTAACCCCTCAACAACATTAGTAATCGTTCCTAAGTTATAACCTTTATCTACGGGGATTTTTACCGTTTCTACTTTTTTTTCAGGGTACTTATTTGTAATATATTGCTTTATTTTTTCTAGATTATCTAAATGGGCTGAAGTCAAAACAAAGTTTAATCGCCCACTGTCTTTCCACGACATAACGTTATCAATGTGATACCTCAAGCAGTCTAGCTGCTGATGAAATGTTATATGGTAGTATGTTTGATCAGTTATCATACCTATCCATTTTTCTTATAATATTGCTAATCCCCTCTTTAAGATTAGTTTCTGGCCGCCAGTATTTAAAGATATCTTTGCTAGGTTCATTTTTTTTATTGAGTTGCACTGTGTCTATTGTTTGTGAGGGCTGTATCACCGTGCCTGGATAAAATGTCGCGATCGTCTTTGCAACATCTAAAATCTTGATCCATTCAAAAGAAGTTATATGAAGATTTTCTTCTCGCGAAATAGCTTCATAATGTTTAGATAGATAATCCAAGCATTTGCAGCAATCCTCAACATATAAAAGCTGACGCTCTTCTTGACCATCGGTCAGCATTTCTATACGTTTATTTGCTTTTGCGGCTAAAATAAAATCTGTAATCACATGGGACTTCTCTCTATTTCTTTCATAACCGTATACATTCCAAAATTTAACTACCAATCCGTTCAATACTTTTGTATAGTTTTCCCCTATACTTTTTAAAACGCCGTACGGCGAATAGTCCATATTTGACATTTGACTAGACGCAAAAATAAACGGCTTATTATATTTTTTTAAGCTATTAAATGTATTACTGATAATACTCATATTATTACTAATGAAATCGTAGGTGTGTTGATACTTCTTTAAGTATCTTGACCCGCCTACATCGAACGCAAGAAAAAATACAAAATCACTGTGTCTAATTGCCTCATCAGCTGCTCCTGAGATACGCAAATCCTGGTGAGAAGAATCAACAATATCAAACGTTACTACAGAATCGTCAGTGCTAGTATAATACTCTACCATGCCTTCGCCTATTTGGCCGGCAGATCCTAAAATAAGGTATTTCATTTATTTTTTGCGCAATATTGTTAATCCGTGGCATACCGGGACAGTCACATATTCATAAGCACCCGGCGCTTCATTTACAAATTTCTCTACACCACCATATGGGCCAGTCCCTTCGAATTCATTGCCTTGTGGGTATTCTTTCTTATTATATTCAGGGTGTGTGCTAGAATGCATCAGATCGTGTAATACGATTAACGATCTATTGTCCGTATATTGCGATATTAGCTTTAACTCTTTGTAAACATGTTCGCTACCATGCCAATCATCGATATAAACTAGATCGTAGCGCGGCTGAGCCGTGCTTAGGAATTTCAGTGAATCGCTTTGAACAAATGTCCACCTGCCAAGCATAAAATCTTTTAGCTCCCACTCTGGGTGCAGAACTTTTGGTTGATCTAAATCAACAGATGTTAAATGACCATCCGTTATACACATGGCCGCCAGGAGTGGTAATGTAGTAAACCCATGCCTTACACCGAGCTCTAGAACACTCTTAGCTCTCAAAGAGCATGCCAATGCAAATAGTGTCAATACGTGCTGACTGCTATCGACATCACCTTCACACGTTTCGATAGCCAAGCGTTGGAGAATATAATTATCTGCAACCGTATTAACAGTTTGCTTAACATAGCTCATTGCTTGTATCTCGGCCCACCTGGTGCTGTTAGAATTTGTGATGGCTTAGGCCACCATAAATTATCAAACTGATGATTACTTTCCCCATCCAGATGTACAAGTTTTTCCTGAACTTCAGGTCCCTCGTAGCGTATAACACCATTATCATCTTTATGGCAGAAGTCTAGATCAAAATTTTCCAACAAATAGCAAATTTTTATTTTGTGATTTTTTAGATGTGTAAGCAAACGGTTTTCGCTATTAAATGTTGTTTCTGTAAAGGTGTTACTATCGTACAATCCAGAATACACTTCCATTATTTCTCTTGTACCAAACGCAAATCGATCACAAATCAATTCATAGTCCAGCTTCATCGGTACATATAGCATATCGGGCCTAAGATTGCGATAATCCCATCTTAACTGAGATTTACCTACAGGGTATATATCAGTTCGAACACGCATAAAAAAATCAAAGTCGTGTTTGTAATTAAAAGCTAGTTCAAAACATTTTTTTATATTATACCATTGCCAGTTAAGAACGCTTACATTAACGGGACAATCTTTGAGCTGCTTGACAGTAGCGGGGCTATCTTCCTCAATTTTACATATAACATTTGGAATGACGTCAGTTATAGCATAATCTTTGTGTGCAGGTCCATGATAAAAATACGTTGGTTCTATATTCCATTGATCAAAAAAGTGAGTTTTTAATTTTGGAAAACACAGTTTTAATGCACGTGGACCTGTAAAGCAAACTGCTACTCTATATTTGGGTCCAAACTTGGCAAATGTTTCGGATTCCATATTATAAATGTATCTGCTCTCCGTAGAAAGTCCACTCTCTTTTAAAATAGTCTCTACAGTAGTCAAAATCAACGCGTGTATCATCAGCGTTTAGCCAGCGCGGGTAAATAAACACTTTCTCCGTTCTTTTCATAGCCTGGATAATATAACAAAAAGCTGTTTCAACAGAATGTATTTCCGCAGCTCTCTCAAATACACCCATCCAATCAAAAGGACGTCCCAGCGTTAAATCAAGCTGTACAATAGGCAAATCTGTTACTGGTGCAACACGTTCATTTACCGATAGGCACATCGGGGGTGTTCCAAAATACTTGTTAACGAGAATAAATTTTTCTGGCAGATTTAATCGATCTATAAGTTGTTGTTCTCTTTCTTTATTTCGTTTAATATTCAAAAAATCATCCCAATCACGGTAATCTATGTCAACAAGCTTATATTTCGATCTCATCGTTCCCAGACCTGGGCTCGAGGCCCCGTCTAGGCATATAACCGTACATTCCTCCGTGTCCATTTGTTGCCCATACCCACATGCACCGTAGTGCTGCTTGAAAGGAAAATCAACATCCTCACTTACAAACAGCGGCCCTGTCAAATATTCCTTGATATGGTAGTACGGGTCAAAAACTGGCCAAATAACTGGGTGACCTTTTTGAATAAATTGATGGGCAATTTTCTGGCAAAACAATATATCGCCTAGCCCTCTAGACTGTTTAATAATAACCGGCTTCATTAAATTTTACTTATAAAAACTTTATTGAAATGATACATAACCTTTTCAGGGGTAAAGTTTTTGTACGCATTATAGTCGCCGTGTAGTTGTGTCTGTATGTTGTTAATTGCCTTTTCTAAAGATTGGGCATCTTCATAATATATGCCCTTATCTCCAAGAATTTGTAAATGGCTTTTTTCTGGCGATAACCTATAGGTAATAACAGGCTTGTTGCATAAAGAAAATTCACCTATTGCTGCACCAAAAGACTCACCTTCCTGTCGCGCGTGTATCATTGCATTACACGTGTTGATGAATCTTCGTTTAATAAGTAGATCTGCAAATGGCTCAACAAACTTAACTCTCTCATGAGTTATAAACGGCTGGGTATTTGCAAAAATAAAATAGTAGTTCTTATTTTGCTCTAGTACTTTTTTTATTACATCATTCACAAACGGTATATTCCACGAATATGGGCCCCCTGTTCTTCCGAAAACAACAGCATCAGATGGAATATTAAGAGTGTCGCGAAAATTTTTATCTGTTTCTGGCAATCTAATTATATAAGAAACGTATGGTAGTGTTTCGTTGCTACAATGCTGACTAAGCCATTTGCTAACATATGCGTACACTGTTCCGTGTGGTTCATTACATACACCTACTACGTGAATAAATGTTGGTACTGTATCTATAAAGCGCCCGTCGTTTGGACGCCCACATTTTTGTATATACAGAGCATCTATTTCATAATCTTTGCACGCTTGTTTAAGCGCGTTCATATTTTCTGTTCCCGGGAGGGGTATAGTTTCAATAGCCTTTTCGAATTTTTCTTTCGCCAATGGGTGAGTAGCTGGGTGCTGCGCATCATAAAACATAATAGATTTGTTATTAAGAATCTTTTCATTATAAAATGCATAATCAAAATAACTTACCCCGGTGCCCTGGATATCTAAATGTGGTTGATAAAACCCTATACGCTTCATAGATTAAGTTTAGTTAGTATTTTTTCTAATACAACGGAAGGGCTAAAATCTCGGTTAATGTTTTCCTCATTCAAAGGATTCTGAAGCAATTTATGTTCGTATAAATCTTTGTTATTATTAATTTTTATAATTTCGTTAATATAATCATCATAATTACTGTAGTCTTTTAAATAGAGAAAGCTTTCCTTATTAAAATAGGTGCGAACTTGTTCGCCGCCATTATATAGAGGAATACAGCCAGACTCAAAAGGCTCAATAATTTTTTCTGTATTATACCCTTTATGGTAACTATTTTCAAAGGCAATATTAAACTTATATTTTTCGAGCAGTTTTACTTTGTCGTATTGTGATCCGCGCAGACTACAACCCACATTATTCATTAAATTTCCATATGAATCTATTTGTTCGCGCTTGTGAAGAGCCTCAAACAATTTAATTCTATCTTCGATTACGTTATTGTTTATGAAGCAACAGAACTTTCTATCTTTAAGAAACCTCTCTCTGTTAGTAGATATCTTATTAAGCGTAATGCTATATGTAGGATTGCATGGTAGCGGCCGTGGTTGAGGTTTATTAAACCAATTTGTATGTAGTACCCAGAGCGGCATAAAAACCTCTTTTTGCTCATCTTCATAGTGTGAAAGAGTTACAGTAGAATCATTATAATGAGAGATCTCTCCCTTGCCTGCTCGTAAATTTTCACCCGAAAAAAGAAGCTTCTTACATTTAAAACGTTTGTAGCTATTTCCAAAAACACTATAGATTAATAAATCAGGATTATTATTCGTTATTTGTACATTAAATTTTTGCGAAAACAGATCTGTAAAATAATTGTCATAAGGATTAAAAAAATAAGAATATATCCCTGTAGGGGTTGGGTCATCATAACCCCACATATCTGCAAATGCTATTTTTAAAGGTATCATCTTAAGGCAGAGGCAAAAGTACCGTTTTTAGATCCTTGTGTGAATATTGGCGGCACAGCCCAATATGCATTTAGATTTAATATGTAAATTGTATGTGCAAGCTCCCAATCGTATGCGAGTTGAAATGGGAGGGCGGTTTTATAGATTTGTTTTGCTACTTCGGGTTTTATGATATAAGCTTCTGCACAATTAGTAGCTGGGTGCTTTGCTTTGCATACACCATTAACTACTTCAAGCTTGTTGTCGTTTATTTTTCGGTTTATTTCTTGTACTCCACAGCCTTCACCTATAAACACCACATCCCAGCCATTTGGAAGATGTTCGAGCACCCTATTTATGCTAGGTAGAAAATTTTCTTGTATAGGTAATGCATCATCCTCTAGAATTAAGCCGCATTTTCCGCTGTCGGCAATACTTTTAACAGCAAGCAATTGCTTAATCGCTACAGAAATCTCTCCAGGTGTTAAGTGTCTAAATCGATGTGCATTTTTATCCCATAACGGTGCTATCTTTGATTCAAACCGTACTGGGTCTGGCTCATAAACACCTTGTACAGTTTGCGGTGTTAATTCTTCTCTATCACATTTCTCAACAAAATGAACTGGGCAATTAAACTCATTAGCAAAAGCATTAATACTTTTCTTCCGCTCAGTTAGTTTAGTGTAATGAATAACATAGACATTATCTATCATTGATTTATTTTACCATCAACATACTCATTAATCCACTTATAATTGAAGTATTTACGTAAAATATACTCTTGCTGAGATTTACATCTATTATATTCATTATCATCATTTTGTAAAATGTTTAGTTTATAAAAAAATTCTTTCGGGTATCTGAATACACATTCTTCAGCAAAAAAATCACCACTATCAAAGGGAAAGACTATATCCATACTTTCCATCATCATTAAAGAATCTCGAGAAAGACCTTCATAAAACCTTTTGCAAAGATGGCCAGAGCCATTAGTATGAAGCCAGAATTTAAACGTATTAAAAAGCTCAAAAAAAGATTCACCTTGCGCTGTTGTAAAGTGTATTGCTGGTGCTATACGATCTAACAACGTCTGTCTCCCACACCATTCATCCCGCTTACCAGGCGGTGTATAGACATATCCACCGCCTGGCCATACACATTCGTTTACACCCCTATTACCGTGTGTTCGCTCTTCAAAAAGCTTCCAACAAGAATTTTTTGGAGTGTTTCCGAACATTAAAAACGGGAATGGAAATACTTTTTCTGAATAATCATACGTGTGCGTCCGTCTATATTCGCGTTTAAAAATTCCTGAATAAGAGGGAAAATTTTTACTTAACCATTTTTCTCCTTCAGATGTTACAGCACGGTCGTGATAATCTAGAAAAATAATATGATTATATTTCAATTTACTAATTATATCTGCAAGATATGTAAAGTATCTTTTAATAGGAATTCTGCTGTCTTCCTTGTTATCGTACATTGGATCCCATACCGACGTGCCAGGGTCGTCTATTGTGTTGACTGGATAACATATAACAATTTTGTTATATTCCTTTTTAAAGTCTTCTACTGTTACAGGTGTAATACCGTATCTATCTTTAATTTGCTGAATGTTTATGTCGGCTGATCGCTTGCAGAAAAAACCAACATCATTCTCCTGAACTGCTAGTACATCTTCACAAAAATAATCTGCCGGTGCAAACATATTATTTGCTGTAACAAAATTACCTACGGGGTCAATAATTAAATTTTTGTCCATTTTTCAACATCCCAATATTGACCACCAGCAAAATGGCGTATTATTACATCTTTATCTTCTACCTTATTAATATTGAATCTATCTGTACTTTCGTAGTCATGAGTTACGTTCCAGGATGCAGGTCTTACTTCAACATGCTTATGGAGCTCTTCTAAGGTATATAAAGTATCTTTTGTTTTATCTGAATGAAATCCAAAATTAGGCATTTTCAGGAAAGGCTCCCACGAATGTCTCTTTATACCCGCAAGGGAATACCATGAGGCTTGCTCGCGAAAATGACTCCAAAAGCTCGAATATTCGTTAAACGCTATATGCAGCGATTCAACATCTTTTAATTTTTGATATCTTTCCTCACTTAGAATGTTATCTAGCATCGCCCGAGACCATTCGTTTACCTGTATAGTATAATTGCCCATACAATGTGTATTACCGTTGTCAATAGAATAGGAAAAACTCTTATTAGTTCTATACTCGCACTCAGGTTTGACAATGTACATGTCCGCGTCTAAATGTGTGACTATATCGCCGTCAACAATTTTATTAGCCCTTATAGCATCTCTAACAATAGTAAACTTCCACCACGTAGGGTTATTGCGAAAAGACTCTACTTGATGCTCACCACGAACTTCAATATACTTAAACCCGTGACGCTCACAATACTCGCGGTTTCGTGGAGATATTTTCTCGTCAAACCAATTTTGACGCACGTCATTATACCGGGCTATTACAAATAGATATTTCTTCATAAATTGCTTAGCTTTTCTAGGATTTGTGTGCTCATACCCTCCATGGTAAAGTATTGTTTATATACCTCTTTACCCTTTTTCAACATATCCATAATCTCTTTTTCACTATAACTTTGTAATTTTTCCTTTAAACTTGGTATCTCACTCTCATGAATCTTAACACAAAATTCATTCCAATTTATTTTATCGCAAAACGGAAAGAATGGTTTGTTGTAAACAAAAACAGGTATACTATTAAGTTGTAAAGCCTCATATATACGGAAGCTCTGAAGACCGTATCCCCGCGGGCATAATGTGAATGTTGATCGCTGCGTAATATTGCAAAACTCTTCAAACTGAGTTCTAGTTACAATACGATCCCATGGGCGCTTTTCATTGAAATAAAATTGATTATCCTGGCCATATTCTTCATATAACTTCAAACGGCATGAATATTTGTCGGTATTAAGACATGTTCCAACAAAAGAACAAAATATATCTTTAGACAATGTTTTATCGATGTAGCTATCAGGAATAGGTGAGCAGATTAAGGGAACGGGGATTCCCTCCTTATTGCCACCAGCAACAAAATTAATAGTATGTTTCGGTAAAGTGTGATGTATGCCGTCGTCAAATTGACATAATGTAAAGTATTTTTTATCTTTAGGTAATACATCTATATACTCTTGGATAATATCATCTGGTACCCCGGCAATGTATAGGTTAGTCCAGAAAATTGGAATTAGGGTAATTTCAGTTCTATCAAAATCTTCTTTATTTTTTTTATAAAAATTATAAAAAAACTCTTCCATATATGGACCGGTATGATACGGTGGGTATGGTGAATAAGTTGGGGTAATTCTTAGGTCTTTAAAGTCGTGCATATTTTTCTTTTACTATATTAAGCAAGGCTAGCTTATTGTCTATTCCACCCGTCCAGTTTGCGTGATGGATAATTATATTTTTAGGTATATCAAAGTCTAGTGAGTCTGGCTTCCAACCACCCCTACACGCGCCGGTTCGAGGATCTGCACTAGCAGCAACCCACCCATATGTCCAATATGATTCTGGAAGAAATGCCCAGTCAATAGCTATTGATGGATATAGACTGGCATTTTGTAGCAAATAATTTGCTAGTACTTGCTCTTGACTGAAGTCCTTTGATTCGAGATTACCAAGTAACGTCTTAAAAAAAGATCTTGTTCGCTTATTATTCTTTACCGCGAAGAATCCTGTATTAACACCGCCAATAACATCATTCTGCCACAGTACGTCTATGTGCTGTATTCTTGATATTATATCATCATAAAAATCGCCAAAAAATTGTATATCTGGGTCAATAAACATAAAAACCTCTCCATCTTTACATTCTTGAAGTTTTTCGTAAAAACATGTAGTTTTGTCCCTCATCGTATCCTTCCAGCCATCAGTCTCAAACAGCGCTGTTTTGCAATGTTGTGGTCTATGAAGAACTGTTAGCTCAATTTCTTTCCTGAAAGGGAACGTAGGTAAAAAATAATCTGTTAGAAACTTTTTATGTGAATCTGTGAATAAAGTATAAGCCTTGATTTTCACTTATATATAGTATAATCTAAATCGTATATTTCAAGATATGTTTGATGTATTAAATTTTCTAGACAGCGCGATTAAACTGTATGATTTATTCAAATCGCCTGATCCAGTGTGTTGTGGCAAAATTGGCAATGCCGAATTAATGTGTGTGTACAACTACCAATTAGCGTTACACCATAAGCAGACACCTATTCAATGGAGCCCTGTTGTCGAGAAAGAGATATATGTTAATGCTGGTGTCTTTCCCCAAACTGAATATGCGCGGGTCAGCTTTTGTCAGGAGTTAGAAAAGGCAGTTGCAAATAGCGATTTGTTAGCAGCGTGGAATGGCGGTCTCAGTGATTTTGAAAGAAGGTTTATTAAGAGTAGATCACCGGATTGTATCTTAGCTGATCTAGGCTCGCTAGAACCCTATTATTCAGGAATCCCGTGGACAAAGTTTTTAAAAAATAAAAGAGTACTCGTAATTTCTCCTTTCGTTGAGTCAATAAAAGCCCAATATGCACGTAGAAATTTAGTATGGGAAAATAATCTTCTTCCTGAATTTGAATTGTTAACGCTATATCATCCAACAAGCAAAGCTATTTCTACTAATAATAATAATTATGGCTCATGGAATGATATGATTAATGACCTAAAGAGTAAGATGGAAAAAATTGATTTTGATGCTGCTCTTATTGGGACTGGTGCTTCCTCGCTGCCTTTAGCCTCGCACGCTAAAAATTTAGGTAAAAAGGCAATTCATTTAGGTGGGCCGCTTCAAATACTTTTTGGTATTAAAGGTGGTAGGTGGGATGGAAATAAAATTATAGGCTCATTTTTTAATGATTATTGGATTCGGCCCAGTGAAGCGGAAATTCCAAGCGGGTACAGACAAATTGAAGGTGGTTGTTATTGGTAGGATTGGTAGTTATCTTTAAACCAATCATCACTAAAATATTGTTTTTCTAATTGTTCTTCATCAGAATGAGGGGTCATGTAATTTTCGCCAGGACGCCTTAGTAAGACCTTAAAAAGATAGTTATGCCACATATCGACATCAAACTTATGAGGTTTCCAGTATAAACTAAAATTATGATCTCTCTCAGGGCTTGGATCGTGCGAAGCATCACCGTGAACTATATGGAAAGTAGGTGGCGGCCACTTATTGCACAAAGTCGATGTGCCAAACCTCATACATAAGGTTGCATAATGAACATCCCAGCATGGATGCCCGAGAATATAATCAGGAAACCTATGAGTATTCTTTCTCCACCAATCGGTTCTAATACAGAAGGTATCAAAACCTGCAACCTGGTAATGTTCGCCGACAATTTTAGAATGATCTAGAGATGTAATTGGTTGGATAGCTTGTCTCGAGGCCGGGTAGCAGTCGTAATTAGTATTATTAATAAATTCAAAATACCTGTTAGATAAAATGATATCATCGTTTGTAAAGCAGAAATATTCATAATCTAGCTCCGCTAACCTATCGAATAGCTCGCTCATTAGGGGAATTATCTTAGTAGAAGGCGACTTAATTACATCTTGATTACTTTTTTCTAGTACATTTAATAGCTTAAAACTATCATGAGATCTAAATTTCGCTGGTTGTTTAAATTGTATGTTAAATAGATCTATATTTGTATGCTTATTTTGACATTTCAAAATAGATTCTATACACAAATCCGTACGATTTGATGTACCAAACAAATTAACGCCAAGGGCTATTCGTTTCATTTTTAATGCCACGGTATTAATTCAATACCTCTTTTTTCTATTTCCTTTTCGAGGTATTGTTGATCGTATTGCTCCTTTAATAAATGGTTATGCCACTCTATAGTTATTTTTCTTACATTATCTATAGCCCCGGTCTTTATTAATTTATTTAGAACTGAATATTCCGCACCCTCAATATCCATTTTAATATAAATTACATCGTCTTTTGAAAAAGTTTTATTAATAAATTCAGAAAGATCAATACAACCTACATCCACAGTCTGCTCCTTAACCTGACCCACGCTTTCAGTTGGTAAAAAATTCTCTTCCATTATATTACTAGCACCACCGACCCAGAAAGCATCCTCCTTATTCAAATTTAAATCTGTCAACGAAAACCCATTATTTGTTGCTATATGCTGCAGGCAATCTTGATCATTATATTCAACAGTCATCTTACGTACGCAGTTCCTCACCCAAACTGCTTTGTTGTGCAGCGTAATATCTAGATGATTAAAATTTTTATTTATAATATTCTTGGTATGTGCATATGTATAGGGGTTTGCTTCAAAACAATGTATCTTCCAGTCCTTATCTATCTCTAGGTTATTAATTTGAGTCTGAAGACCTTGACAAAAATTAGTACCACAATCTAATAGAATATCACTCATTTTGTTGTTTTGTTTTTCTTGTATAGGGCTTTTAATAGTTTTCTAACTTCAGGTTCACCGGTATCAGGGACACAATTTTGCCAAGCAGGCGATACCCCGTGTTTCTTAATAAACAATTCTGCACCTTTCACAATATTGTCGCGCCAGTCTTCACGAGGTCTGATTGCACTGCTAGCCTCTGAACATTCTATTTCATCTAAATAATCTGTGCTATTAGCTAAATCTGGAAAATGCCAATAAGGTGTACCGTACCCTGCTTTATAAATTCGATAATCATGGTCTACATGCTCAAACGCGTTTGTATACGCCTCATCAATCAGTCCTACAGCAGTTAATACTTCTTTTGTATAGTAACAGAAAGCACCGACGCTATGCATATTAAATGCAATTTTAATTTCACCATAATCTACGACATATCTGGGAACCGGCACTCCTCCTGAAATACCGTTTTTGTTGGCTGGTCCATGGTAACCAAAATTAAAATGATGAATACCGGTTATATTTCTTGCTCTTATATATTCATTAAAAACATCACCATTTTTTACAATAATATCGTCTTCTACTATAAAGATATCTGTACAGCCTTTATCGAGCAGTACTTTGAATAGCTTATTTTTAGATCTACCGACACCCACATTTGTACTATTGTGTATGTATGTAAACGGGCGCTGCTTGTTAAGGCGTTCAATATCCTCAAAATCAGCACCATCATTTACAACTACAAGCTCTAATTCTTTAGGGATAGACTTAAAGCTTCTAAGAAAGAAGCTCGGCCTATTACAGGTCACTATTCCGACACCTATCACACATATATTATACAGCAATCTTACGTATTGCAACATAATGGATAATAATAAATAAACAATATGCCAGTTATTACTAACGTCAATATTAAGGAGTTACCTGTTTTAGAAGAAATTAAAAATGGTGATTTATTGCTTGTCGAGACAGATAAAGGTACGCAAACTATAGATTTTGCTAATTTTGTTGTTGGCCCAGATAATGTTAATTTTTACAATGAGGTGATTTCTTTAAGTAGCGGTATCATTACCACTAATAATAGCTTACAAACAACTACACGTAGCATATCTACCTCCATTCAAGACTACGTTAATGCTAAGGCTGCTAGTATGAGTGCTACCGTTGTATCTCAATATAGTAAAATATTCTATCAAAGCGGTCAGCTAACGTTTCCGGTTGGTGCTACTGTTAGTAATTCTGTTGTCATTACGCTGCCTGTTGTTGGGATGACCATCGGGCCAGAAAATGTTAATTTGACGTTTAATTCTACTGTTGTGCCTGCTTTAACCGGGCTGCTTATAAATTGCTTTCCGTCAGTAAACGGTAATACACCTTTTTATAGCTTGCAAGCTAACCTAACAAGCCCCTCAATGGTGGAAGTTGCAGTTAATTATAATGTAATAAAGCTATACTAGTATGGCCACTTTTAATTCCGTTAATTTTAATAATCTAAACAGAATGCCTACGGTAAAGTCTGAAGATAAGCTTATTATTGAAGATGAAAATGGTGCTCATTTAATAGATATTAATTTTTTCAACTTACAAAAAGAAAATACTAGCTTTTATACTGTGATTGAAACTGTTAGTAGCAACTTAACACCCATTAGTGCTGAGGTAATTGCGCTAAAATCAAAGCTATCCGCAAGCAGTGTGCTGTACACAGACACTGTTTTTAATTTTCTTAGCTCTACTATAAACGCAGAATATACAAAAATCTATCATCGTACAGGGACACTAACAATACGAGCTGGTAGCAATATTAGTACAAACATAGTTATTCCTGTTTCTGCTGGTGTAACACTTAGTGCGTATGATGTAAATCTAGAATTTGGCAGTACCACCTTTGCGGCAATATCTGGTGGTGTAGTAAATTTATTTACATCATTAACCGGTAATCCAGTCACTGGTTATGTACTACGTGCTAATCTATCTAATATTTCTACTTTCGATACAGTTGTATACTGGAATATATTTAAGCCTTATTAGTTTCCCGTGTATGGAAATGTAAAGCTTTGTTCAGCTTTAAAAGAATTCTTTTATCATCTATTCCTAATGATTTTAACCTTGCATATTCCTTTCGGAAAGCGTTGATAAATTCATCCGACAAATTAAAATTTCTCGGGTAAAATAACCGCGTAACGGTTTTTATCGACCCGTAGTTTTCTAAAATACTTTGAGCTTTCTTATTAAACATCACCTATTATTTATAGAATGCCCTTTTCTTTCTTTAGCATTTCTTTTTGATGCGTTAGCAGTCTTTCCATCTTAGCAATCTCATCCATATTAACCAGACTCTGCTCTTCACCGTACATGTTTCCGTCTTCAGTTACATACATTGATATTTGCTCAATACGCTCTTGAGTAGTACCGCTTATTTCGATTAATGCAGGGCTATCGTTAGGCGGGAAGAAAGGTGATACCCCAGTAGTTGAATATTGTTTAGTCAAAGCTCTAAAAAGATTATCTGTCTCTGTTACATATGTTTCATCAACCTCTCGATGATCATCCTGCTCTATAGGTCCCATACCGTCACGTGTCACTAAGAATATAATGTCCAAAGATCTCATTCCTTTTCTTACCGAGGCTATAGATTCATCAATATATTTGTCAGTAAATCCTTTCTTATTTTTGTCGAAGGCCCATAATGAATATACAATATTATCTAAAGGACACCTATCAAATACTATTTTATCGTGCTGTGTAAATTCTTGCTGTTGAGTTACCATGAAATCGAGTATTTCTCTTTGTATTTTTTTATCAGTTTGTTTGCTATGCTTATTATTCTTTATCAAACTTCTATATGAAAGCTCTGGCTGCTTGTATTGTGGCCATCTCTCTAGAAAAGCCCTAAGAGTTGTTGTCTTGCCTGTAGAGGCAGCACCGCTAAAAGCGATTCGCATATGTTATATTATAGACAAAATTATATTTATCAACTAGTAGGCTGAGTAGGTGTTGTTGCTTGAACTGGTTGAGTTGGTGCAGATGGTTGGCCTGTGGTTGGTGTTTGTGTTGAAGGTGTTGTAGCAGGGGCTGGCGAGGGAGCCATAGCACTTGTCATTTTGTCGATTGCTGCTAAAACTGGCTTTACATCTACGCCTGTTATTTTGTCTGCTATAGCTTTTTTCATTTGCTGAAGTTGATTTGGTGACTTGATTTCCGTGGATGAAACTAAGCTCAATAGAAAACCACTTATTGTTCCGGTAATTATTTGTTTAGCCTGAGCAGCTTCCGCTTGCGTAAAAAATCCAGTTTTTACGGCAGTATTAAATAGTTCGTTTGTTTTATCTTCAAACGCGTCTATAGCTACAAGGTTTGAGGTGAAGTTGTTTAAATCTTTTAATCTTTTGCCTTCAGGCATCCCCGCGCCGATTGGGTTTGCTCCTTTTTCAAGAAATATTTTGCTGTAATTCTCTGCAATTAATTTGGCATCACGTGTCATATAATTTATTTATATTCCTAAACCCGGGAACATACCCATATTGCCCATCATTCCAGGATTTGGCATCATCCCTGGTGCTCCCATTCCCGGCAATATACTCAACAATCCGCCAGCCATATTTGCAACACCTGCAACAGGCGTTCCTGCCATTTGACCAGCTAATGCCCCCATATTAGCAAGTGTACCTCCTAGCAAGTTACCAATATTAGCTAGAGCACCTGCTGGCCCATATCCCTGATTATAACCATAAGGATTGTAATTGTTAGGTGATCTGTAAAATGATTGTGGGCCAAGATTTGGGGGATTGTTAAAATTATCAGGTCTCATATACTCAGCAGGTGACATAAATGGCCTTCCAAAGGAATTTGTTGTTGCACCTTGCTGAACATTTCTAGGAATATATTCTCCGCGCGTTCTTCCGTATGTAGGCGGTACAGCAGTATAATATGGACCTGTTGCTTGGGCTTGACTCTGGGTCATAGGCTGACCCGTAACGTTGTACACTGGTTCACCTTGAGGTTCTTCTGGTGGATTTATCCCTTGGCTTTGCATAGCTGCAGCTGTAGTCCAAAGTATCCTACCATCCGGAAGTTGATAAGGTATTTTCTCTTCACCAGGCGCCGCAGGCGTTGATTCAGGTGTTTCACCAGGCGTTTCTCCACCCCCCGCACCTGCAGCGGTCCCTGCTGCTCCTGCTAGTTTGTATGCAGTATCAGTGCCCATATTAAATATTCCCTGTAAGGCGCGGGTTGGAAATTGCAATCTACGAAATAATTTATTAAGAGCTGGTAAAAGTTTTGCTGGTATATGGCCTTGTTGAATACCTTTTTGTAATACGCTTATGACTGCACCTGATGATTGTTTTAATACAGCGACACCGTACTTCTGTATAGCTGCAGCAATTTGCGCTCCTTTAGGAAGATACCTCAAGAATTTTGCACCGAGTTTAGCACAACCTTTAAGTATTGAAACTGTCAAATGAGTACCAAGAGCGGTGGCGGGTGCAGCTGGAGCACCAACTACTGTGGCAGCGGTAGCTGCTGCCACAGCTGCATCTATAGCAAAAGTTGGAACGATACAAAATATAGCTGCAATCAAACATGCAAAATTCCACTTATTTGGCTCTTTTTGCCATCTTTCTAAAGCTTTTGCGAAGTCCGGCCAACTCGAAACACCCGTAGGATCAAAAATTTTAAAAATAAATAGCAGCACTCTTTTCGCCATTTCATACGACATGCTCATAGCACCGCCAAATAACTCAATTTTTTCCCCGTATGGACTTGCTTCGTCAACTGCCTCTGTGAGAATTTTTTCTAATTCCCTATAATCATTAAAAGATAATTTACTAAATTTACCGTCCATATTTGATATTTCCTAATTTAGCTATTTCCGTCGGGTCTACTGTGGCTTGTGCAAAAGGACCTAAGGCTTGTGCTTGTGCGGGGGTTAAGACTCTACCTGCAAACGTATATACTGGTGCCGGTGCCTGTGCAGGTGGTGTTTTTTCCTTAGATTTTTGAGCTTGGCCTGGCTCAGTACTAGTAGCTGCTGTACCTGTTTCTGTACCTGGAGCTTTGTTTGTTGCTGGTGGCGTGGACATTGAAGGCATAGATGTACTTGGATCGTCGAATTTTAAGACATACTGACCACCGCCTTGCTGAATTAAAGTGTCCATTTTTGTTTGAAAATCTTTCTGAACATTACCATTCCCTACAATTCCTATACACCCAGCTGTACCCGGAACGTTACCATCAGGATGTATTAATATACCTTCTCTTGGATCGTTTGGATATCTTGGATCAGGAATTTGAGTGCTACCTGAAGAAGAGCGAACCCGGTATTTGTACCCAACACCATCTACTGTCATGGGTAAAACATCAGATGATGCTAAATTTTCGCGTCCAGTAACAATATATGTACCGCCAGGTATAAAACCTCTTCCACCACCGCCATTTCTAAATTGATATGTACCTACAACTTTACCTTCACGGTCAGTAAGCTTGAGTGTTCCTATTTTCATCGCAGTAGGACCTCCTGCGTTTGACACGTTATTTGTTTGTGCAATAATTGCGTTCTCTTTTATAAGACAATATAGAGAACTTATATTTTTAGAGTCGTTATCCACATGTTATTTATGTGGTTAAAAATAATAATTAGCGGTTAATTACTGCGGAAAGTTTTTCGCGAAATTGATCAACAAATTTGTCAACAAAGGATGTTAAGGCCTTGTTGCCTGCGTCAATACCTTCAGTACGAATAATATCCGTAAGTTCGTCTTGGTTGAGAACTACCTTCCAGGATTCGTAGCCGCCGTTTTCACCTCTAATACTAGTATCGATAGTTACTTTCATTAGCTATGTTTATATTATTAATTATAAAAATCAACTATACTTTTAACGCTTTATCCCATATTACTAGTTGCAGCCGAGGGCTAAATTTAAAGTCATGCTTCTTACATAGCTCTGCAACTAATGCAGCTTTATCTGTATGCTCATTACGGCTACCGCAACACGGCATCAACCAGACTCTATGCTTTGGTACTAATACGTCAGGATGGTTTATATACTTTTCATATACTTCGTCTAGGTCTTTCTCACTATTAATTACAAATTTAAAACCGGAACCGGCACTAACGTGCCATCTAAGTACAGCGGGCTTATATCGCCGCTCTTCCGGGTCTCCATTGTTTGACATCTTCGGTGATGTTGTATATGTAACTTGATATACTGACCACTCTTCAAGAGGCTGAATTGTTGCGTTTGTTTCAAAGTCGATCTTAGGAACAAATCCATTACGCTTAGCAAATTCCCTAACCAATTCAAGAAGGGCCTTTTGCTGTATTAACGGCTCACCACCAGTAATTTTCCATATGGCACCTTCCCTCAAGTGCTTGGTATAATTTTCTTTGTCTAAAAGATCTAAAATCTCCAGAATAGTAAATTTATTCTTAACAGACCAGCTAATAAAACTATCACAACCATGAGGTGAATCCGCCGAGGCAAACCCCTTACATGTTAAGTTACACATAGACAGTCTCATGAAGACTGAAGGCTGACCTACATACTCACCTTCACCTTCAATAGTATAAAAGATTTTATCGTCGCTGAGAAAGATAGTAGTTTCCATAGTACAAGTATATATTATTCTTTATAACCTTCAACTAGCTTTTTAATTAAGCTTTCTGCTATATCTAGCTGTTCTTTGTTGTGTGAGCTTGTAGAATATTGTTTCTCTGTACCCACATAACGATAGTAATGATCTCTAGTGATTCTCCTAAATTCACCTAGTACATGCCGCAAATTGTACATCTCTCTTTCATCTAATTCAGCGTTAATTTTATAACTCATTTTTTTCTATTATACGGTACAAATAAAGATTTTCCAGAATAAATATTATTAGATGAGTTCTTTTAAAAAGAACCAAAAATTCAAAGAAAAAGAGTTAATTAAGACGGATCTTTTAAGAAATTTTCGAATTGATCAAAAGTTTCATCTAAATGAACATCATAAATCTTTTGTCGAAAAAGTTCTACAAGATGATACAAATATCATTTTTGCTGATGGACCAGCTGGCAGCTCTAAAACTTATTTAGCCGTCTACACAGCGCTAACCATGCTTCGAGATAAACGAGTAGATGAAATAATTTACATAAGAAGTATTGTTGAATCTGCTAGTAGAAAATTAGGAAGTCTACCAGGCGAGGTTGACGAAAAATTTAAACCATGGAGTATACCGTTGGTTGAGAAATGTGATGAACTGGTCGGAAAGCAAGTAACAAATGTATTGTTTGAAAACGATTATTTGAAGTGTATCCCGGTAAATTTTTTAAGAGGCTCTACCTTTACAAATTGTGTAGTAATCGCTGATGAATCTCAAAATTTAGATAAGAGCGAATTAATAACCATACTAACACGTTTTGGTAAAAACTGTAAAATGTTTTTTATTGGCGATTCTAGACAATCCGATATTCATAAAGATGATTTTCATAGAATAATGAAAGCATTTGACTCCAACGAATCAAAGAAAAACGGTATTGAATGTTTTTACTTTAGCGAAGACGACATCACAAGAAGTAAGCTGCTAAAATATATTGTTACTGTTGTAAGGGGTATTAGCGACCCCAAGACGTCCCACCAAAGGGATTCGACCAGCCCGTAGTGACTTGATTGCCTACAGGCGCAGCAATAGGGTTTTTCTGTTCTGCAGTTTGAATTTTTTCTTGTATAGCAGCTTGTATCTCTTCTGCCGGTGCTGCAACAGCTGTTGCTACCGGTTCTGGTTTGCTAAAATTTAATTCATACTGCTCCGCTACATGCTTTACATAAGGATTGACCTGCGGTACTGTTCTATAGCCGTGTGTAGCAATAGCGGAGTTTTTGTCATGCTCCCAGACCTCAACTTTTTCTACCCAGCATCTATCCTTGGTTAACTTTCTTATTAGAGAGTTTGCCGTCTCAAAACACCACTCAGCGGTTCTCTCTATACCAACACCACCTTCCATAACACGCAAGTCTGCTACGCCTAATTCATGAAGTTGTTGAAAATGCGAAAGATGAGGATCATCAGCTGCAATACACAGAGTATGGTCAAATTGTTTTTCTAAGACACTCTTTAACTCTTTTAACCCACCGAAATCTACAACCCAATTCTTGTCGTCTAATGTTGAACAATTGAACCAAAATTTAGCTTGAAGTCTATAGCCGTGGATAAATTTGCAATGGCTATCAGCCCTCCACTGTCTGAATGCGCAGCTGCCTAAATCAATTGTCTTTGTACTTTGATAATTCATACGTGTATTTACACGTATATTAAATTAATCACGGAATAATTCAACTATCTTTTGCTTCTGGTGAAGACTCGGCCGCGGGTGTAGGCTTAAACAATTCATCAAGAATTTCATTAATTCTTACATCAAATACACTCTCATTCTTACTTTTACCAGCTTTACCCAAAGCAATCGCCACAGCCTGCTTTTGTGCAGCCTCTTTGCTAGATGGCTTTGATGTACCTATCTTGCCTTTGTGCTTGTACGCGTGCATTAATTCCGATACATTCTTACCAACAGTTTTTTGTGAGGATCCTTGTTTTAATGGCATATAGTATTTATAATAATGCGGCTTCTTTTAGGTATTTACGTAAGTACATCAAAGGATCCATTGTTTTTGAAGCATTAGGATCTTCTACTAGCTTTATCATTACTTCATCAAATTTTTGTAGGTTTCTATCTCTATTGCCGTCTAAGATTTTTGTTGCGACAGAGTTGATTATATCATCAAGCATTTTGTTGTCAACAGATCGCTTATTTAAATACTGTTCTAAAGCCTTTGACACCAGAGCAAGCGTCTCATCTTGAGCTAATGACTTGCCTATACCCCCAACCTCCGCAACCATCTTACTATCTAGTTTTTCAATAACACCGACAATCCATATACTTTTGTAATTAAGTATTTTTACTTTATAAAACCTTGCACTTGTGTCGCCGCCTTTAAAGTCTATAATCAATGTTCCAGTTTTTTCAGAATTATTAAGTATAGAAAAATCTAAAGATAATGTAAGCTCTCTATCGACCCACGCGGGGCTTAGATCTCGCAATTTAGTTACCTTTGCCTTGTGCTCACGTAGTACGCTACCTTCAACCACACCTTTTAGTTGATATTCAAAATCACCATATTTTTCAACAGGTAGATTTGGCAATTTTAATGACGAAGGGAAACTTATTAAGACAGTTTCGTTTTTCTGCGGTCTACTATCAAATTCCGTAGAATGAATTTTAATTTTGTCTGTTGCCATTAAGTCGTTGACATCCAGTGTTTTTATAAACTTTGCAATCCTTCCAATTATATTATTTTTTCCAATTAAGAGCCCGGGTGTACCAGCAATAGTTTTTGCAGCAAGACTACCTAATTTATACAATGGATTGCTCAAAACAGATTGAGCCCCTTTTTGAACAGTACCCCAACTAACATTCTTTAATGCATCACCTACAACGCTTTCATTACACAGCAAATGTTTATATAAGTGTAACAATTTTGTATCATCAAATTTTAATTCCTTTAAATACGTTTCTATAAATTCAGGATTATTAGCATTTTCTATTTGCTTATAGACAGGATTTTCTTTACTAACATTATTATTGTTTACTAGATAGCTTAAAACTTTTTGTTTAAATGTATTGAAATTAGGTACAGGTGGTTGTTCAGGAGCTAGGGTTACATGTTTTGCATCTACCGTTTGCACTGGATCAAACTCCTTTGGAACGTTCATGAGATATACCTTTACCGAGGCATTATTTTCTTCGAGTACGTAACCTTCAAAGCTAGATACATTCTCATATCCGTGTGTAACTAATTGAGATGGATCAACTTTTATCCTTACACGCTTTAACTTAGAATTTCTAAGTGTGCTTTCGATTAATCTGTCTATATGCATACATGTTATTTAATCTTGATTAATAAAAATTACTCATATAATAAGGTATATGTTTAAAAGGAAGCTTCAATTCGCCAACCATAATCATCCCCATACTCAAGAAGAAAGAGCGCAAATTATTGAAAAAGCTGCAAAAGCATACGAGCAGTATATGGATGCATTAGGATATGACTGGAGGAACGATCCAAATAGCGCTAATACACCGCACAGAGTAGCAAAAGCATTTGTTGAAGATTTTGCTTGGGGGTGTTATAGCGAGCCTCCTAAGGTAACAGCTTTTGATAATGTTGATAAGTACGATGGTATTGTTGCGCAAACTAATATCAAAGTAACGTCGCTTTGTTCGCACCATCACGCACCTTTTATGGGATTTGCACATGTAGCATATATTCCTGCTAAGGATGGAAAAGTAATTGGACTTAGTAAGCTCAACCGAATTGTGGATTGGTTTTCTCGTCGCCCACAGGTTCAAGAAAATCTAACTATGCAAATACACAAATACATCGATGAAGTTTGCGAAAAGAACAAGGGCGTAGCTGTGATGATTGAAGCAGCCCATACTTGCTGCTCGAACCGCGGCATACGTCATGATTCTACAATGAGAACAGCTAGAATGTCCGGTGCATTTCTCGATGATAAAGATAATTCTCGCAATGAGTTTTATAAGTTCATAGAATTTGCACAAAATCGCAAATTAATCTAGACTAAATAATTAGTGTAATTTAATTATACGCGGGGACTTAATAAATCCGCCTAGTAGTATATCCTGTTTTAGAGATCTCACACTTTACGCGCACGAGTATTGCCACTATAATGTAATAGTTGAAGGTGAACCCAAAGATCCTTTTTATAATTTTCTAAAAAGCAGAGGTGGTATGGATTATGTAGATGACATTCTCACCCCCGGTGAGGAAGTAGGGTTACGAGTAGATACTGATTTTATCTATGCTCCTACAGCGTGTGTTGTCAAGGCAGTCCATGCCTATAATTTAAACTATATTTTAAAATCTATTGGGTTTGCCGGTTTATATTCAAATTAACAACACCACCATTTTTTCGAATAAATTCTTCCCCTAATAATACAGGGGTATCATTTTCCGTTCTATCGCCCAGACTAAACGGTACACCGTTAAATTGCTCTGTACCTATACTGCAATCGAGCTTTACTACAGGTCTTTCTTCTTTATTGCCACTACCAATATGTATTAAGATCATCTCAGATACAGGTAATTTTAGGTGTTTGTTGTTTACTGTATCAAATTCGACTTCTTTTTTATTAGTTTTAATATTTGTTGCATGGAGAACATTGTGTGCACTATTACCTGTATCTACTTTAGCCTTAACAGTTCCAACATGTTGTATAGTAATACCTTCAAACAATCCAAGTATTTGTTCAATAAAAAGCTTACCAAATCTACGCATTACATATTTATAACGAATAAATAATGAAAATGAATAGAAAACGCGACTTGGCAAATTTAGGTGAAGTATACGGCGAAAGTATTGTTAACGAAATGCTTGCTTTTGGACCTGGCGCTGGTCGATCTGCTTCCCCTTCACCAAGTACACCTACCGCGGTAGTTATAAAAAAAGAGGAAGAACAGGAGGATCATTTACCTCCCATTAATACAGAGGATTCAGAAACAGAAGCTTCTATGGCTAAGAGTGAGCTCTACAAGATTCATAAAGCATCAAAAGAGCTTTACAATATTATTAAAGATTGTTCAGATTTAGAGCCGTGGGTGTTCAGTAAAATTACTGTTGCGGCTAGCTATCTTGAAGGAGTAAAAAATTATCTAGAATATGACAAGTTTAAGAAAGAAGGTGAGTTTGGAACTGACTTAGAAGGAGCACACCAAGACAATATTGTTTCGAGAGTAAAAGAAATGCTACATGGCGAAAAGAAAGAAGTTCTCGAGCAGGTTATTCGTCAGGTAATTTTTAATTTAGAGGCTCTTAAAACTATTCAAGAAGACAGCAAGTAATTAAATTGTTGTACGCTGCCTTCCGCCCTCCGCCCTATTTATTTTTGTAAAGTCTAATCTATCTACAATCTTTACATGATTTGTACCGACAAATAAAACATAGCCTTCATCTCTTGCAGGGGTAAAAGACCCGTCCTTATTTTGATAAAATTGCCTACCAAGTTTAGATTCAAATTTAGATAAAATATTCCAAAGATAGTATTTTGACGCCGTCATATGAAATGTTGCTGCGATCAGACCGGCTATGCTTTTTTTACTTAGCTCTAAAAATGACAGTATTTGATTTAATCTTGTCTCTACGTTTGCTTTACCTTGAGGAGTTTTTTTAAGCTCTCCTTCTTTTCCGTAGCGCTCCGAAATAAATCTTCGAAAATTATCAATAAACGAATTAACAACTAGCTCTTGCTCACCGGCTTCTATATTTTGCTTAGCTATTCCAAAAAAACCTTTTTCACCTAAATCAACCTGTTTATTTAAAAATATTTTTAATAAAGCTAAAACAGGACTACTGATATATTCTTTATTAAACTCAGGGGTTACTCGTCCGATAGCAATCTTAGCTTTTGCAACTTCTGATTGTAATTTTCTTACCTCTCCATCAGGAATATTAACCGCAACTTGACCGTAATTGCTACTTTCTATAAACACATTTGTTCTCTTGCTTTTCTGTACAAGCGATGCTACATTTCTACCTGCCGATATCAAATTGATGCCTTCACCCTCTTGTACACCCTTAAATGATTCATGAACAATTATACCAACTACTGCGGCACTTATTCGCTTACTTATCTCGCTTGTCGGATCAACAGGCACAGCGTAAACAATAACATTTGGCTTAAATGCTATGAATTCTTCCTCTCCAATTTTAATTTTTTTCTTGTCTGTTGGCTCTGCAAATAATGTGTCCGCTTGGTATATTTTTCCAGAGTTATCATATGCCGAGGGTAGAAATTTTAACATGTTTTTAAGCTTAGATTTTATAGGATGTGTGCCATATAGTGCTTCAATATCAGCTTCCGTATGCAATATCTTAGGATTGGCTTTACTTAGCCCGCCCTTTAGGGAAAGAAAAAATTTATTTTTAAATTCTTTTCTCGGATCTAAGCCAAAAAGAATCATAGGACTACCATCAATCTTTGCATTTATTTCTTGATTAGTCTCAAACCCTCTAATCTTTTCAATCATTTCATTTATATGCTCTAAGAAATTATTAAAACCATCTAGCCCACGCTCTATAGCTAAGTCTTCTAGATGTGACAAATGCGTTTTGATATGAGTATCTACAGCAGGAGCAGCTGCTTCGACGACTAAAAAATTCTTATAGGTGTTCATTTTACTAGCATTTTGTATATAGCAATTTTATTTTCCTTAGTTATATCTGGCATTACTTGTCTAAATTTATCATAATTCTTCTCTTTCAAAGCTGCACGCGCGTCCGTTGCTGATGCTATGCGCGATACGTTTTGCTGCTTTATCTCAATAACATCTTTTCCAGCATAAATTGGTGTGTTTTTTTGAAACGCATCAAACCGGGCGGCATCCTCCCCGCCTGTGTAAAGATTAATTTTAAACTTATTTCCAGTTTGCTTGATTTCCTCTGCCAGTTCCGCAGCTACAGGCATAGGTAGCGGCACTTTTTGTGTAGCGCTAAATTTACCATTGTTCAATATATCTACAGTTTGATAGATAGCTAATACTGGTGAACCTGGTATTAAGTATATTCGAATATTTTTTGGTAAATATTTTTTATAAATATTCCAAATTGTCAGGGAATCAGTTGAAGAGATGCCATCACGGTCTGTTGAAGATACTAGGATAAAAACATCATTATTATTTTTAGCCGCGTTTAGCGCAGTTGCAAAATGTCCTTTATGCGGCGGCTTAAATGCACCGGGAAAAAGACCGATTATTCTAGTGGAGCTTTGCTCAAGAAAAAGTTTATAGGTTAGCATTGTCTATCTCCGGTTGCTCTTGTGTAGTCGGAGCTAACGGAGGCGACATGACCGCTGACTGCGGCACAGGCTCAACAGCTGGTGTAGACTGTGACGGTGTTTCAGGTCTCTTTCCAATCTTAACTTTAGCTCCTTTTCTGTCAAGTTGTAGGTAGAATCTTCCTTTTATATTGTTTTTAATATCTGTAAGTGTATTACCTGGGTTATATTTAACCGGTATACATACCAACCCACCGCCAGAGTATTTATCAACAATCAAAAACGCGTTTAATCGGTTTTGTTCTGCATAGATTTTAAACGTAATGTAACCACCAATATCACGCGCTAGTGTCCAGTCTTGCCGCGTTTCGAGTGTTGGTCTATCCGAGACCAAGCTAATAACCTCCTTTTCAAAAGGTTTAAAAATTTGTGCTGCGCTACTGTGACTACCGAGGGCTATGTATCTTATTTGTTCTAGAGGTCCTTTTTTTATTAAGTCTTTGAAGCCCTTTTCTGGTGATAGATCGTAGGATAAATTAGGAACCTTTAATCTACCATCCACACCTTTTAACTCCATTCTTAATCCTCCAACCTCAATATCGCCCTTCGCTTCTTCTTCTGTTTTTTCCGAACCTTTAAATGATAGTTTTTTGCCCTTCGTAAAGAATGCAATAAACACTTCACCTGGCCCTGCATTCTGACTTCTATCAGCGCTTGCTGGCTTGTCTGTAGCAAGCATATCATACAATTCAGTAACCTTATCATATCCCGCTAGCGTCCTCCCATCTATACTTTGGCCGTTTGCGTTTAATGCTTCAGCCAACACATCCATAAATTGAAAGCTATTTTCATTTGCATTTATTTTACTAAGAAAAATTCGCTGACAATCTGTAAATAATCCTTCAGTTATTGTTATGTTTTGCGCCTGAAAAAAATCTACTAACATGTTGTAATTTTTATCTGTATAACAATGTGCGTCAACGAGACGCTCTTTAACTATTTTTGATAGTTTGTAATCGCCGCCACGGTTTATTGCAGGCGATATTACATCATTATAATACTCTTTATCGACTTCACCTTCGAGCGTTGCAGGGTCATCTTGCTCTTGCTTATATACCTTAACAGAGTCGTCTTCCTCTTTAATAAGCAGGCGGACAGCTTGTCTCGGTAGCGGAGGGACCATCTTACCATTTACAGCTTCAGTGTAAATGTCCTTTAAACTCTTGTAATCCACAAGTTATTTATTTATTTTCAGTATCTACATCAATACTATTAGAGTACTTCTTCATTATCTCAACAATTGAATTAAGTACTTCAGATGCATTGGTTTCATTAATTTCAGGCAAATCTTTCAACATTTTTTCATCAATATCGCCAGGGTTTAAAAACAAAGCCTTTTTTAATAATCTTACTAAAAATACTTCACCTTCAGGTGAGAGAGGCTTTGGACCTGCCTCAGGAGCCGGGCCTGCAGCGGGAGGCGGCACCGGTGCTGGAGCAGGAGCCATAGGATCTGTTGGCCCTAGCCCAGGCACTTCTCCTGGTACTTGTTCATTCAATTCCTTGAACTTGTTATTAATAAGGTTTAAAAATTTCATTTTACGCCTACTTGACCTACTGCTGTACCCGCATTTGCGGCTCCTGCAGCTGCATTTGCAGCAATATTACTCGCTGTTGTTGCTGTAGCTGCACCAGCAGAACCAGCTATATTATTCAATCCTTGCATAGCCTTGTCAATAGTGTCAACGACCTTTGTACCGGTATCTGTAAATACTTTTTTTGCGTCCGTTACTTTTTGTGTTACTGTAGCTTTTAGTTTTTGAACATCAGGATCATCACCCATAACTTCAACAGCTTTCATGAATTGACCAACAACGGAAGGCTGCTGACCCGCTTGAGGTGTACTGCCAGGTGTAGCACCGCCGATTGGTGATCCCGTCACTTCAGCTTCATTAAGCCAATCAGGAACTTCTACCCCCAATGTCTGGTAATGTTCTTTAAGCTTTTCTAAGAACTTCATATACAATATTTATGCTACAAATAAACCTAATTTTACTTTATAATTATTATTTATATCCCCTTCAAGCTTATGTATATTGTATTTACGCAAGAGTTTGTTAAAGCGTGGTAAATTAGGAGGATTTTTAGTCCTATTCAAGGTAAAATGTAGTCTATTTCTTGCCTCTTTGCCTTCACCTGACTGAGAGATTAAAGTAGCAAGAAACTGTGATGTATGTGTCTTACCTATCATTACATTTAGCGCTAATACGCTAGCAATCTGCACAAACGCCGCTCTAGTATAGTTACTATATTCCTGTAAAACGGTTAGATTGAAGTCCGGCGTAATGTAAAATACAACTTTAGTACCAACTGAATTTTCCATGGTTTTTAAAACAAAATCGCTAAGTCTATAGAAGATAAAATTTTTTAAAAGTCTAGAATTTTGTGCAAGGTTAAATTTATAACGGTCCTCGTCGACTAGCGGCTCGATTTCATCAAGCACAGCAAGCTTAAGATCAATTATTCTAATATTTGCCTCGTCGACTTTTTTACTATACCTCACCTTACTTTTATAAACTAAATTTTAACTTAATCAAGCTTAAAATCCTTAGGCGGGGTGCCTATTCTTACATTTAAAATACCGTTATAGTAGTCTTCCCTAAGAATAACATCTCGCTCTATTTGTTCCTTTATTTCTCTGTAACCTAGCTCCCATTTTGATCCACAAGCTTTTAGTATTGTAAAACTAAAGGCCTGTTTACCGTATTTTACTATATCCTCGTTAAGCTCTTTTGACGACCCGGTGTATGTTTGCCAATCCGTTTCAATTATTTCTATACGTCTATTCTTTTTACCTTTTAGTGGCTTGCGCTTTAATTTAGTAAGACATTGTTTTTTACCTATGTATTTTCTTCCTGTAACAGTATTGCAGATTTCGTAGATAAACCCAAACGTATTTTCTGTTATAACTACACCGGGTGATAGCCGCCAGTGACCTAATTCCATCAATTACTTACTAAAGGTCTTCTCTGTACAACTGGTTTCTTTTTTTTGCCGACTTTCCTAGCTCCTAAAGCTACAGGCACTCTTGTATCCCCAGGCGCATAAAAATCAGCATTATTGAATGACCCACCATGACCCATGCTTGCTCCGCTGCCAAATACACCGCCTGCGCCCGCGACATTCATTTCTATAACGTATTGTTTGAACGACTTCATATATTGATTTTTTAAGTACTTATAGTATACTGTATTTATGACGGTTCTAGAGAAATATGTACAGGAATTATCAGTGGATGTTGCTCTTGAGGAATTAAACTTAAAAGACGCAGCACTAACCTTACCTGCAAAAAAAGCTAAATGGGTATCGCGGTTGATGATAGAGAAGACAAACCTTAACAAACTACATAAAAAGAAAAATGATATTATTAAGACCGCTGTTGAGCAAATTAAGAACGAATCACCTATTAAGCTTAATCTACCAACATTAGAGCGTGCTGCGGAAAAGCACCCCGCTGTAATTGCAGTAGAAGAGGAGATAGCTGGTCAAAAAAGTATTATTGATTTTTTAGAACGAGTAGAAAAGACTATTCACAGTATTAGTTTTGATGTAAAGAATTTAATAGAACTTATTAAAATGGAGACAGCATAATGGTATATTTTGATTTAGATAAAAGTAAAAAATACGGTACTATAACTGGCGATCATATTAATGATATAAGAGAACATTTTTCTGTTAAGAATGAAGGGGCCCGTTTTGCGCGTATGCGTGGGCGGTTTATCCCTGCTCGTACATACGCTATTACACCAGGGGGTCGATTAGACCCGTGCATGTTTTTCGAGATTACTAAATTTTTATTACAAAATAACTATTGCCATCAAGATGAAATAAGAGCATCAAAAGACTTTTTAAATTATATATTGCCTGCACCTACTACTCTCCACACCAACATTCACTATACAAGTCAAGCGTATGACAATTTGAATTTGAAGCTTCGTGATTATCAAAAAGCAATAGTGACTAAATGTCTAGAGGCAGGCCGCGGTACGGTTGTGCTGGCAACAGCCGGTGGTAAGACTTTAATAATGGCTTCACTGCTTTCAAACTTCTTTCACATGAAAAATAATTTTAAGTGCTTACTTATTGTCCCGGATTTAGGGTTAGTAGAGCAAACTTTTACTGACTTTAATTCATATAATTCGCCCTTTATTTCTCGTAAATGGACTGGTAAGCAGCCTCTAGATAACGATAATGTTGGAGCAGCTAATGTGGTAATAGCAAATCTAGGAATCTTACAATCTGAAAATTCAGATTTATCCTGGCTTGAGAATATTGATTTTGTTATTGTTGATGAAGTTCATAAAGTCCGTCGTGGAAATAAGGTAAATAATATCTTAAAAGAGATTAAAACTCAGTTGCGCTTTGGATTTACTGGAACTTTACCAGAAGATAAATTAGATCAATGGAATATTATAGGTAAGATTGGACCTGTTATATATGAGAAAAACAGTTTTCAATTACGAAAGGAAAATTATATAAGCAATGTCACAGCTAATATATTAGAACTGCACTATAGTGTCTCACCACCTGAACCAAAAGAAAGTTTTAACCCATCAGAAAAATACAGAACCGAACTCGAGTTTCTCTTTGAAAATACATTTAGAAATAAAACAATTGCCGCTGTGGCAAACAACGCACCGAACAATGTACTGATTTTAATTGACTACATTAAGCATGGAGAAGCGCTATATACTTACTTAACAACATGTTGTAATAGAAAGCAGATATTTTTTATTAGAGGTGAAGTCGAAGTCGAAGATCGCAATAAGGTCAGGCAGCTAATGGAAAAACATAATAATATAGTTTGTATAGCTATAAGTAAAATATTCAGTACCGGTGTTAATATTAAGAACTTACATTTTATTGTTTTTGCCGGTGGCGGTAAAGCTAAGGTACGAACTATACAGAGTATTGGCCGCGGGCTACGTCTACATGAAACGAAAGATAGGTTATATATTATCGACATTGCAGATCAATTTACGTACGGAAAGCGTCATCAACTAAAAAGACAAACACTTTATGATCAAGAAACCATCCCCTACCAAACAAAAAAAATCTTCGAAAAAGTCTAAAGCAGACAATCTGCTTCCTGACGAACAGAAGATAGTTTCATCTATTGTGGCGTCTCTGACTGGTGAAAATCAAGCACCTGCCAGTAGAAAGCTAAAGCCTCATGAAAAGCCGCATTATGTAAATAGTAAGCAGTTTGAAGATGAAATAAGACAGTACTACAAGACGGATAAAATGACAGAGTATTTGGCTGATTCGATAAGACGCATCGCGTATGGCTTATCATTTGCACCAAATTTCATTAACTATAGTTATCGCGATGAAATGATTGGTGATGCTGTGGTTAAGATGTACCAGGCTTTAAAATATAAAAAGTTTAAGCTTGACCACGGGTTTAGCCCCTTCAGTTACTTCACTACGATAGCGTTCCATGCTTTTATTAGTCGTATTAAAAAGGAAAAAAAGCATCACCAGCTTATCGCAGATTATCGCGAAAGAAATTATAGCAGCCTTATTAATCAAAACGAAGACGAGTCAGGCGTACGTGTCTATACACAAGAAGCAGCTGGAGCCCTTGATAATAGCGGTTATAATGAGAGTAATGCCTAATTCTCGTAAAGTAGCTATCTTTTCCGATATCCATCTTGGCGTTCATATGAATAGCCCAGCGTGGCATGAGGTGTCGCAAAATTGGGCTAAGTGGTATGTTGCAGATTTACAAGATAAAAACATTGAGGAGGTTATATTTTGCGGTGACTTCTTTCATAATCGTAATGAAATAACCGTCAACACCTTACACCAGGCTGGTGAATTACTAGACTTATTTAAAGACTTAAAAATCTATATGATTGCCGGTAACCACGATTCATTTTATAAAAATAATTGTAGCGTTAACAGTATAAGAATTTTTAGTGGTAGAAAAAATATTGAGGTGATAGATAAGCCAACTTCTATACAGTTTTTTGGTAAAGAATGTTTTTTCGCACCGTGGGGAACTGCAGTTGAAACTATTCCAGAGTCTGATGTAATATTTGGTCATTTTGAAATTGAGAGTTTTAAAATGAACTCATATAAAATATGCGACCATGGGTTTAAATCAGGTGATTTGCTCGGAAAGGCTAGTCTAATAGTATCAGGGCATTTTCATCATAGAGAAGAACGTAAGTATAGTAAAGGCACTATATTGTATGTAGGTTCACCTTTTGAGCTTGATTTTGGTGATGAAGGCACAACAAAGGGCTATTATATTCTTGATTTTAATGACCTTACATATCAATTTTACGAAAATACTCTTTCACCCCGGCATATAAAAATAAATCTATCCGATCTAATAAAAATAAAGGACTTTCACAATAAGGGTAAAGAGGTTTTTGGTAATAATATTGTTAAGCTTGTTGTTGATAAAACCATTTCTGCTAATGATTTAGATAGACTTTCAACAAAAATTGGCACACTTAAGCCACATAGCTATGTTATAGATAATGCAATTAATTTTGATTTGTTTGGGGCTGCAAATCAAGAGGAAATAGATCTTAGCGGTGTGGATATACCAAGAGCAATAAATGAATTTATTAATCTACTCGATATACAGAATAAGCAGGATATAACAGAGTATACTATTTCTCTGTACAATCATTGTAAATGAAGAAAATATTTTTTAATAAATTATCCATAAAAAACTTTTTGAGTGTTGGGGATACACCAGTTGTTTTAAAGTTTAGACCAGGTCTTCATGGAATTACCGGTATTAATAAGGATCAAATGGACAGACGCAACGGTGTTGGTAAGAGCACAATTACCGACGCGCTACATTTTGCGCTTTTCGGAACCACACTTCGTGAATTAAAAAAAGAATTTATTATTAATAATATTACAAGTAAAACGTGTGAAGTTACTCTATCTTTTAGCGTGGCTGCAAGTAATAAGAATGTTGAAACGTATGAAATTATACGTACTTTAGAACCGAGCAGATGTACACTTTATCATAACGATTTGGATATAACTAGAGACAGTATTGCTAATACTACAGACTATATTATGCAAGTACTGCAATGTACCCCAGAGGTCTTTCAAAACTGTGTAGTAATGACGGTCAATAATACAGTTCCTTTTATGGCTAAGAAGAAAGCTGAAAAGAGAAAGTTTATTGAGAGTATTTTTAATCTAGAGATTTTTAGTAAAATGCTCTCACAGTTAAGAGAGGAACAATCAACAGTAAGAAAAGACTTTGATACTGAAAGTGCGCGAAGTGAGGAGATTGAGAATTCTATTAACACTCTTACAGCGCAACAGACTACACAGCATAAGGAATATGAAGATAGGAAAAAAACCTTGCTCAATCGACAGAGAGACAATGACCGGCAAGCCGAAAGCTTGGAGAAGAGTATTAATAACTATAAGCCTGTGAGTGTCGAGGAAATTACAAAAAATTTGACTAAGCTAACAGAGAAGTTATCTGAAACCGATACCAAGATACAGGATCTTGGTAAGCAGGTCGCAACATTAGAGACAAAAAATGAATTAGTGTTCACCTCAATGTCTAAGATCGGCACCGATAAGGATGTTTGCCCTACGTGTTTACGCACAATAGACACTCATGATATTACCCATATCCGCCATACAAAGCAAGAATATGAGAAGGAGATTAAGCTAAGAGAGACGGAAATTAAAGATTACGAAGCAAAAATATCTGAATTGAGTACCTTAAAGACTAAAATACAGGATGCTGTAAAGAAAGGACAAAATAATATTAATCATAGTAAATTATCCGACCAGCAGCTAGTTAACGACAAGAGTAAACTTGCGCAGCTTAAAAAGCTCAACGAGCAGGTTAATCAGGATTTACAACATCTAACTGATACAAGCACAGGTCTTACCAATCTTATTGAAGATGCTAAGGCGAAATTTACAGCTGCAAAGGAAAAGCTCGATAACCTGCAAAAAGTTTTAAATCTATTAGATACAGTAAAATTTATTGTTAGCGAGGAAGGAGTAAAGAGTTTTATCGTGAAGAAAATTCTAAAACTCTTTAATAGTAAAATAACATATTATCTTAAAAAATTAAATTCTAACGCCGTTATTTCATTTAATGAATATTTCGAGGAACAAATAGTAAACGATAAAGGAAAACTTACAACATATTTTAATTTCAGCGGTGCTGAGAGAAAGGTAATTGATCTCGCTATTATGTTTAGCTTTATTGATATGCTGAGCCTACAAGGTAATATATATTATAATATTCAATTTTATGATGAATTGCTCGATACTAGCTTAGACGAAGCTGGTGTTGATTTGGTTTTAAACTTGCTCAATGAATTTGTTGCTAAGAATATGTACGGTGTCTATGTTATAACACATAGAAAAGAATGTACCAGGTTTGTTACAGGTAATATGATATGCCTAGAGAAATGCAATGGAATTACTACGTTGACTAAGAGTGGAATAAGTTGATCTATAAAAGATAGCAGCTATATATAACGAAATGTTTATTACAGGTAATTTTACACCACCATTACTTCAAACAGTTCCAAGTGTTGTACCTGTACAACAAGTACCTGCAAATACTCCCCTTGTAGCTGATAATTCACCGCCTCCTGACGTTAATCTTCCCCGCGCCGTTCAGTACTATGCTGATTATTCAGGCTGCGGGTTTTGGCGAATGTTATGGCCGGAGCACCTACTAAACGCATACGGTAGAATGACTGTTCATGGCAGCACTGTCATGGTGCTTGACCCCCGGTGGTATGTTAATGTAAAGGTGGTACGTGTCCAGAGACAAGCGACCTCGTCGCAGCTACAATTTGTAAAGTTTTTACGGGAAGTTTCTGAGCAAATATCGAAACAACCTGGCCAGACGGGATTTAGAATTGTTTATGAAATTGATGATTTAGTTTTCTGTGAGGATATTCCTGACTATAATAAATTTAAAACAGCGTTTGTCGATCCCCAGATCCGGAAGAATGCACAAGACATAATGTCGCTTTGTGACGAGATTACTGTAACAAATGATTTTATGAAGGATTATTACAAGGAAAAAACTGGACATAAACATGTAACAGTTATTCCAAATTATCCGCCAAAGTTTTGGCTCGGGCATTTCTATAATGAGAAACAAATTAGCAGTAACTACGACACGTACAAGGCGAAGCCGAGAATCTTATATGCAGGCTCTGGGGCGCATTTCGATGTAGAGAATAGAGTAAACCAGCGAGATGATTTTGAGCATATAATTAGAACTATCTATGATACTCATACTGAGTTTCAATGGGTATTTTTAGGTGCTTTCCCTTTACCGCTTCGTCCGTTAGTTGAGCGTGGATTGGTTGAATTCCACCCCTGGACAAATCTTTACAATTATGGTGAGGCTATTTATAAGCTAAGAATTAACATGATGATTGCACCGCTTCAGGATAATAATTTTAATAAAAGTAAGTCTGATTTAAAGTGGATTGAGGCTAATTGCTTTGGACTTCCTATAGCGTGTCAAGATCTCTGTACATACAAAGATGCGGAATTTAAGTTTAAAACAGGCGAAGAAATGATTGGGATAGTAAGAGATGTATTAAGCCGCAAGGGAAGATATATGAATATATGTGCTACAGCTCGTAAGAATGCTGATAGTCGGTGGATGGAGAATAGTAGCAATCTGGATTGTTACTACGAGCTATTCAATTACCCTTATGGTGCGCCAGAGCGCGTCAATATTAACCGCATTAATGGTATTACAGTTTAAGAAATTGTTGCAATAGACCAATATAGCGCTGCTTTAAATTTCTCTCCATGCAAGTGCCGCAGCCGCCTTTTGATTTTATTGCTTCATACTCCGCTGTGTATGCCGCTCTATGCTTTTCGCAATCCTGAATTTGCTCTGGACATGGTCTTGTCATATCAAAAAATTGCATTATATAATCCATATAATATAATTTATTGCTAAACACTAAATTTCAAATATAATAAACAAATGATTGGCTATAGAAATGTTGCATATGACCCTCGTCAGGAGTTAATTAGACTTTTTACATGGAATAAGAGTGGTGAAAGAATTGCTATTGATTCTACATATCATCCATATGTTTTTCTAGAAAATAATAGTGCAAAGGACGCACTAAGTATTTTTAACACGCATTTAAAGAAAAAGACATTTAGAAATCAGTTCGAAAAATCCAAATATTTGCGAGAGTCAGGAATAACCCGCGTATTTGAGAATCTTTCTCCTGCACAACAGTTTTTATTAGATAACTTCTGGCAAGTAAATGAGACTACAGATTTTTCACAATTTCCATTAAAGTTGTTTTTTCTAGATATTGAAACTTATTCTGTAGATGATTTTCCTAATATCGAAACTGCTAATCACCCTATTAATATTATCACAATTTACGATACACTGACAAAAAAATTTATTACGTGGGGTATTAAGCCGTGTAATAAGATAAGTGAGGATCATATCTTTTTATACTGCAAGACGGAGAAAGAGCTGTTAGAAAAGTTTATTAAGCATATTGAATCGGATTATCCTGATGTTATTCTGGGGTGGAATTCGATTCTTTTCGATCTCCCTTACCTAGTTAATCGCATACGTGTTTTATTCGATGATGAAACAGTAGCTAGGTTGAGCCCTGTCGGGCGTGTTTACAGTAGACATCTCAAGGGACAATTTGGTAAAGAGCAAATTAGATGGTATATAGATGGTATTTCCTGTCTAGATTATCTAGATATCTATAAACGATTCTGCATGGTTCTTAGAGAAAATTATAAACTTGATAATATTGCAAAGATTGAGTTAAACGAATCTAAGGTCGATTATGGTGAAACTAATTTAAGTAGTCTTGCGGATAGTGATTGGAATACGTTTGTCGATTATAACGTTCAAGACGTTAGATTGCTTGTTAAATTAGAGGATAAATTACAATATTTTCAATTACTTAGAATGCTTAGCTATACCGGCTTAACTACCATGGAAGCCGCTATGGGAAGCATGAGTGTCATTATTGGAGCATGTGCAATTCGAGCGCGGCATCGTAACATGCGAATTCCAACGTTCGTACGCGACGAGGACGAAGGTAAGCAAAACGAGGGCGCGTATGTGAGTGAGCCAAAGCGAGGCTTTCAAAGAAATATCGTAAGTTTTGATGCAAATAGCCTGTATCCATCTGTGATGGTTACTTTAAATTTATCACCAGAAACAAAGCTTGGAGTTATCGAATCACAAAATAAAGAGGAGGTGATAATTAGAGATGTTAATGGTAAAACTGTTACACTTCCTATCAATAGGTTTGCGCAGCTTGTTCAACAAGAAAAGCTAAGCCTTAGCAAAGCTAAAGTTTTATTCAGCCAAAAAACAAAAGGCATTATTCCAGAAATGGTTGATCAATATTATAAGTTGCGCGTACAGGTTCGCCGCGACCACAAGAAAGCTAAAAAACTATTAACAACATTAGAAAAAACCGATCCAACTTATCAAAAAATTAAAGATGAAATAAGTATCCTCAATATTAAGCAACATACCATAAAAATTTTTATTAATACTGTATACGGGGCATTAGGTAACAAAGTATTTCCGCTTGGTGATGATGACCTGGCAAGAAGCATTACTTTAACCGGTCAAGCAGTTATCAAGCAAGGCAATAAGATATTATCAAAATTTATTCAGGAAAAAACTGGTCTTACCGATGGTGAAATAGAAAAAAATACTCCAATTATTTACAATGACACCGATTCTGTTTATATTACACTTCAACAAGTCTGTGAAAGGCAAAATATTAATCTTCTCGATGAAAAAGGCAAAATAACAGCAGAATTTCATGCACTGGTACATGAAATTGAAACATATTTAAATACTGAGATAAAGCTATGGTGTGAAAAATCTTTAAATAGTTTAGATAGCAGAATTGTCTTCAAAAGAGAAGCCATATGTGATGTAGGTATGTTTCTTCAGAAAAAAAGATACGTCTTACATGTGTTGGATGAAGAGGGTATACCTACAGATAAATTTAAGTACACAGGCGTAGAAATTGCACGCACTACGATGCCAGCACCTTTAAAGCCGCTAGCAAAAAAAATCGTGCAAACAATGCTAACAACGCGAGACCAACAAAAGACAAGCGAGATTGTACTGCAAACGTATGATTTATTTAAAACGCTACCAGTTAGTGATATTTCCTTTGTAACAGGGCTAAAAGGATATGAAAAGTATGCTGTTAAGTGTGACGGCTTTAAAACAGTCAAATCTATGCCGTTACATGTAAAGGCGGCATACATGCACAATACATTATTAAATCTGTTGAAAATAGATAAAAAATATGAAAAGATCAGCAGTGGTGATAAGATTAGATACTTTTATGTGAAACAGCCAAACCGTTACGGTATAAGTGCAATCGCCTATAAGTACTACTACCCAGAAGAATTTGCGCAAATTTTTGAGCCCGACCATGATATGATGTTTGACAAAATTATGTTTAGTGCTATAGAGCGATTCTATGATTCTGTTGACTGGGCTATACAAAAACCAGGTGAAGTAACACAATGCGATCTTTTTTCTTTTTTAGCTTGATTTACGAAAAGGATCATATATATTAAGAATATGAGCGATATTACAGTATTCATTAACCATGTTGGTCAAACTATTCTTGCTGAAGTCGTCTCTGATAAGGGTGATGCACTTAAGGTAAGAAACCCCGCGGTGCTTCATGTTACTCCTAATCAGTCCGGCCAATTGCAAGTACAACTTATTCCGCTATTTTTCCGCGAGTTTATTGACAGCGCGAAGCGTAGCGAGGGGGCGGTCTTCTCCTTTAACAAGGATAGAATCGTCACTTCAGAAGTAGAGTTGGAACCTAAGATTTGTGAGCAGTATACACGAATCTTTTCTGCTACTCCTGCTCCCGCAGAGACAGGTAAGAGTGGCAAGGGCAGTCCGGTCATTAAGTTGTTTGACGATTGATGAAGCAAGACGACCTTCTGGCAAAAGCGTTCAAGTCGCTTGATGCCTTAAACCCGGAAGCTACGTTTCTTTCGGAGAATGCCCTTTGTAATGTAGATACATGGCATGATACCGGGTGCTATGCACTTAATGCTATAGTGTCTGGTAAGCTGCGTGATGGTGGTGTGCCGAAAGGACGTATTGTGATTTTTGCTGGTCCTTCGCAGACCGGTAAAACATTGCTTGTAAATAAGATTCTGGGTATTGCGCAGAAGAAGGGAATGATACCAGTAATCTTTGATACAGAATTTGCAATTGATAAAACGACTACAGCTGGTGTAGGTCTTGACCCAGATAAGACCAAATACGTACCGGTATATACAATAGAAAACGCACGTAATCAGATTAGTACGTTTTTAGACAGTATTGTTGAAAATAATCTGCAGGGTAAGTTTATTATTAGTTTGGATAGCTTGGGCAATCTTGCTAGTAGTAAAGAAGTTACCGATACCGAAAAGGATAAGTCTGCCGCAGACATGGGAACACGTGCAAAAGGGTTAAAGAGCATGCTGCGATTGCTCACTTACAAAGCGGGTCGAGCTGGCGTGACTATATTAATGACTAATCATACATATAGTGACCCGGCCTCTCTGTATCCATCGCTTGTACAGAATCAAAGCGGCGGCAGCGGACCTCTGTATATGGCCAGTGTAATAGTTCAGCTTGCTAAAAAGAACGAAAAACAAGAAGATGAAAATGACGCTATTTTACCTGAAGCCAAAAACTATAGCGGCGCAACTTTAAGAGCCTTAACTGTAAAAAATAGGTTTGTGCCCCCGTTTCTTGAGGCGAGTATAGATTTAAATTATTTAACTGGTCTTGACAAGTATAGCGGCTTGCTCGAGATGGCTGTTAACCACGGTCTGATTATTCAGACAGGTTCTACTTACACCAAACCAGACGGTACCAAGCTAGGATATGCGAAGAACTTTACAAAAGATCCAAAGTTCTATGAAGAGCTGATCCCTCTTCTCGATAAAAAGCTTGAAACCGCATACAAGTATGGAAATACATCTGGTGAGGTTGTAAGTGAAAAAAGCTAAAGTAGTTGTTCCAATTTCAGGCGGTATGGATAGTACCGTTATACTTTACAAGGCAGTCGAAACATTCGGACCAGAGAATGTTTATGGTCTATCATATGATTATGGTCAACGCCACAAAAGAGAATTAAATTTAGCAGAACACCATGTTAAGAAGCTCAAGATAAAAGAGTGGCAAACTATTGATACATCTTTTATCAAGACGCTAGCGCCCACAAGTAGCCTCACAAACAACAATATAGAAACACCAGATATAAGGCAGATAGCAGGCGAGGCACAACCTAAGTCATATGTACCAAATCGTAATATGATTTTTCTTAGTATTGCAGCTTCGTATGCAGAAGCTGTAGGTGCAAAAATTGTTTATCACGGTGCTACAAAAGTTGATAGTTTAGCTGGTTATTGGGATGCAAGCCCAGAATTTTTACCTACTATAAATAGTATTTTAGCCCTTAATCGGGAAACTAGAATTACTATCGAGGCACCTTTAATTGATTTAGATAAGGCTGATATTGTCAAGGAAGGCATAAGACTCAAGGTAAAATTTAGTAAAACCTATACGTGCTACTCAGGCAATAATAAAAGTGATGCTAACTCTCCAAGCAGCGCGCTACGAATCAAAGGGTTTGCTAAAGCAGGTTATATAGACCCTCTACCTTACAAACAGGATTTGAGTAATATTTGGAAAAAGTATAATTGTAGATTAATTGAATACGACACTTATAATACCTAAATGTGCGGTATATTTGGTGCTAGAGAATTAGAGCGCTATTTAGAATTATATGATTTAAATAGAAAGCGAGGGACGTTCGCTACCTCGCTTTGTGTTTTAACTACGCAAGGTGATTTAGTGGTGCACAGGTGGAGCGGCTCTATAACAAAAAAAGAGGCTGAAAAAGAGCTAGTAAACAGTCTTAAAATATTAGAACAAAAAACTCAGGTGCCATGTGAAGCAAAATTTTACCTCGGCCATACTCAAGCACCTACTTCAGCAAAAAGAAAATACTCACGCGATACAGCCCATCCATTTAGCTTTAGTGAGTGGGTTGTTGCACATAATGGTGTGCTAACAAACTTTAAAGATATAAAGGAAAACTTTGACCCAAAATGGCCTAACCCTGTTGATTCAAGCATTATACCATTTATGGTAGCAGCAATGTTAGATACACTCGGTCACAAATATGATCATACGGATATTTTATGTCAAACCTTAGGCCTATTACAGGGTACTTTTGGATTATGGCTCTTCAATGCAAATAACCGAAATATATATTTAGCGCGGTGTGGTAGTACAGTTTTTATAAATGCTTTACAAAATGAATTTAGTAGTGTAGAATTTAAAGACTCAGAACCACTACCTGAAGGTCATTTATTTCAAATAACACCGGAAGGGATAACTGCTATCGGTATGTTTGATTGTGACAGTCCGTTTTTTGCTTAATAATCAAAACTATCAAATTTCTTCGGACCTAAATCAAAACCTAGCTCTCTAGCTACTGTCGTAACGTCATCACCCTCAGGAAAATCATCAATCGTCTCTACCTCGCCAGTGCCTTCGCCCTCTGCGGCAGGCTTCTCGACTTGTTTTTCCTTTACAACTCCTATGGCTTTTAATTTATCCAGCAAATCGAAAGATTTTACTTTTATTGGTTCAATACCAGGTTTATCATTATATTCACTTAATGCGGTCTTAAGCACACTCAAAATCTCTCTTTCATGTACATCTTCATCCGGTAAACTGAGTACTAGTGATTTTAAGGACTTGTCCGCGATCTTAACAGATTTATCTATCTCATAAACCGTTTCGAGCTTGACTTTTGGTGCAGCTGCAGCTGTTGCTGCCTTTGCTGCTTTAACTCTTGATGCATCCATTTTTAATCCGCCCGATGTCTTTTTTGCATTAAGCAGATATATTAAAATATAATTAACTGTAAAACCTGCCATTGATGCAGGGATACCATACTTCTTGTTAAAGATAGGGGTGAGTTCGTTTATAAATGTTTTTGGATCGCCAGGAAAATAATATACTTCTTTACCATCTACAACTTTACGCTCTTTTGTATGTCCGAGAATAGTTGTTGCCATATCTTTAGCTATATCAGCTTCTGGTTTATTTGTTGCTGCAGCGATTTTAGCAATAGCGCCTGCGCCATATGCTTTACCCTGACCTGGTAGAGTTTTCTTTACAACAGGGGTCACGTCTATACTACCACCCATTTCAATAGGAGCTTCCGAGACAAGTCTTGACTGATATGCTTCAAATATTAATTTTGAATCTAAATCCATAATACTTGATTATTTATAGTTTGTATTATAATTTTATTGTGAGTTCTATTGGGGTATTTTCTTTAAGTCCTTTAAAATCAGATTGTTTGCTTGAAAGAAGCTTACATGGTACTAACGATGTCGAGCTAAACATTTTATATAAAAATAAAACTGTAGGGCTCTGTGAATATTATAATAATGTTTTAAATGACAAGACTAATGAAAAATACAGATATATTATATTTTGCCATCATGATATATCCTTAAGATATGCTAATTTAAATCATAGCTTAGAGGATGGCTTGAAATCGTACGATATTATAGGCGTTGCTGGTGGGAGAGAGCCTACTATTAAGGATAAAAATCTATGGCATTGGATGATGGAGCCTTCCAGCTATCGCGGTATTGCCGCGCATAGCTCAGGCAGAGGCAACATGCTTATGACAAGCTTTGGACCATTTCCAGATAGGGTTGCAATACTTGACGGTGTGTTTTTAGCCTTTGAGTTTAATAAAATACACAATTCTGGTGCCAGGTTTGATAATAATTTTAAATGGCATCATTATGATATAGACTTTAGTTTAACCTGCAACAAGCACAAGCTAAGACTCGGTGTATGGCCTATATTTCTATATCACGAAAGTCCTGGATTAAGAGATATAAATGATATAGAATGGAACAGGAGCAATGAATATTTCAAGCAAAAGTGGTCAGTCTAAGAAAAAGATTTTAGATTTAGATTTCTATGAGACAATTATTATCTATAATTGTTTGCTAGATTCAGTGTACCTTGCATCGATTATTGATTACATAGAGCCTAAGTTTTTTAAGAATAAAGATATAAAATTAATTGTTGGTATTATAGCTAAATTTTTTAAAGAACGCGGCACAGTACCAACACACACAGAAATTAAAGCATATTTAACAGATGACGAGCAGCGCGCTTCATTCAAGCGTGTTGTTGAGTTGTTTGTCGATGTAGATAAAAAATTTGATAAAGCAGAACTTACAGAAAATACAGAATTGTTTTTAAAAGAAAAGGCAGTTTACAATACATTGCTTGAAGCTGCAGAAAAATTAGATAGTAAGGACTTGAATACAGCGGATCTTCTTCAAAAAATTGAAAAGTCTGTAGGTATAAATCTGTCACAACATTTAGGGTTAGAGATATTTTCCGATATTGATATTTTTATTAAAGAGCTTCACACCGAAGAGCCTCACGTAAAAACGGGATGGAAGTGGCTTGATAATAAACTAGGCGGCGGGTTTTTAGAGAATGGCCGCGCCCTATATGTTTTTGCGGGCGAAACTAATGTTGGTAAGAGTATATTTTTAGGCAACATAGCTACAAATATTGCAATGGAAGGTAAAACCGTTTTGTTAATTTCTTTAGAAATGAGTGAAATGATGTATGCGAGAAGACTATCTTCTGCTATAACTAGTGTTCCCCTGAGCCATCTTAAAGAGGAATCCGAAACAGTTCGCAACTTAGTTAAGCAATTTGCGCAGTCTAAGCGCCCAAAAATTATAATAAAAGAATTTCCACCCTCTATGCTAACCGCACATCAATTAAAAGCATATGTAAAAAAACTTGTCCAAAAAGGCATAAAACCAGATGCTATCGTATTAGATTATCTTAATTTGCTTGCTAGCCCTATAGGCAATAATAGTTATGAAAGAGTTTTATATTGTGCACAGCAGATACGTGCACTTAGCTATGAATTAAATTGCCCTATCGTTTCTGCTACGCAACTTAACAGGAGTGGGTACAATATCGACAACCCAGGTCTTGAAACTATCTCAGAAAGTATAGGTCTTGCAACGACAGCAGATGCTATTATTTCAATATGGCAAAAAGAGGAGGATAAAGAACTAGGTATTATAAACATAGGTATGACTAAGAATCGATTCGGTCCTAATTTCGGAAGTATTGCTTTGAAGATAGACTATAATACGCTTCAGATAACAGAAGACGACACAATCAATGAAAGTGAGGAGGCTCGACAGTTTTCGAAAACGTTGACAGCTCTAGGCGATAATTAGCCGTGATTTCATGTTGCAGTTACATAAATTTTAGTAACTACTTACTACAGCATGAACTTTCACAATATTTATAGAGAAGAAACAGATCATTTATTTCGCTCATTCTGTAGTTACGTTTGTATTGTTTTGAACAAGAAGTACAACCTTGCAAATATCTTATTATTGTATCTGCAAAACAAGGACGTAAGAAATTTATTTAAGCACGTTTTAGATGTTGATAGTGATGTTGCAGCAGTTAGAATCTTTTTAGATTTCGATCCTTCTTTATGCAAGAGCAAATACATAATGAAATATTTGAACAGCCACAGAATAAAATAATTTCTGAAAAAAATATCTACAATACATTTTTAAAAATCTCTCGATCACAAAGTGGGTTACCATACAAGTTGCGGAAGCAATGGCACGGATTTGAGAATACTGAATACTACCCATTAGTACTGAGACTTAAAAACTTTTTTATTCGAAACCAATCGGTAGATATGATTGAATACTTTAAAGCGCCATATACCATTTATCCGGGGGAAAGCGGGTTTGATTTAGCTTTTTATTCTTCACCTAAAGCTATTAAAGTGTATACGTTAGCTCAAAAAAAGAAGCTCTTACTACCACCTGATGATTTGTATCATTTGATGGCTATAGCTAATGGGTTAAAGTTTATCCAAAAATTTTGCAAGCAAAATGGCATTGTCCCTACTGACTACCCCCAACATAAGAACGGTATTCAAAATAGTTTCATTGTTCATTTAAAAGAACGCAAAATAAGCATATACAATATGTTTGCATTTGAAAATTTTGATAAATGCTTTAGTGAAAACGACCCAGATATCCTTCGCTTCACTATACCCGAAATCTACGACCAAATAGCTGTATTTAGAACAAAATTTTTGAATAGTGATAAAGCCAAAAAGCTCGCTATGTATGGATTAATAAAAATTAAAAAAACCTCTTGATTTAATTTAAAGAGCCATTATTATATTTTGTATGAGTACAATTACTAACACCATGTTTGAAAGCATTAAATCTGCTCTTTCCAAAAATACACCTCAAAATCGTAATAAGGACATCCTAAAGCTTGAAGCAGGCAACACATACACAGTTCGTCTTATACCTAATGTAAGTAATCCCGCAAAAACGTTTTTTCACTACTATACATTCGGCTGGACTAGTTTTGCCACAGGTCAGTATGTTTCTGCTGTTAGTCCTTCGACGTTTGGCTCACGAGACCCTATCGCCGAGTTTAGATATAAGACGTTAAAGACTGGCACAGAAGACGAAAAGTCAAGGGCCAGGGCAATTGTCCGTGCAGAAAAGTGGCTAGTTAATGCGTATGTTGTTAACGACCCGACTAACAGCGAAAACAACGGCAAGACAATGGTGCTCAGATATGGTAAGCAGTTGCATAAGATTATCACTGACGCCATAGAGGGTGAAGACGCTGAAGAGCTTGGTCCTAAGATTTTCGATCTTAGTGACAAAGGGTGCAATTTAAAAATTAAGGTCGAGCAACAGGGTGATTACCCCACTTACGTAAGTAGTAAGTTTGCTACTCCTAAGGCTATTGAGGGGTTAGATAAATCTAAAATTGATGATATCTATAAGAATATTATAGATCTAGAGTCAGTCTTTACTGTTAAAAGCTATGACGAGCTAACAGCTCTTTTGAATGAACATTATTTTTGCAATAAGACTGAGGACGCTCCTACAGCTACACCTAAGAAAGAGCCACAAACTTCAAGCAATGCTGGTGAAGATCTTCTAGAAGATGATACTGTTAAGAAGCTTCTAGAAGGCATTGAGTAATGGAATCATTCCGTCCAATAGACCCTAATTCACTTGAGGCTCAAGAAGCGTTAAAATCCCTTCTTGGCTCTACACTCGCGCAGTTAAATGAGATTGATAAAAACATTGTTGGAAGTTCTTCCAATATTAGAGGGGTAAAGACGGATTTGCGTAATGTTTTAGCGAATGTACAGGCACCACCACCACCGCCGCCGCCTGTTTATCACCAGCCTGCCCCGGTCCCCATGTCAGTACCAGTACAACAAGTACAACAAGTAGTTAGTGTACCACCTGCAGAACAGGACCCTAATCAATTAGTATTTGACTTTAATCAACCTATAACACCAGATACAATTAATTCGAAGCTTGATAGCATCTTAGATAAATTAAGAGATATAATTGCAATTTTAAAAACTTAATTTATACTAATTAAGTGAATATAGACGTATTGGATAAAAAATTATTCCTTAATCATTTTCTATCACCCTTAAGTAAAATTAATGATAGCTGCGTCATCACAGTAACGCCAGAAGAACTGTCTAGTGTTGTTTGTACATCTGACTCTTCAGTTATATTACACTCAACATATAAAACAGAAACCGATACCAAAACACCTAAAGACTTAAATATTGCTGATCTTAAAAAAATTATAAAAGCGTTTGATTGTATTGCAGGAGATAGTTTTAAATTTACTGTTAATGAGAATAATATTAGCTATTCAGGTACGGAGATTCGTTTTAAATATCATCTGCTAGAAGATGGTATTGTAACCAAGCCTAAGATTAATGTAGAGAAGCTCGGTGCATTAGATTTTCCTATTACTTTTACTTTACAGTATAAAACCCTTTTAGAATTACTCCGAGGTAGCACCTTTACCACAGAAAGCAATAAGCTTTATTTGTATTCGGAAAATGGTAAGATTATTGGAGATTTAACCGACAAAGCCCGGCATAATGTTGACAGTATGTCCATACCTTTGTGTGAATATAGTGGCACACCTCTACAGAGTTTATGCTTGAACTTTGAGCTTATTAGAATAATTAGCGGTGTGAGAGTGAAGCAGTTAGAATGTACGATAAATCCTAAGATAGGCATTGTAGTGTTTCAAACTGCTGACTCTATCGTAAAAACAAAATATATAGCATCGTCTCTTGTAAAATGAATACACCAAAAAATAAAATTAAGACACCAGGGTATTTTGTAAAGAGATTGCGCGATAATGGTTTTATCGTTTTAAAAATGTTTAATGGTTACGGTATTCATGATCCTCGGCGATGGACTGTTTTAGTCGACCCAGGCGGCTCGTCAGTTTTTATTACATGTTTTACTAATAAAGAATTTAATGGTGATATTATGTTCGAGCTAAACGATGGCGGTGTGCTTTTTAATAAGAACTACAATATTCAAACGGATAGCATTGAAGTTATTATCAAATATCTTATTCAACGCGGTATTAATAATAAGCCAGAAAAAAGCCCGTATTACACGCAAAAGCCTAAATATACAAGTGAAGCGTCCCAAACGGCCCAATAATAGTATGGATTCACCTGAGGATAAAGATCTCCAGAAAATGGTAAAAATGGATAGAAAGCAAATTGAAAGTTTGCTCAAATCAGCCATGGAGGAATATCTTACAGTTCAGTCTAATGTAAAAAGTGAGAAAGCAAAATCGCTAAGTTCGCTGGCTGCACTTATATCAGAATATTTGAGCGCATTTATTATTATAGGCTACAATGTAAACCGTGAACCAATAAGCCTCGTTCATGCAACAAATCAAATGGACGCTGATGCCCTATCAGCGGCTATTAATAAATTTATACTAAATTCTATTAATCCTGAGGGTAAATGAAATCTATATTATTGCTAGGCCGCGGATACGTTGGTAAAACACTTGATGAATTTTATCGCGCAAATAATGTGCTTGTAGATAGTTTTTCCAGGTCCACTCTTGACTACACCGATCCAGTTGTGTTGCAAAAATTCCTTACAGAGAATAAAGATAAATATGATTTAGTTGTTAACTGCGCAGGCTATACTGGTACCCCGAATGTAGATGGTTGTGAGGCTAATAAAAAGGAATGTTGGTTTTGGAATGTAATTGTTCCGAGAAATGTTGTGCTGTCAGCAAACGCCTTTGAATTACCTGTGGTGCAAATTAATAGCGGGTGTATATATTCGGGACACGAAAAACAATATACAGAAGAGGATGAACCTAATTTTGGGTTATACAGTGACAACAGTAGTTTTTACAGTAAATGCAAGCATGCATGTGAAACAATCTTTCAAAATTGTTATGCATACAGTATACGAATTCGTATGCCGTTCGACGGGACTACCTCGAGAAAAAATTATCTCAAAAAACTTGTAAGTTATGATTCGTTAATAAGTCTTGAAAATAGCCTAACTAGTATTACTGACCTGCAAGAATTTTTACTAAAATTTAAATTCTTTTATACATCTATTAGACCTGGGCCTATTAACGTTGTAAATGAAGGTAGCATTACAGCAAAAGAGATAGTTGAAATGCTTAAGAAAGCAGGTATTAATAACCCTGCATGGAATTTTATTGATCTCGATGCATTAAGCACAGTTGCAAAAAGAAGTAATTGCGTCTTAAGCACAGAAAAGATAAGAGAATTTAACCTTCAGTTACCCCCTGTGAGAGAATCGCTTGAAAGAGATATTTCAAAATTGGCTACGCAACTTTAATTTGTTTGAACCAGTCCCGTCATTACAAAGCATATATGCCGTGGAGCATGGAGATTTTATAGGACAGTTTTTTGTTTTCGTTGAAACAACTAAAACTGGTGATTATCATTTTTTAAGCCTGCCAAAAATGATTCCTATTGTTGTGCCGAGAAAATCCTTTGAATATGGTGTTAAAAATAAGGTTTTAGTATTTGTTGAAAAACTACCTAAGCCTATATATGGGATGTGCCAAATGCAATTTAAGAAGAATTATAAATTAAAAATAGCACCTTTTTCATTGAATTCTAAGCGAAAGCCCTAAATATTAATATGGAATTTGTAAGACCTGTTCAGATAACGAGCCCAATTAGTGGTCAGCCAGTTGCACCAAAGATTGTTGAGCGTGTGTACGGTGGTAAGCTATATAAGGAATGTCATTGGATTGACCCGGCTAGCGGTACTTTTATTCGTAAGGGGTTACTAAGTGTAGAAGATTTGCCATCTGAAAAAAAAGATTGATTATTTTCTAAATTCTTATATTATCATATAATGTTACTCAACGAGGACTATATCGTCTCTAAATTTTATCAATTTGCTGGCTCTCCAAAATACAATAGACTCTCAAAAGCATATAACGGTTCGTGCCCAACATGTAGAGAGGGCAAATCATGGGGTAAGAAGCGTAGACTTTACTACATACCTAAGAAAAATTTAATCTTCTGTCACAATTGCGGCTTGAGTATGCGACCAGTTAAATGGGTTCAACAAGTTACTGGGCTAACATATTTTGATGTTTTAAAAGAGAATGGCATGTTTTTAAAGAGCGATGAATGTGAAATAGAGCCAAAAAAAGTAGTTGAGGTTAAGGAACTACCCCCTTCAGATTTACCTACAGATGCAATTAACCTTTTTGACAATACTCAAGTACAGTTCTACAAGAAAGAACCTATTGTCAGCAAGGCGTTAGAATTAATAAAAAATAGAAGACTAGATACAGCCATAAACAAACCCAAGACATTATGGTTAAGTCTTAATGATCCCACTCATAAGAATAGATTAATTATACCTTTTTACGATACAAACGGTAATATAGCTCACTACCAGACACGAACTATAGTTGAGAGTAAGTCATATCCAAAATATCTTTCAAAGCTCAATAGTGAAAAAACTTTGTTTGGCATAGATAGGATTGACTGTGGCTTAAAAAATATCTTTATAACAGAAGGCCCACTAGATGCTTGTTTTCTAAAAAACGGAATAGCTGTAGCAGGCATAAATGAAAGTAAAGGAAAAATTTTTACAAAAAGACAAGAAGAGCAATTGCAGTCATTTCCTTTGCATGAAAAAATATGGGTATTAGATAATCAGTTTATTGATACTGCTAGTAAGAAAAAGACCGCTATCTTGGCAAAACTCGGTTATAAAATATTCATATGGCCTATTGAATTAAGAAAGTTTAAGGACTTAAACGAAGTTTGTATACATACAAAATTAGATAGCATTACTGAAAATTTTATACTAAAAAATACATACTCTGGCGTAAAAGCTAATTTGCTACTAGCTCAGGTGTCTTAGCGATCGTCATTCGAAATTAAATAGCCTTTTAGTGATTCATTAAAAGAACTTAATTCCATTGCAACACGTGCGATGCGCTTCTTTTCACTTGTAGAGATTTTTTCGAACATTGTATCGCAGCTGCTTGCAGCAAGCTGTGACTGCACGCTATTGCCATCTACACCATTCAAGAAGCCTACAAATTCAGCTATTCTATCTATCCACCCTGACAATACCTTTTTTTGAGCTGCGTTGTGTGCGCCTATCGCCTGATCTACACCAGGCGGTGGTGTTTGTGCGTCTAATGCTTTTGGATCAGTGCCCGTATCTAGTTGTGACTGCATAGCTTGAGCATCAGAGACTTCAGGCTGTGGCGCTGCTGCTTCACTATCATCTGCTTCTAAAATACTTAAAAATCGCTTTTCAAACATACTCATAAAGATATTTATTGTTTATATATTTATTAAATCGCGATATTAAATATATATGTGAATAAAAGGCCTGGTGTTCTAAGTGAAGACTCAACAATGCTTTATAATAAATGGGTTAGCGGTATAGCAAAAAGAGACCTTCAACCTGAAGTAATTACTATTGATGATATTATCAATAGATTTCGTAATACAGACAAAGCGCCACCCATTCTACCATATCCGCTTGACAAAATGTTAGATTTTATAGGTGATTTATTTGTTAAATGTGCTGATTTAAGACGAACACTTGCAAGTAGTGTCAATAATCCTATCATAAAAGATTCAAAAAACAAAATACAGGCAGTTAGGTTATTAAACGAAAAAATTAAGAAAATTCAAGACGAGCTGTTGAGTTGTACTGCAGAGCTAAATAAAATAGTTGAAAAATAATAAGTTATATACTATAATAACTTATGGTTCGTCGTACTGCAATTAGTCTGCTAATAACTTTTTTTGTAGCCTGTATTGGTGCCTGGCCGTTGACTTACTTAGGAATAAACTTTTTTAGTTCACTTGCGTTTTTAACGGTATTACAGTTTGTAGGTTTTTATTTTTATTACGAGTATATAACCCGTAAAGCAGCTCTTCAAGAGCAGGCTCTTATATTAGCGAGGGAAGCCGAGCTAAGCAAACAAGGTGCGGAAGTAATATGCCCGTGTGATCGAGGATTTAAGTCGTTTGTTCCTATTTTGTTGAATGAGAGGAACGAATACACCTGCCCGGGGTGCAAGAAAGATATAAATGTTTTGGTTAATCTTAAAACCGTACTAGTTACAACACCTGTAGTCGAGTCGCCGGATGAAGTAATAAAGCACAATCTACCGAAGTCTTAATATGGATTCTTTTGATATAAAATATATACCCGCAAGCCAAATACAACCTGTGTCTGGGTTTCAAGTTAAATCACTGAGTGTAGCTGATGTAAAAAAGCGTGTTGAAGAGCATTTTTTTTCCCAAGGGCCTACAGCTTATAAGATATATAAAAATGCACTCACGGCATCCCTGGGAACATCGCCCTCACCAGAAGCTTTTGTTGCGGACTTTTTTGATATTCTAGAAGATTCAATAAGATTACAGCAAAGAGAGACTGGTAATTCGGAGCTACCTATAGCTATTAAAGAAGTTTTTAATATACAAAAAAGTGCTTTTAACCTGCTTGTCAAAGCAGGAGTAAAGGTTGAACCAACTACCTTTTTTGCTACTATCGTTGCTTTTATTCTTGGTAAGTTAAAATAAGCTTGATAACTGTTTAATATTCGTTTATTTTACAAGGTATGAATAATAATTTAGTAACCGTTCAGTGTAAGACTAAAGAGCATAAAATGGGGAAGGTTGAATATGCAAGATGGCTTTGCTTAATAGAAGCAATTGATTTAGTTGAGCGGAAAGCTGAGGAATTAAAAACTGATATGGTATCAGATGATTTCTGGGTCAAGCCATTAGCTTTTCAAAAATATATCGACCAACGACTCGAAACAATGATTTTAGATGTCGATAGAGAGGAGTTTAATATAGGGATAAATGCATCTATAGCTGCAAATAAGCATTTATTTAAACCCGGATCGGTTGAGGATGTTGATGCTATTGCGAAGGAAGAAGCTGAAGAGGAGCCTTCGTTTTAATAATAACCGCCGTAAATTTCTGTATTGTTAACGGCCATATTAAATACAGTCTCCTTACTAACAACATCAGCTGCACCCGGGTAAGCTGTAGTACGTACTGAATACGTTGTATCGTCCGGTATAATCGTGGAAATTGTTCCGTACCTTTCATCATCAAATACCTGACTACTGCCGCGTTCAGGAGTGATGTTAGGTTCAAAGGACAAATCAAACCTCTTAGCCTGTAAGCGCCATACATAATGTCCCATAAGAGGATTAATTTCGGCATTATCTTGATCTAATCTTTCTGTTATTTCATATAATCTGCCATCTCGCTCACCAGGTCTGTCACTACCATACTCTACAAGTTTAAATACATCTCCAGATTTCGGCTCTGTGTCAGGAGAAAACACTGCATAAAATGAGCTTATGTGTACGTACGCAGTACACTGCTCATCACTTTGATACCCAAATTTGCTTAATATTAAAGCGTTTTCGGATAGCTTTACAAGCATTATTATGGGTTGAGGATCTTGAAATCTGGCTGTTGGCTGTTCACCATAAACATTATCTGCGCAGAGGGTATTGTAAGTGTTTCTATAGTAAAGTGCTTTTTGTCCGTATAAATCAATCTGCTCCCGCCAATAGTTACTAAATAGCATTCTTTCATTTTCATTATTTTCTTTGTTGGTAAAACGAAGCGAGGATGTGGTATACTGTAAAGGATATTTTCGAATGCAATTAGAACCAGTATATTTGTCTATACTATTCATTTTTCTAACACATACCCCCTGACGTTGGGGTCAAATTTTAAGAGAATACCTGTATTGCCTAGTTTTTTTGGCGCCGAAGGATTAAGTTGAGAGACCCCATATTGTGTACAAACTTTCTGGAGTTCATCTTGACTAAGAACCTTTCGTCCGGAATTAGATACTTTTAAGTCATCTAACATTTGTAATGATTTTGGATCTATTTTGTGCATATCTGGCACAGTTTGTGCATGCTTTCTAAATCCTGGGTCTTTTGGAATGTGTTGTCTATGTCTTTGTGTGGGTTTCATGCCTGATGCTTTAAAAAAGTTAGGTCCAATAGTAGTTGTTAAGAGTCCCTGATTCCAAGTGGAGAACTCATTTATAGAATGAATTTCTTCGTTTAATTGCTTTGTGTACAATCGAGCGAACATACTCATACGTTATTTATAAAAAAAAAGCCGCCATATGGCGGCTTTTTTAAGTCAATTTTTTAAGGCTTATTTAAAGAAGTCACCGGCCTTGTAGCCAGGGGCATTAACCTTGTTATTCTTGCTTGTCAAGGAATGACCTTTGCTGTCAGGAAGTGCAGAAGGCTTACCATCTACTGTTACGCCCTTGACGTCACCGGAAGCTTTACCGCCTTTAGCATGGCCGAGCTTACCCGGGACCTTGTTATTCTTACCTGTTAGGGAAAGACCCTTGCTGTCAGGAAGCTCTTCAAGCTCTGTAGCCTCACCGGCTACTTCTTCTTGATCTTCATCCTTCTTATCTTCGTCTTTCTTATCTTCCTTCTCAGCCTTGCTTTGTTCATCTTCATCAGACTTCAGGCCTAAATCATCAGCACCAGCATCCTCATCAGAAGCGGGCTCTTCATCAGCACCAAGTACATCCACTAGAAGATCATGAAGTTTTTGAGCAACATCACGAGGAAGAGTTAGTGTTACATCGCTAGACTCTTCACCACCACCGAGATCGTCGGTCTTATCTGCGGCATCGCCCTCTGGGCCAGCCTGAATGCCGAGATCAAGGGCGTCGTCCTTCATTACATCTTCATAAAGTTTATCAAAAATAGATTTGTTGCTCATGTTATTATTTATACTAGTCGTTTCCGTTTTTTCAAGGGCTGAAGAAAATTTTTGTGGTTGGTAGTGATTTTCTTTTTTTCCAGTCTTAGCAGTCTTTGGATCGATTATATTAGGATTGAATCCTTCGGCCGCTTCTGGACCGGAATTTTTATGAAAAAATGCTTTTGTATCCGAACCAATTGCTGTTGTCTTTTTTGTGTTGATCTTTTTGTCAGTTGCTTTAGGAAAAGTTTCAAGTTTTTTAACCACTTTTTCCTCAACGACTTCTGTGGATTGAGGGGCTTTAGCTTCAGCTTCTTTAGACTTCATTTCGCAATAAACGTTGGCAATATCTAAGATGCTTCTTTTGCGCGTCATATATGTATTTATGTTTCTGATAAATAATAAAGTGGTAGATAAAGAAAAATATTATCTTGGTAATCAAAACCTCCCGACGGTTGAAACGAAATTCGAATATACCCCGGAAATGGTGATTGAATTAAAAAAATGTAAAAAAAACCTTATTCACTTCGCTGAAAATTATTTTACTATTATAAACCTAGATAGAGGTAAGGAAAAAATTAATCTTTTTTCTTGCCAAAAAAGGGTACTTAGGGATTTAAGAGATAATCGCTTCGTAATATTATTATCTAGCCGACAGGCTGGTAAAACAACTATGATGACCATTTATTGTTTATGGAACGCATGTTTTAATGAAGATCAAAGAATTTTGATCGTTGCAAATAAAGAGCAAACAGCAAAAAATATTTTTAAACGAGTAAGACTCGCGTACGAGCAACTTCCAAACTATTTAAAGCCAGGGGTCGTCGAGTACGGACAAACAAGCATGACATTAACAAACGGCAGTAGTATAGGTATTAGTACAACTAGTAGCGATGCTGGTAGAGGAGAATCCGTAAACGTTACTATATTGGATGAGCTAGCATTTATAGATAATCATATTGTAGAGAAATTCTGGGAATCAGTCTACCCAATTATATCTAGTTCAAAAAAATCAAAAATTTTTATAGCGAGTACACCCAATGGAACAGATAATCTTTTTTACAGGCTATATCAAGGTGCACTACAAGGAGAAAATAATTGGAAAGCTGAGCGAATAGACTGGTGGGAGATACCTGGTCGTGATGAAAAGTGGAAGGAAGATACAATACGTACCCTAGGTAGTGCAGAAATATTTGCACAGGAGTTCGGTAATGAGTTTCTACAGGGAGGTGAGAGTACTATTAATGAGGAGCTTTTTCATAAGTTGTTACGCGGAATTAGAGAGCCTGAATATGTATTTGATGAAGGTAAATACACAGTTTTTGAAGAACCAAAAGAAAATCGGTTATACACTGTAGGTGTTGATATAAGCGAGGGGGTTGGCGAAGCTGCGAGTGTCGCACAAATACTTGATATTACAGATCTAACAAACATCGAGCAAGTAGCTGTGTATCATACACGGACTACTATACCTTTTCAATTTACTACTAAGCTATTAGAAATTTTAAATCAGTGGGGCCGTCCACCAGTATGTATAGAGCGGAATAGCATGGGTGCACAAGTAGTAGAGCAGCTCAAATTTACTCATGGATATGAAAATATTGTTTCGTGGGGAGCTAAAGCAGGAGATAAGACAGAATATAAAAGAGTAGGCATTCTCTCTCATACTAACACAAAGTATAGGGGTATTATGAATATGCGCTATTGGGTTAATGAGCTCAAAAGTGTTGTTATGCGTGATAGGCACACTTTACAGGAGTTCAAGAATTTTATTAGGTTCCCTAACAATACATGGGGCGCGAGACCGGGATCCGATAGCTGGGATGATCGCGTTATGGCTATGGTGTGGGCTTTAATTATTTTAGAAAATGAAATTTGTACCCGGTATTATGATGTAGTTAAGCTTGATGACTGCGATCGTCCTCTTGTCATAAAGCCTCTTGACTATGGCTTGAGAGGTGTTATAAGCCCGTTAAGCATCTATACTAACGAAAAAGATACAGAGGCATCGAGTGTATTGCCTGTAATGTTTACTGATGAACCAGCGCTAGATGAAATAGATCAATTAAAGGCACAGGGGTGGAGATTACCTGGAGAGAAAGACAAGATATAAATAATATATGCCTACCCCGACAAACAAGGAACCAATTTTTCAGAGCCCGCTAAACAAACAGCGTAAAGATAAATTTATTTGTGTCTTGACAATACCTAATGTATTAAGAGACCAAGTCAAAGATATAGCTCGAAGAAATACTTCTGTTAATTTTGATTCTATTCAATTTAGTATATACGGTGCAGTTGCACCGCCCATAGAAATACCACCTGTACAAATACCTTACGCTGGCCAAACTTTTAAAGTGACATCATATAATAGGCCTTCTTTTCCACATTTAAAGATTGATTTCACTGTGGATAATTTGTTTAATAACTACTGGGTCATATTTAAATGGTTAGAAGTCTTCAATAACTCAACTCAAAGTATATTTGACCCCACAGCACCGGTATCAGATTCCTTTGCTAATGAATACATGACTGATATTAGCGTATATGGTTTGGACGAATATAACAAAAAAACCGTACGGTTTGACTATATTCGTGCCTTTCCAATAGCCTTGGAAGGTATTGATTATAATGATAGAGATGCTGGTGAAATGGAATGTGGGTTTGAATTTGCATATCATCAGCTAAAAATGGTATTGCTGTAAAAAAGAAAAAAATTTTAGCAAAAGTCAGTCGGTAAAGATATAAATATAAACGATATGAGTCAATTTTTTCCCGTAGGAGGTGTTAACTAATATGGCAAGAACTATTCAAAGTCCCGGAGTTGAGATAAGAGAAGTAGATCTTGCATTAAGACCTGTAGTCAACCAAGGAACTAGTATATTTATAGCAGGCTTTGCAAATCAAGGACCTGTAGATGAAATTTTACAGCCTACCAGCATTAGCGACTTTGAACAAGTTTACGGGCAGCCAACAAATGCTGCAGAAAGATATTTTTACCATACAGTTAAAGCAGCTCTTCAGGCCCCTATTCAACTCAAAGTAACCCGTCTACCTTATGGCGAAGCAAGAGGTGAGGGGTTTGCTGCCTGGAGATATAGTGCCTTAGTTTATCCTGTTGTGGGTGTAACCACATCTGGATTAAATTCGACACCTTCGTATTCTCTATCTGCGGCAAACACCTATTTGCTAGGCAATCCAACACACTTAGAATTAGATCTAGAGCAGTATCAAGAATTACTTAATAATAATCTAGACTGGTCCAATAATCCTTCTCTCACCGGTGGTAATTCCGGCTCTACATTTGCTTACAATACCCTCGGCCAGGCTGGTGTAATTATTTTAAACCGCGCACAAACAACGGTTAATAATAAGTTTGAGGGGCAGTATATTGGCTTAACAGACAATAATAATAACAACCCTGCAACAAATTTTGATGGTATTCTCGGGCTAAAAGCTATTGGAAGCGATCAAACATCAATTAATAATTACATCGCTGTACCTGAAACTAGATTAAACTTTACTTTAAGTGCAACTAAGTTCGGTGATGGTAATAGTGTTAGTGAGGTCATGGAGAATGTTAGTAATTATGATCTTGGTAATGCTTCCTTTAGTGATACACTTTCGCTAGGATTATTTAAAATCCGTCAAAGTGTATTTTCACCAGATGTTATTGCGCTGGATTATACCTTATCAGAAAGCTATGCCGGTTCACTTGACTATCATAGGCAAATTGCTTCTCAACAAGGCGGTCCTGCAGTTGGATTCTTTTTAGGTGGTCAAGTCGGTTCAACATCGCCTAACATTAGAGTAATAGTCAATCCTTGGATCAGCAATCAATATGCTGATACTTGGCTTGGAAATGATGGTCTACCAACCAAGAAGGTTAGAATGCTTTCGAACAACCTAGCCAGGCCGTTTAATGCCCCAGGCTTTGTTGATACTCACACATCTTATGTGACACGGGTAGGCGCGGCTTCAGCCTTCGTTGGTAATATGGTTGGTCAGCTAGGTGCAACAAGCAATCTTTATCCGATTGGTATATATACTAACACAGTAACATCTAATAAAAACGTTGGCGATCTACCTGCAAAGCTTGAAAGAGCGTTTGAATTGGTTGAAAATCCTGATATCTATCCAATTAATCTTGCTTGTGAAGCTGGTCTTGGTACGATATTTGTAAATGCTGCAGAAGAGGCATACGCTACTGGTAAAGCAGTTTCTGCATGCGGTCCATTTATTGAATCGACTCCTGTAAATACGCTTAGTGCTCTCTTTACTACAAATACTGAACTACTCAATGATGATGGGCTTAGAATACGTTCAAATTACAATGCTATTGCAAGCATATTTGTAAATCAAGCTCAAAATCAGCGCAAGGACTTCTTAGCTATTCTAGATCCAATTAGAAATATCTTTATTCAAGGAGAGAATAGCAAAGTTATTAATACTAAAAAGCTATGGAGCCCTAACGCTGGAGTTGGTAGTGACCCTTATGCTCCTGGCTACGTAGCAACTAACTTCAGTCAACACATATACTGGCCATTACGCCATCAATTTAGCTTACTTAATACAAGCTATGCCTGTACTTATGCAAATTGTGCTCAAGTACTTGACACAGTAACGAACCGTCAAACTTGGGTACCATTCTCTGGATTTGCTGCAGCAGCTATGGGTAATACAGATGCTAACTTCCAGCCTTGGTTTGCCCCGGCCGGATTTACCCGCGGCGTACTAACCGGTGTTAATGACTTAGGATTATATCCCAAACAAAAACAGCGCGATCAATTGTATAAGATTAGCTTAAACCCTGTAGCTTTCTTCCCTGTAGAAGGGTTTGTAATATTCGGTCAGAAGACGCTCTTGAAAAAGCCTAGTGCGTTTGACCGTATTAATGTACGTAGATTGTTCTTAAATCTCGAGATTGCAACCAGAGATACAGTTAAGTTCTTTATCTTCGAACCTAATACCCTGTTTACTCGTACTCAAGTCACAAATGTTCTTACCCCAATATTTGAAAATGCTAAGAATACTGAGGGTGTATATGACTATTTGATCATATGTGACGAGCGTAACAACACACCTGAAGTTATAGATAATAATGAATTGAAGGTCGATATCTATCTAAAGCCAGTACGCGCGGCGGAGTTTATATTGGTAAGCTTCTACGCTACACGTACTAGCCAAAACTTCCAGGAGATAGTAGCGTAAAAAAAATTGGAGAATAAATAACTTACCATGGCCGACGTAAAACAATTAATTTCCGATTTTTATAGAGTAGCTGCTGCGCGGGATTTTCAACGCGATATTCAATTTCGCGTATTAAGCATCACACCTGGCGGTACAAGCGTAACATTTGATGAAAATGATTTAGTATATGCTAGAGCGGCCTCTTTACCCGCGAGAGCAATTACCAATGTTAATGCAAAGTATATGGGGTTGAATTTTAATATTCCTGGTCTAGTCAATTACCCTAACAGTGAACAATATCAATTAGAGTTTTATAACGACGCAAAAAACAATCTTCGTCAAAAATTTGAAGATTGGTCAAGAGATACTTTTAACGACGCCAACAGCACAGGTAACTATTTCACACCAACACAAGCCAGTACTATTGACTTGGTACAGCTTGACACACAGATGAATAGAGTCGCACAGTATCAGTTAGTAGGTGTAAGCATACGCAATGTAGGTGCCATTGATTACAAAATCGGTGCTGGTACTGGAGATATTGTTAGTTTTCCAGTAACTTTAGCATATCATTATTTTACACGCAAACAAATTAGTTAATACGAATTATAATCTAGTAATAAATATCTAGATGTCACTAGCAAACCCGTTATCCGAAGCTTTTCAGGGGCTAACTAATAATGTAGTTGGGATAGGTAGAGGCACCAATCCTTTAAGTCAACCGCAAATTACTAGTTTACTGGGGTTTAATATTCCAGGCGTACCATTAATCAGCACTCGTGATTATTTTCTACTACAACTTCAAAGCTGGCTTACTTCAATACCGCTTCAAACACAATGGATCGCTGTAATTGATAGTTTTCCCTATGCACTACGGTCTGATATAATACAAGGGTTAGAGAGAACTGATGGAGCTAAAAAAGGATTTGATATTAGTCAAGCAAAAACGCTTTTAACCAGTTATCCTTTTCAAAAAGTTATTGGCTGTGTGTTCGCGCAAGGTGCTCAAATACCGGGCGAACAATATGAAGCGTCTGATGTGGGTATAGAAAATAATAGAGGTTTTATACCGGGTATTATTTCCGGTAACAGAAAAGGATACTCAGCAAATCAATTACAGCTTGGCTTCCTAGAAACTAACACGAGTATAGTTGATTTTGTTTTTAGACCTTGGGTAATGCTAGCAAGCCATTACGGTTACGTTGCTCGTCCAGGTGATCGACCAGGCAGCAAAGATTACTTTAACGTGAAATCAAATATTACTATATTATGCTATACAAGAAGCTATCAAAATGTAAGTCAAATTCCGCGAAAAGTTTTTACTTTTTACAATGCTGTTCCGACAAATATTCAAAATTTTAATTTAGACTACGGTAATGAACCTACGCAAGCGGTTGAATCAGTTGTAAACTTTACCTATACTAATTATACAGTGCAAAATAGTATGTATTTCCCGCTTGCTGATATTATTCAAACCGTTAGCAACGCAGTTAATGGCAAATATACACCCGTAGTATCCCCTCTTCAACAAAGCTCTAATGCTCCTCAAAACGTGGCTGGTTTCTTCTAAACTGTTTGTATATAATGTATGGAATTTTACCTAAAATGTTGGGTGCCGAGTCTTAAAAAATATGTAAAGATTTCCGAATTAAAAATGGCGCAGCTTGACGTACTGTCGAAGTTTATTTTAAATGAAGATCACGAGGGCACCGGAGAAGCGTTTGAAAAAATTATAGAGGAAAACTTGCAAGATAAAGAAATGTTTTCTCAACTAAACAAATTTGATAAGTGGTTTATTCTTTGTTTTTTGAGAGCAGCAAATATTTCGCCTATTGTCTATATACAGACAACCACTGTTAGCGGTGCACCATGTAATGTTGAGTTAGATTTGTTTGATACACTAACCAAACTATCTGAAGTTGAACCTGTTTTTGACCCTTTGAACGTTCAAGATTTAGTATTTAAGTTTAAAGTACCTAGTAGGCTTTATACTGTTATTCCTGGGTTTGAAGCACTCGAGACTGTTGATAATGTACAGCTACCTTCGTCTAATTTACTTACTGAAAATATAAGCTTGTATGAATTAATTAACACCTTTTTAAAGACCCAAGATACAAAGCTTGATACTTTTTATTTAATAAAAAACGATAACACACTAGTTAATGTATCAAGTGTAACATTAAAGCTTTTTGATAATACATTATTTTTTTACACAAGATCTATATATTTACCATTTTGTAAGGGGCAATATTCAAAAAGATACAAATTATTAAAACATATTGGTCTAGATTATAAAAGTATAAGCCAACTCACTCCAGCGGAATGCGATATTTTTGTCAATCAATATGTTGCTGAGGACGCTGAGAAAAAAGCTAAGAAAAACGCAGATAATCGGTAATAATGTCTGATTATAAATAATACGTATGGCTGAAGAAAAACCGCAAGAATCTGATTTGGACGTAATGTCACAGCTTAGCGAACGAATGAAGGGCGTCGGTAAAGAGGCTAAATCACTTAATCTTAAGCTATCTAGATTTTTAGAAGCACAAAAGCAACAAGCAAAATCACTACCAAGACCACCTCCGCCAGAACAAAAGCCCACCCCTGAAGCACCAAAAGAATCTCCCGTAACAGCAACTATTAAACCTATAAATGTTGCGCCGGAAGAGCCTTTGTACGAAGAATTACCACAATTGCCACCACAGCCTGAAGAGCCAGCAGCTATGGTTTCACCAGCACCTATACTACCTCCGCAACAGCAACCTGAAGAAGCGTTAACCAACAACCCACAGCCTCAAGTTGTTGAGAGAATAATCGAAAAAGAAATCTCTAACGCTTTAATGCCAGAGCTTCCAACCCCAGATGCTAATGTTACTAGTAATAATAATTTTGTAACTAACAACACAATTGAAGCGGCTCCTGTAAATCCAATTCCAGAAGTTATGCCAGAGCCCCTAGCTGCAGACGCCATAACACCATTACCAGCGCCATTGCCCTTGCCACCTGCTATTGAACCTGTTGCGCAGATAGAACCTACACCGTTACCCACACCCGAACAACCTTTACCTGACCTTCAAATTCCGATGTTCGAGACATCGCAACCAAAAATTGAACCGCCACCAACCACTGTACCAGATATTTCTAATGTCGAGTCTGTAACTGAAATACCTGAGATTAATGTTAATGTACCTGAAATAAAAATACCGGAAATCTCTACACCAAAGCTAGAGGCTCCTACAATACCACCAGTGTCGCAGCAACCGCCAACTTCAGTAATTGTACCGCCTGCTCCTCAAATACCCCCACCAAGGACAATAGAACCCAACCTTGGTATTCAAGAGCCAACTATAACAGAAGCACCGATTGAGCCAGAAAACACAGAACAGCCTTTTACTGCAACAGAGCAACCTCCTATACAAACAGAAATTCCCAAGATGATTGCAGAAACAGAAGCCAAACCTACAGCCTCTCCTTTAACTTCTTCTGATGAAAATCTTATTAATATAAGTAAGAGTATTGATAGCTTAGCTTTGTCAATAAAGCAGTATAATGAAAAATTAACTGCATCTATAGGTCAACTCGCAGATACTGCTAGCGAAATTTTAAAAATGCTTCCAGCATTAAAATCAGAAGGTTCAACAGAGTCATTAAATAAACCTGGAGGTAAAACAACGACACTAGACAACACCAATATGATAGGCAATTATCGTGAACGCCTGGGCCTTACTACAAAAGGCTATGTGCGTAATACGATTTTTCCAGGAAATAACAGTATAACATGAACTTATATACATTTAGAAATTTTTCAGAACCTTTTCCACAGCTTCAAGGTGCACCCCGCGTTGTACCAGTAGGTCCTATTGCCGGTAACGGGGCAAATTATCTTTCACAAGATAGTCCAGGTTATCAAATGGTTGATGTTATTAATGAATTTGAATGGACAACAACACCAAAAACAGGTCGACAAGAGGTACCGGCAATATTTTTGAAAGAGAAGCGATTAAAAACCAATGCAATGATAGCTCAAGGTATATATTATAGTTTAGCAATTGGAAATATTGCCGCTGGCTCTGCTGCAGGCCTGCGCGGCTTGCCCCAAGAATTTCAAAGAGCTGCTTTAGGTGCACTCGTTGGGTTGGGCGCGTTTAAAGCAGGACAATTAGTCAGTTCTGGTACAGCCAACTTAGTTGGAACGCTGGGAGGATTATTTTCACAAAACCCACAAGCAGCTGCAGCGTTCTCTGCAATTGGTGCGGCTGCTGGTGGAAGTATTGCAACAGGTGCAACTTTAGCGGGTGCCGCACTAGGATATAATTTAGGAGTAGATACGCCTGCAGCTGGTATAAATTGGTTTATTAATAACGCTGGTAACCTCGGTAAGTCATTACCTCAGCAATTTAATATTGATAGTTTGGGAAGCAGTATCTTGAGCCCATATGAAGGATTGTATATTACTGAAGATACAAAATTTCTATATAATTTTCCGTATTTCAGCGATACACAAAATATGATATCAAATATGTTTGGCGATCAGGACGAGGTTTTTACTAATATAGATCCGCTAAATTTAAATGCCTTAGCGCAAGGAGCTCGCGGTGTTGCTGGTTTTATTTCCGGAATGGCAAACTTTGACGCGCCTGGTATTTACATAGAAAAGCCTAAATTCTATAATTTTGCCGCAGAAGGTGAATTGGTTTCCTTTAGTTTTCCTTTAATTAATACCGGGTGGTCAAATTTTAATGATGTTTCTAGAAACTGGCAATTATTATTCTTACTTACATATCAAAATAGACCCAACAGGCGTAGTAGAGATTTAATTGACCCGGCATGTATATATGAAGTTACAATACCAGGTCTAAGATACTATCCCTTCTGTTATATTCAAGAAATGCGAATAAATTTTGTTGGAGCACGTAGAAGAATGAATATACCGGTACCGCTAGGTGGAGGAATAACGACAATTAATACAATTATACCTGATGCATACATGGTAAATATAACGTTACGAACACTTGTTTCGGAGACTCAAAATTTCCTATATTCGACCTTGCGAGATAGACAAAACGTAGTCACGGTCACTGATAACAATAACTTCTTAGATATTGCAGCCCGTGAGATGTCTAGATCTTGGAATCAAGTCAATTTGAATACGCAACTAAATAGCGGTGAAACGTCAAGACAGTCTGGTGCGCAGTTCCTAGGCGGTCAGCTAAGTAGATTTTTACCAAAAACAGGAATTGATCAATGATAGGTTTGAGTGCACTAGGAATCTTTAGAAGGGACGTTAAAGTCCTGGGAGATAATCCTGAAATAAGTTATGAAAATATATTTCGAGTCTATACAACTGAAAATAACGATCAATCTAATTTTTTGTATTTTAATTTGTTAAATAGTGTTTATTTGCCTGGCCAGCTTACGGTGGATTCCTATTATACTATTACCATTAACAGAATTATGCCTTGGACGGCTATAAGTTACAATGAATATCGAACAATAGACTTATGGTGGTTGATTGCTCTCGCTAACGGTATAGACAACCCTATACAATACCCAGCACCAGGCACAACCTTAAAAATAATTAAACCAGAGTTAGTCCAAGATATTATTAACGAAATTAACTTTAAATTAACTTTATAACATGGAAAATCCGGTTTTAAAAAATCTATCGTTTAGCGGTAAGAGCGATTCCGTTTCTATAGGAGATACACACTACGAATTTAACGTTCAACTTCTTAACAGCGATGGCGATAGCGCTGGAATTAAATTTGCCAGTGTAGTAGATTTTGCTATTACAGACGAATTAGCTTCATTTTTTGCGACTGGATACTTGACGTTTCAGAATAATTTAGATGCACTAGAAAGCTCTCAAAGTATATCTACTGATGTTAGGGGCATGCCTGAGCAAGCCTTTACACCATTTCGATTTAGAGGTGACGGCCGTGACTTATTATTAGTAAATATTAAACCCGCAATGGGCGTAAATGACGATCAAGGATTTAACACATCGAGAAGTAATTCTGTCGGAACACAGTTCGAATTAAATTACATATTTTCGATTTATGAGACTCAGGATATAGTGTCAGATAAAGATAAAAATGTAAAGTTGAAAAAGCTAATGTTTCACGAGCAATCTTTTCAAACATTAAATGAACGTAATGCTTATTTTAGTACGATGAAATCTCAGCAAAAAAATCAAGCTTCAAGCTCTTCAAAGCGTTTAATCGGAAATACTGAACGTAGTATTGATACAGGCTCAGCAATAAAGGAGCTATTAACCAATACTCTATCTAATGATCTAACGCCACCGAAATTTTCAAGTAAATGGGATACTGGCAAAACTAAGCTTTTTTATAGTAGCCCTGCAAACAACAAAGCTATAGACGATTTATACTATTTGCTAGATTATCATGTAAGCGAATCAGATCCTTCTTGCCCACCAGCGTTACTTAGAAAAAATAGAAACGGTGCATGGAGTCTTATTCCAATAACAGACCTATTTCAGGGAGCATATTATAAGGGAAATGCAGGTTTTGGAGACTTAGGTGGACCTGGAATGAGTGAGAATTTTATTATTGCTCGTCCTAATAGTGGTTCTGGCGGAACTACTAGCCCACAGCGCAATCCACAAGTATCAATTTTTGCTAATAATTTACCTGATTATTCTTATGCAGAAAACTTCGAAAATGCAGGGATGACCGCAGACGCAAGTACTTTTGGTGTCGTTTCACATATAGTTCATAACTACGATCCAGCGACAAAGACATTTTCAATAGACGCAAAAGAAAATAACATACAAGAAAGCATGAAAAAGTTTAATAAAAACATAGTACAGACACAAAAAGGGCTTGCAGGTAAGTCACCTAGTACAAATATAGTTTTAAATCAAACTAGAACACAAAATCAAAATGTTGTGCATTCTTTTAACCCTAACACTGATCCAAATTCACGATTAAATTCCGGTAGCAACAAAATTATTTTAAATAGCATTTTTAATAACAATACTATTGCCTTTAGAGCTAGAGGATCAACAGCCCGTGAAGCCGGTAAATTTATAACAATAAAAAGAAATAATTCTCAAAACGAATCTGCTTTCGATAACAAAATTATGGGAAGTTACTTAGTTGTTCGTGTCGATCACGTGTTTAAAAACGATCAATATTATAATTATCTTGTATGTACAAAGCCTTATGTTGCAGAATCGACTAAGCAATCCTCAACAGTTGTATGAATAAAATTACTACAGATCCACAATTAACAAGCATAAATCTTTTCTACAAAAAAGAATTTTACGAGAAAGCGTCGAATTTTTTGAGCACAATGCAAAACTATACACCTGAAATAGAAACTGCTATTGAGTATAATTTAAGCAAGGTTAAAAATGATCCGATAACAGCACAAAAAGATTTTTTTGTTAAAATGGATAAAAAAATGGGATCTATGGAACCACAGTTTGCTGCACATTGGATTAATCAGTTCAATAATAGTTTAAATGCAGTTCGAAAAGAAGTTCGTATGCAAATAGGCGATGGTACTTTTTATAGGCAGTTCAGTGATAGTATAGGTGGCCTTGCAAGGATGGAAAATTATTTTGACGATAGCACGCAGCTGGTTAGCGATGTTAATAGTCAAAACATGATGGCGCCATTACGATATGGCAGCTCGTTATCTAACAAAATACACCCTGCAACATTGCTGCTTTTAGGAGAAGTAAGTAAAAAAACTAATCTAGTTTTTAGAAAAAATCTTCAGAGTATTCAGTCCAGTGTTTCAACTAGCAAAAAAGCGCATGGCGATAACCTAGTACCAGATACTGAGCATTTTACGCGTATGAAAGGCATCATGCCAACTATTACACAGAAAATTCAAGGCGAATATAAGCAACTATACAAAGTTATTGATCTTTATTGTAATTATAACCCTAAAAGTGCCCCGCAAAACTTACAGTATGTGCCCAATTATAACATTACAATGAGTATTGAAGGTAATCCTGTTAACCAGGATTTACTTGCAAACCAACTTCAAGATACACAGAGCAAGCTTACTTCGCGGAAAGTGCTGGGAGCGTAATATTAATAGCTTTTGTAGCTTCTGCTTCGATTACATTAGCTTCTTCTAAGATTTTCTTAAAAATTTCATCGCGACTCATTAAAATTTTTTCTTGACGGTCTACTTCTTTCAGAGCTTTTCGGGACTGTATATCCATAATTTTAAGTTCTTTTGTACCTTCCATTTTTACTTGGGTAACATGAATATCTTTAATTACGGACAGGGCGCTTGCCACCGCTTTAAGCGCCTCGGAAAGCGCTTCAACTTCTCTACTCTCTGGATTATTCATTACATAATCCTTGACGCCCTCAACAATTTCAAGACCTTGGGTTACGAGTTTTCCTGTACTATTAAGTACAAAATCCTCTAAATTAGCCCTTGTTATTGTTGGGTCTTGCTTTTCTGCTAAATCTTTACTGGCTTTGGTGCTAATATTAAGCTCCTTTATAAGATCGTTTACGCTAAATTCTTTTTCTTCCACAATATATTTATCTATTGATATTACTAAGCAATATGTTATATTAATGATATGGAACCTTCATTACCAGCATTTCTACCTAAAATGGTGTTTGAAAAGACACACCCTGATGCTCAGCTACCGAAAAAAAACTTCGATAGTGATGCTGGTTGGGATTTATTTGCAGTTGAATCGCAGTTCATACCAGGTCTCCACACTGCAATGGTGCCTGTTGGGCTAAAATTAGCATACCTAGAGCCTGGCTATTGGATTCGTGTTGAGTCTAGATCTGGGTTGAGTTTTAAACAAAATATTTTAGCTCATCCAGGGGTAATCGACCAAAATTACAGAGGCGATTTAGGTGTACTTTTGTATAACCACGGTCATGAAGATTATACTGTTGCAAAGGGTGATAGGATAGCACAGCTAGTTGTTTACTATAATATTCATATGCAAACCGGTTGGGGAGTAGTCCAACCGACAGATCGTGGCGCGCAAGGGTTCGGCAGTAGCGGTAAATAAGATGGACGTAAATAAGGTTTGGACAGAAAAATATAGACCTAATACATTAGATGATATTGTTTTATCTGATGATACTAGAAAAATCCTTAAATCCTTTATTAAGGATGATGAGATACCTAATTTACTGTTTTGTGGCCATGCAGGAATAGGAAAGACAACAACTGCAAAAGTTCTTATTCAAACTTTGGATGCAGAAAATATATATAAAAATTGTTCTGAAGTTGGTATAGATATTGTAAGAAATGATATTACTGGCTTTAGCCGTACTAAAAGTTTCAACGGTAAAAAGAAAATTGTATTGCTCGATGAGGTAGACGGCATGGCATCAACTGAAGCTCAGCGGTCATTAAGAAATGTTCTGGAGGAATATGCTGGGCATTGTAGGTTTATCTTAACTTGTAATTACAAGCATAGGGTTATAGTACCTCTGCAAAGTCGTTGCCAGTCTATAGACTTGGATCCTCAGCTTCAAGAAGTTGTTAAGAGATGTTACAATATATTGAAGAGTGAGAATGTATCTGTTACAGAGGAATCTAAGAAAAAGCTTATAGGGCTAGTTCGACGATATTTTCCGGACATCCGTAAATGTGTTAATGAGCTTCAAAAATACAGCACTTCAAAAACTCTAGAAATACCGGATTTAAATATTAAAGATGAATTTGCTGCAAAAATTATACAATTGGTAGTCAGTAAAAAGGTCTTGATAGTAAGAAAGGTCATTATTGAAAACGAATCGACATTTAACGGTGATTATGGTATGTTAATGAAGGCATTGTTTGATGCTGTATACACCGGTAATTACTCGCTCAATGAAGCTCAAAAGAAATTATGGTTAGTAACTATTGGAGAGTACATGTACCGATCAGCTTTTGCATTAGATCAAGAGATTAATTTCTATTGTTTATTAATTGCTTTATCAGAGATTACTGCTTAGGTAGATATCTTGCAGTACCTTTCTCTACAGCAGGGCTTTTTTCTCCAACAGCAGGTGAGCTAGGTATTGCAGTATTAAAATTGTTAAGTGTTCTATCTCCTTCTGAATCTTTTTTATCTCCCTGGTCGCTAGTACCTGTTTGTCTGTGTGGTGATAGCATTAATTCATCTTCACTTTTAATGTCTACTTCTTTTGGTTTAATGTTGACATTGTCTGTTTTTTTCAAGCTATCTGGAACAGGCGCAAGATTGGTGCCAGTGTCAATATGTTGTAAGACATGTGCGGGCAATGTTATAAAATCTTTATAGAGACCTGGTGCTAATTCTAACGTAATGTCTATTAAAAATCCGCTAGCTTCGTTCTGTATGTTTCCAGGTTGTGTCGAGGGTCTTACTGGTTTGACAGCACTAACACGCATGTTTAACCCACTATCGATAAAGGATTTTACTTTAGCTAGGTAGTTAGGTGCTTGCTGACCAAAAAACTCATCTCTTAATGCATTATCAGTAAATTTGACTAAATCACCAGTTAAAAACCCGCCTCTTGTAAATCTGCTTATTGCGGATTCATATAACTTGACAAATTTGTTCATATTAAATACTTATGTTTTCTAAGCTTATTTTAGAACAATTACCATGTTATAAATAATTTTATGGCCGCCATTGTCGTTAGTACTATAGGATCAGTAGTATCTGGTGCTCTATACAAGGATTTATCTTTAGATTTAAAACTAAATTATACACAAAATACACAGCTTTTAAAGCGTAGAGAAATTAAAGATATACAAGCATCACTTGATGTTGGTGCAATAAAGAACAGCTTGTTTAATTTGTTTACGACTATGCCTGGACAAAAGATCTTAAACCCGATTTACGGGTTAAACTTGGCACAGTACTTGTTCGTACCTATATCTGTAACTCAAGCTCAGATTATAGGCGAGTCAATCTTTACGGGTATAAGACGATTTGAACCTAGAGTACAAGTGGAAAGGGTAAACGTTGAAACTGATTATGATAATAATCAATATAATATATTCATGATCATTAATGTTCCGTCGCTAAATATACAAGGATTCGGACTCAAGGGAGTACTCAGCGAGTCAGGATACTACTTTGATTAATTATGGCAGATATAACTAGCAATCCTTTTAATATGCCTTTAAACGCGTATGCCGCGTTTGATGCATCGAATCTCAAATCATTAATGATACAGCGCCTGACTCAAGGTGGCGTCTTTACTGATCAAATTTATGAGGGGAGTAATTTTAATAGTTTATTAGATATTATAGCTTACAGCTATAACGTATTATTATTTTATTTAAATAGAACAGCTAACGAAAGCTTGTATAGCCAAGCACAGTTATATGAGAATATGAATCGTATAGTAAAGATTCTCAATTATAATCCAATTGGAAATCAGTCAGCTGTTCTTAGCTTTAAATCGAGTGCACCAGCATCTCTTCCTGCAGGTGCCTATACAATCCCGCGGTATTCATATTTTACAGTAAATGGAATTAACTATTCATTTGCTAATGATATAACCTTTACAAAAACTAGTGATGATAGTGAAGATTTAACCCAGCTTGATAATTCTGCTCTTTTATATCAAGGCTCGTTTGTTCCGTACCCTCTTTACATTGCAAACGGGGCACCGTTTGAAGAATTTTCTTTAGCTGTATTAAAAGAAAACGGTGATAATGAGCTTATAGACCATAATAATATTCATGTATATGTTTTAGATGAAACAGGCAAATATACTGAATGGAGGCGCGTAAACAACTTATATTTAGAAGATTCAAGCGGAAAAAGTTTTGAGTGTAGGTTTAACGAAAATCAGAGATATAGTATAAAATTTGGTAACGATGTAAACGGCAAACAACTCAAAGCCGGTTATGTAGTAGCAGTATACTACCTTAGAAGCGATGGTGTTCAGGGCGAGATAGGACCTGGGGTTCTCGACAGTAACAAACTCTTTACATTTAACGTCCAGGCTTTTAATCAAATATTTTCTGATATTAAGAGCAATTTAAATTACATTAACAGTACACAAGCGGCATCGCTTGTTTTTACGAATCCAGTGGCTAGCACATCATTTTCACCCCTCGAAGATACTATTGGTATACGAAATAACGCTGCAAATGTTTTTAAAACTCAATACCGACTTGTAACGACACGTGACTTTGAAACATACATTAAAAATACTTTTAGCAACATTATTGCTGACGTCAGAGTGGTTAATAACTGGGAATACCTAGCAGAGCATGTTCGATATTTGTACAATATAGGGCTAAAAGCACCTAATAGTGATAGTAGAATTCTCTTCAACCAAGTTACTTTTGCTGATAGTTGCGACTTCAACAATATCTATATTTACATAGTTCCAAAAATACAAACATTAGAGAGTGGAAAAATTAAAAATAATTTTATCGGTACAGGGTTAAAAGATAATATTATAAACTCATTACAAAACATAAAATTGACAACTGCAGAGATAGTAATGATGGACCCGGTTTATCTTGCTGTGGGACTAGGTGTTGCTAGTAGCGAGGAAATTAACAATTTACAATTAACACCAGATATTATTGAGCAAACCAAGTTAGTAATTGGCCGGGCTCCGGATAGTTTATATTCAGAGAATGAAATTAAATTGCAAGTTGCAAATATTATTGTTAATTATTTTAAACCTTCGAACGTTAAGCTTGGACAAACAATTGATTTAAGTGCACTAGCAAGTGATATCCTGAAGATTGCAGGTGTTACATCTATAACAAGCTCTCGTATTATCAATGATCAGCAAATTAATAGAAATGGTCTTAGCTTTCTTGTATTTAATCCTGTTTACAGTAACCCTAGCGAAGATATTTCCATTATAACCCAAAGTAATGTTTTACCGTATTTTAAAATACCATATTTGTATAATCCTGAAGGTATACTTAAGAGCATTGAGGTGGTAACGCCGGATATTCAAGGCGCAAGCTTGAGGGAATATTAATTTATGTTGGCGCTTACGGCTGTTCAAATCGGCGTCACGGTTATAAATTCTCCAGACTCAGCAAACGTCTATACAAGCTATACACTTTCAAATACACCCTTTTATTTTAGACCTATTTGGGCTGCCGATTCTGGAAATGAATTTTTGCTTTACAGCCAGTATCAAATATTATGGGATTTTGGTGATGGAACACATACTACAGGGCTTAGCGCACAGCACTATTACAAATATCCAGGCGTATACAATGTAACCGCGACGTTTTATAACATTGAAGGTAATGCACAGACAATTAACACTACAACAGATTCAACGTCCGGATCCTTGGTTTACGCGACATTAACTGCGTTCAATGCAATGCCAGATAAAATAGTTTTTAGAGGGCTATTGCCAGAAGGCCGACCTGGTGTCTATCAGTTACCGGCTGGAAAAAAAAGCATACCATTAGATATATGTCGTTTCAATAGCTGGCAAAACGACAGCTTTTTAAGAGAAGATAATTACACTATTAATCTTTATGCCTCTGGTAGTAAGAGCGATTTTCTTTCACCAAATAGTTACTACACGGACAAATATGCTCACCTGAGAAAATATTTTGGATTTATTGAAACGTATGTTTCCCCAAGCGGTAATATTTCTACACGATTGGTTGATAGTACCCGTACAACTGCGGTGAGCGTCTACGCAGAAAGAGTGAGAAAAGAAAACTCCTGGGAAATAGAATTAAATTTTGTTGGAACACCAAATGAAAATACAGCATTTGCGGGAACAACTGGCAGTAGCCTCGATGATAGGACAGTAAGTTACATTGATCAAACCCCATCTAATGACGATGGGCCAGCGTTAATATTCTTGTACGCGCACCCTAAAACAACCAGATATTATGATTTTAATCAAATCTATAACGATTACTATCCTAGTATTTCATATCCCTCCTACGGGTATATAAATTATCCTTGGGCTGTACAGCCGTTAAAATCAATTTTTAACCCAGCTGAAACTATAGCTATAACAAGCAATGGAATTACTGTAGAAGGTACTCAACAAACGCTCGGGCCTTTAACTGGGCAGCTTTTACATTCTTTTAATATATACCCTGTCAAATGGACAGATACTGAAATTGCTTTTTGCTGTACGTTCAAAGACAAGGATTACTTTACAACAAAATGCTATCCACCTATAACTGGGTTTAGAACTGATGGGCAAGATCCTACAGATCTTAATACTATTAGTTTAGGAGTATACAGAGTTGTGGATAATGACCCGTTCACAGCCACTAATGATGTTAGTTCGTATAGAATCGATGATGCAACGTTTGTACGTAACCCTGATGTACCTAATTATTCACGAAGCGGTGGGTATTTTGCAGGGACTGTAACTATACCGCAAGAAACCGAAATTGCATATATAAGTGCAGCTGCTTTAATATTAGATGATCCTAAGCTAAATTTAGGAATATCGTTTGGCTTTGCTGCACAACCCGGTAAAAGCAATGTAAAAAGATTTTCAAAAAGAGCTACCTTCGATAATTGTTTACAAGAGGAAATATCGTTTTCGTACGATATTAACTGTGACATCTATACAAATAACCAAACATCAAACTTAGGTATTAGTTATGTACCCTTGGAGATTTATAATCGCGGACAAAGTCGAGTATACATTACTGACTCTGATAATGACAAAATTTATGTGTATAGTGTTGAGGGCGCATTAATTAATACTGTTGATCTTACCAACGTGCCTGTTATACGTAGGATTGCTGAGTCTACACCAGTGTTTGTCGATTTAAGAGCAAACCTTAATAGTGCTAGCCCTTCGAACGTGGCTATTGATAGTATGGGCAACGCATGGGTAACTTTATATGATGCTGTAAAAACAATAAAGTTAGATTATAACACACTAACAATCTGTGCTAGCGCAGAACCAACTTTACAAAATGCAGACTACAGCAATACTAGATTATATTCTGTTTTAAAATCGTTGAGCGGATTTACCGGCCAAAATTCATTACTGCCAACGTGTGTTGATACAGATCTTGATGACAATATTTTTGTTGGGTACAGCCACCCTGTTAGCGGGTATATCTTTAAATATGATGCTAGCGGGACAGTATTAAATGTTTACGGAATAGATCCGCTTTATTCAGTGCAAGAAATAGTTGTTGATAGGGGCAATTTTACCTGGGCTGTATTTAAATATGTTGGTCCGCGATCTCCAAATCCTTATGAATCTCCAGATTTAATTTATAAGTGGGATAGTGATTTTAATTTAATACCAGGGTTCCCTATTCAAACTATAAGAGGTGCCGGTAATCTAACAATAGATCTCAAGCAAAATCTCTGGGTTAATTCAGGATATTCTCTTGTTAGTAAAATTACACCCACAGGTGGTGTAACAACATTTATTTTAGACACAACCACACCAGATGAATTCTACACACAACCTATAGGTGGCATAGGCTGTGATGTTGAAGGATATGTCTGGATAATCCATAATTACAATGGCAAAATTTATTTTCTACCAACTTCTAGTACCACTCAAACTCCACTATCGAGCCTGTTTGATGGCAATTTGCCAGATATAGAACAAACAATTTCAGATCGATCGCAAGCGTTTTACAGTGTGTTTGGTGACTGGACGGGTGTAAGGTGGGTCAATAAATATGTCACAGAAACTGATCCACTTCCGCGCATTATAAGAGGAAGCAGCAACTACTTTAAGATATTAAAGCGCGGTCCAATAGCTAACAAAGTAAATGAAAATTTTGATCAAGCTGCGTCGTTTAAAAGCTACATCTTACAAGAAAGTCTTTTTGATAAAAAAATGCTATTGGAGGAATTTTTAGGACAGATTGTCGGTAATGCTGATGCCCCGCCTGAAGTTCTTGGCAAAACGGTATACGAAAAAATTGCTAATTATGTCAGTAATGTTTCTGACCCTGAGACTTGTAATATTAAGAGCCTGAAGAGCATGTTTATCCAGCAGGGGCTTGATTACATTGATTTTACTTCTGACTATCCCCCAGGCTTAAGACGTGCTATAGATTTGTTGAGTGTTAATAAGTCTAAGCTTTTTGGAACTAGGGCAGTTACTCAATATAGCTTTGGTTTAAGTGCATATGATTTTAATGCTGGTAAAAACTTAGGCGAAGAAATAGATATTGAAACAGGCACTTTTATTGTCGGCGAACCCGTCGTAACATATGAAAATTTTAGTGAAAACTATAAGTTAGTTTTCAATACAGTAATACCGACTACAAATAACAAGGTACCTGTAATAGGCCAACCATACCCTCTTAGCGGGGTAAATTATAATTGGGGATGGGGCCTGGTTACAGGAAATATTGAACAAGCTGGTCTTGATATAAAGCCTTACTATCGTTTTTACAGATATAAACCATACAAAAATACAAATATGGTAGACGGGATTATAGACTTTAAAAACCCTTTAACTATACTAAATCCTACATTGAGCAGCTATGGCGACTGGACTGGCTTTGCCGGTGGCATGGAAACTATTATTGCTCGATCATTTTATGAAGGCTTAGAATTATGAACTTAGTAGAATATTCATTTTCAAAAAGTATATTGAACAATAGTTCAGAAGCTCTTGACAATTTAGCACCAGCCACTTTTTTAGTTTGGTTTAATCAAAAGACAACAACAACTTTAAACCTTGACATAATTTTTGAACAATATAAAAGCTATGTAATTGCGTGGGGCAAGAAAAAGAAGCAAACTAAGGAGCAGACACAACAAACCGTACGCGACTCCTACATACAAGTATTGCGAGAGCTAGTCATCACCTATAGTACAGAAGAGGAAAGACGGTTTGTTACGAACGCTAATTTAACTAACCCAAGCGATTTAGATATTATTTTACCGTTTTTTATTTCAAAAATCAAACAGGTATGCTTGTTTTATGCGAATAAACGTGAAGAAGTCAAAACAGCAGCAATTCAGCATAATATTCGAGGTACAAACAGGGGTATCGAAAGGTTAATCAAAAAAATTATTTTTGATGCAGCGCAAACCGATCAAGTTGTGTACACGTCCGCGCCATGTGAATTCCCCCCTGTGTCTGCACTTGCCCGTGATTTAAGTGTATATGTTGAAGAATTGTATGATCTAGAAGACCATTATTTTAATATTGCTACAGATACAGTTATTTCAAAAGACTCAACATCAATGAGAGCCACTATGAGTAGTGCTAACGTTAATGTTGTAGATTCAAAGTTATATCTAGATATTAAGCTTGCAATAATTGATGCGATTAAGCAATACCCGTTTTTCATTCAATCATTAGGCACAAATAACTTTACAATTAATCCAGTTTTGTCAGGCACCGAATTACATTATTTAAAAAATCGTGATTTCATTACATATGTTAGCGGGGGTGTTGCGGACTTAAAAATTAATTTACTCAAAAGACTGGCTCCGAAATATTTGGGTAATGATTTTTATTATCTAAGCACTGGCTCAACTGTTACAGATTATGTTTCGGGGGTGTTATTCTCCACACAGTCATTATCTGGTGCAACAACATTAAACCTGTTAAACAGGCAATATCCTAGTACAGCTACAGTACCAAGTCTAGAATCATTATATATAGAGCAAGAGATAGGTAGATTCTTTCTACCTCAACATCAAGGTGTTCTTATTCACAATACACCTAGAAAATATTTTGCTGTCGATACAGACCAGCTAAAGCCAAACACAGTCTATGCATTTCCAGATCCAAAAATTATAGGTAATGTGTCGTTTAATAGCGATAGTGATAATGTATTGGTTCCTTTTGTGTATACAGTAGATGTTTCTTGGAATAAGCGAACTAGAAGCGATCAATACGCGTTTGGTGATGTGTTTGCAACAAACTATGCCCCGCTATACTATGGTTATCAGAGTCGCGAACAAGATGTTGATATAAGTGTAGCTGGAATAAGCAAAACTTATGATAATGTACAGTTCTGGGAAGGGTTAGCGCAGGAAAAATGGGCAGATTCAGATATCTGGCCGGGTCTTCGTACGGGTGATTATCTGCCCATTGATCAAAGACAAGCCTCAATTATGGCTACAGATATGACTCCTGTGTATTGGGGTAATGATATTTACGGTAATGAGTACGGGCTACTAAAAAGAGTTAATGCATTAAAAGCTATATCTGGTGTAGCTTATGATGGTAGTATAATTTTAAATAGCGAGACGGTCGCTGCTTCTCCAAAAACTAAGATTGATTATAAAACCGTTTTTGAAAAACGATACAAGGTACCAGGTACTTTGTATTTTAGGGATATTTCTACTGATACAGTAACTCCAGGTAGCGCTGCATTAAGCGCTGTTCTCTACAAATATCCTCAAGATGTGCGTGATGAAATTAATAGCAGCTTGACATATTTTGCTATATATCAAGATATTTTTGTGATGGAGACTGAAACTTATGTAATAATGGATACGGTAATTTACGATTATGATACAAAGAAAATTCTCATTAATAACAATTCTGGTACATATATACGTAAATTTAATTTAGATAAAAATCTTGAGCGGTTTGCAGGGGAATGGTTTTCAGAAGCAGATCAAGAGCTATACTTATGCTTTTTAGTTCTTAGACCACATTTATCAGCTTCTAATTATCGCGCTCTATACCCGCTGATCTATAAAACTAAATTAGATTTGCTCAAACTACTGCAAGTATATCCTGATCCTGCTTCAGATCTCAATCAAATTTATTCTCTAAGTAGTGGATTTATCGATCCACCTCAAATTGATTTGTTTAAAATTGACGGTATAAGTTTTAGTCGATTAGATAAAACTAATTTGTTTAATATAACATATTTAGCTAAAAATTTAAATAGTATTCCGCATTTTATTAATGAACAAATAGTCAAGCAAGACCCTTATTATATAACATATACACCTGAACTGTTTAAACCGTTTTATTTTACCTACGATAATAATTATGCTAACCCGCTTCTACCATTTTTTGTAAAGTATAGAGGTTCGATCTCTGGTGTCATGGGCGCTAACAAATATCGAGAAGGTGTCTTTGACACTGGAGAACAAGATTCAAACTACGTAACTTATCTTTTTCACGACGGTATTACTCCTGTGCAAATTAATTATGTAGGTAATTATGTAATACAGTTTGATTGGGAATCATATATTGAGACTACAGTATTTATTGGCTGTTCGGGATTCAGGGTTAGGAGAGTTGAAAATGACTTGGTATGGGCAGCTGATACATCACAGGCTAAATTACTCGACGGATACGGGGTAAGTGTATTAGGAGCTGCAGATTATTTTACTGTTTCCGGCGTTCCTACATTCTTTAATGTTAGTGTAAGAAGACCGACATACCCAGATCCAAGTGTTGTTGAAATTAATATGACTGGTACATTAAACGCACCAACTGGTCCTATATGCGATCCTAGTGACGCAATTTATAAAAGAATTGAGATAGTAAAAACTGGACCTGGCCGTGGTATAGTTTTATCAGATCCGTTTTGTATTAATTGTACAATAAGCTCATTTAGATGCACAGAATCTTTCGGTCGAGGAACAGAAGTATCATTAATAGCGAGCGGTAATTATCTAAGCTATTTCGACCGTTGGGAGGGTACCGAGTGTTCATATGCTGGAAATAGCGATTGCTTATTTACTGTGACCACTGACCAGAGCATTACAGCGGTATTTTCATTGTTACCGTATTACATTGTAAGTGTAACAACACCAGCATCACGGGTTCGTAGCCAAGATAGCAGGATCGATATAACGCAGCCTGTAATAGGTGAGGGGTTTTTATATCTTGCTAACAGTATAGTAACATTATCTACAGTTGCGCCTATTTCTGGGTGGGAGTATAGGGGTTGGATAGGTACTTTTAGAAGCACTGAAAGCAACATTGTAACTTTTATTGTGCGTAGTGATATTGAAGCTATTGCTAACTTTGTAAGATATTATGACTTTTCAGTAACCCTGACGGTCGGTGTACTGTCTGCTTCTCTATCCGGTATTAACTACGGTTATGTTGCAACTATACCTTTAAGCACAGGTGGTATAGGTAATAAGACAGGTGGCATTGTTGTTCCAACACTATCGGGTAGTGAGCTTATAACAACTAAAACTGCAACCTTTACTGGAACAGGATCAGTTGTGCTGGGCGGCTCAACAGTCACACTTAGTGCAAGACCGATGCCTGGCTATAGACTTGTAAAATGGCTTGGGTCGCCCTGTGCTAGCACAACAGAAGGCTTAGGTAAAGTTGTACCTGGTAACGTCGATGTTAATGCTAATAACCCGTGCAGATTCACTATAACAGAAAACGTGGCTGTTACAGCTTTATTTGACGTTGGCTATTATACATTAACCATCTTAATGTCTGGTGATGGTTGCGGCAGAATTTACAGTGATGAAGACCCTGCAGTTAATTATGAAAACTGCAATCTCTTTAGTTCATCCACGTATAAAATTTTAAGCGGTACAACACTCACGTTACGAGCCTCTGGGTATTACGGTAATCGTGTGTTGGGATTATCGAGTAGATTTTGTAACCCTATTTTCGATGTTGACTCATGTGTAATGAGATTTGATCGAGATGAAACTCTCATTGCAATACTATCGACTGGTAAATATTATACATTGACAGTCAATCTATCAACATGCGGAACATTATCAGTTTCAAGTATCCCTGAAGGTATACTTGGTGGTATTGACTGCGGAGCAACATGTCAAGCTATATTCCCACAAGGAAAATTTGTTCGTTTGACTCAACTTAACCCCACTGAAACGTGCTATGTAGATACGTTTATAGGTGATGGTGTTTATTATGGGTATTCTGGCGGAGGTGGTATCGCATTTACCGGTGGCTCTCAATACTTTAATGGTACTCTAGTTACACTGCTTAGCAGTGAATCATTTGGTCTTACAGATGATAGCTTGTTTTTAGGTGAAGGTGGTGCCCCGTACTTTAGCGGGGAAGGTGTAACAGTATCGATAGGAGATGCATTTGTGTTAATGACACAAGATAGGAGTGTATCAGCTATAACAGCATAACATGAATCAACCCCTTCAAGATAAAAATATAGCATACTGGAATGACCAGGCCCTAGATACATGGCAAGATATAATTATAAGCTTTGAATATGCTCGTTTTGCTGTAGATACTGCACCGTCGGGTGGTTTTGCAGTTGTGTTTTTTGATAGTATTTCAGATAGTCCAAGAGGTGGGGGGCGTGATTATAGCTTAGGGTATACACCTAACGATGGAATTTCATATTGTTTACAGGGCGGATATAGTGGGCTGCAATCTGCTGTACTGGGTGTGGGGTTTGATCCAACAGGTTTTTTTGTTATAGAGCAGCCCTATATTAATGGTTTGCCTATCTCAGCAGTTAGCTTAGAACCTACTCTTGCTGTACGCGGCGGGGTAGACGCGGATTATAGAGTTTTATACTATAGTGCGTTGAGTAAGCTAATATCAAGCGTTCCCGGGGCAAAAGATTTTGCTATCTCTGAAAACATACAGAACGCTAATGATGCACACTATAGAGCTGTACGTATTATTCTTAGTAAAAGTGCGACTGAACTAAAAATTCAAGTAAAAGATGATGCAAATAATGAACAATTTGTAACTATAGCGGTTGTAAACATTCCCTTGAAAGATAGGACTGCTTTAAAAGTAGGACTGACACATACAACTGCAGAAGGCGCAACAAAATTTAAAGTTCGTAATTTTAATGTGGCTGGTTATCCGGGTATTCCTACTTCACGTCGATTAGCTAATTGCTCACAGCAAATTCGAAAAGGAGGCTACGGGTTATTCAATAATATTCTTGCAATGGGAGACGAGTATATTACAACCACAGAATATCGAAAAGTTATCACATATACATCAGATACAGTAAAATTTAGTCTCTCTAATGCTATTAATACTGGTTCAGGCATTACTTTGTTTGGTGATGATTCTGTAAGTATTATTGCACGGGTAGACAATTCTCCACAAGTTTTAATATATAAATATCTTGGACAGAAGACAGCTCGTATCGTACCTACAACGGTTAACAGGTTCATCACCCCAGATAATCAAATCGCTACTAGTGCAGATATAGCTGGAAACTCTCTTGTAATATGCACGCCTTCTAATCAAGGTACCGCATACATATATGCGTACAATAGAAGTTCGGCTAATTTATCTCAGTATGGTACATGGTCATTGTACCAAACACTATACGGCTCAACAAATGTGCCTAGCGGATCCGCCCGGCAAATGGGTGCGGCTGTTCAAATTAGCGGACGAAATATGCTTGTTGGTGATACAAATCTTACTGTACATGCTTTTAGAAAAGATATTAACGAAAACTGGTCATACATACAGACCCTCTCGTGTCCTATTCCAAGTAACGGTGGCAATACAAGATTTGGCGGTGTAATATCCCTAGATGGGGATGATGCTGTAATAGGCGCACCTAATTCCTACAAAGAACAATATCCACAACCCGGTCAAGGCGAAGCATTCCATTATGTCTACGAAAGTAGTACAGGCCGCTGGCGCTTGGTGATGACAATGGGTAGTTTCTTCGATATTAATACCCCTAATGGTAATTTTGGAAGTTCAATAAAACTCTATGAAAATTACTGTGCTATTGCAGCACCGTTTGAACCTTACAGAGAAGATCCAACTAGTAGTAATGAGGTTGCTAACATAGGTAGAGTTTATGTTTTTCAAAAAACTAAGTCCGGTATTTTCACTCAAGCAAATATTATTGCGCCTGAAGACGCTATAAGACAAGAGAATATGGCTTTCGGTGCAGCAGTATCTATATACGGAAATTTATTAGGGGTACTGTCACCTTTTGCAGAGGTCGATAATAAATCCTACCTATCAATCTACAGATTAGACTGTCGTTTTGCTCTGCCTCCACTTCATGTACCAATTCCGCCTTGTGCGCTACGTCTATCCGACGACAGCGGATTCATTATCGATCTTATCAACAACGATTATATGGTATCTTATTCTTGCGAGCTTGGGTACCCGACCTTCCAGCCAGACAATATACCACAAGGACCACCATGAACTACGCTTTAAGCAATACAACCTTTATTGTACCGTCAAATGTACGTGAGCTATCCTCGTATAATTTTTGTACCTGGCTAGATCACTACATTTTTCGCGATACAAGCTTGAGTCCTACTGGTTATGATTTCTTTTATCCATTAACAGCATACGGTGGGCCTTTAAGCGGTGGGCCGATTAATCCAGTAATAACATATGATAGTGTTGTATCTGGTGGGCCGCTAGCTGATACATGCTATCAGGATTTTTGCTATCAAAAAATTGAGCTAACACCTGTAACTATCTATTGCATAACTACAGTAAACTTTGTTTTGACAGCTCTAGACGATAGTGTTTCGGATATTATTAAAATAGTTTATGATTTTGGTGATGGTAGTCCCATTTTCTTTAACGATTATAAGGCTGGTAAAATTGATGCTATATCACCAAAAAATATTATTGTTAGTCATGATTACTATCCAACAGAAAAAGTTGTTACGACCTTCACAGCATCAATAAGCGTACTCTACAATAATTGCTGTATTAATACGTATACAAACGTTCTTTGCTCGTATAGATGCGGCATTCTAGATATGTACGAAGATACCTATTTACTTGATGCAACGCAGTCGAAAGACTCGAACAATATTATCTTTACTATGGAGAATTTGCCTAGACGTCAAATATTTGATAATGTCTTGGATTTAAATGAACCTGTGCCATATTTATCTGCATTACCTAATGTCTTAGAGCCTGTTCCACAAGTCGAACCTAGAATTACGCTTCGTCGTGGGCTTACAGCGCAGCGCGCGAGAAGAAGCCCTATCAAACCACCTATCCCAACATTTATATATATTGAAGGACCAGGTATAGATTTAAATCCAAATGCACCAGAACTATTGCTAAAAGATCAGTTTATCGCTATAGCTGATACTTCAGGCATTACCCTGAGTAGTAATTCACCAACTACAGATCACGGTGCGCCGTACCTAGGAGGCCCTGGAATAATAATCCAAGCTTAAATATTTTATGTTTACTAGCTATCTCTCAACAAGAAATTACATAGGACTTAGTGCAACATATCAATTTGATTCACAAGTAGATTTTTTATGTAAAAAAATATCAATTGATGGACGTCTATCAACAAGTTTTTCGCCGCTTTTTTCAGGCTCGAATGATTTCTATAAAAATAATTATAGTTTATTATTCTTAACTAAACCTGTAAAATTATCAGACGTTACAGTATTTCAAGAACCAAAAAATAATGTAAGACAATATTTTTGTAACGTATACAATTATTTATCTGGTAGCGGGCAAGCAGAATTTCTTAGATTTAGTGGCCGCATTGATGACAACTTACAATATACTTTAATTTATGATCATACTTTTACAGGCAGAATTTCTAGTGTAAATGATTTGTTTTATTTTAATTTTGATTTGACGGATCCGTTTACGTGCACCCTTGCACACAATTTTGCAAATCAGGATTATTTCTTATCATTTAACCCCACAAATCTCAATCTTAATTTTGTAATTCTATCGGGGTTTTCATCGAGCACAGAATATAATAGACGATTTTTCTACACATATAATAAGGAGGATAACTCACTAACATTACAAGTAAGAGCTGCAGGTCAAGCCTGGCAGGTTATTCGCGATAATAATACAAGGCGCCTAGCGCTCTGCGCAGTAGATAGCATAAGCTTTACCGATACAAGAGGTATTTTTTATTTAACTGCATTTGCACCACCTAAAGTACCTAAAGCAACAATAGACTGGGGTAGCTATTTACGAAACTTTAATCAAAACAATATAGATATTGATAAGGAGAAAAGTTTTTTTGATATAAAGAGTAATTTATTAGTTCACGCGGAATATTTTAATTTAGAAAAAGAAGGATTAAAGGCTAATTTTCTTACTCTTAAGTCGCAGTTAAATACACATAATTTACAAGGAAGAGGTAATGTGTTTCCAGATGAAGAACCGGTAAATTATAGAAATTATGTCTCTATATTTTCAGGTAATCGTCAAGAAAGAGGCTTCGAAAAGTTGCATCTGCAATATGAATCTTACTCAACACCTTATACATTTGATGCAGGCAAAACCACCTGGTTTCATATGCCCCAGAATATATACCCATATGACCGGCTAAATGTAACATCAAGTAAATTAGTTGAAGCTGGAGCCATAGGCGGTGACCATCCTTTGCGTAGTGATCGCATTTACAAAAAACTTGGTGCGTACAAATACACTAGTAATGAAGGAGATTCTACCGGTGAAACAACCGGGCAATGGTTGTGCAGCTGGCTATCAGCAGCGCCAGATATTTCCATTAAACCTGTATGGGTTGATCGGTACTATAACTCCAATACTGTAACACCATATCAAGCAATAACTGCACCACAAAGCAATGTCACGTACAAAACTTCTTTTGAATGTTTAGATTTGACACCTGGAATTACCGATGTACCGTCAAATCTTACGTTTGAGCCTGGGTGTTTATATGCTTACTCGCATATAGGTCAAATAGATGCACAACAGAATATTAAAGCTCTATCTCCCTACCTACAGGCTAAAAATTTAACTTCTTATCAGCGTATTAACGGTTCATTGTTAGGGCCGACACTAGATAGCGGCATCTTTAATACGTATTCTTTTATCGGCAATAATTACGGTACTATTGATATTACTTCGTTCAAGCCATCAGAAAATGTCTTTACTGTTACCTTTTGGGCTAGCCGTACAGATTGGACAGTTCCTATTGGCTATCAAATTGCAGGTAACTACAACGAATACGGGATGGGAATATATAACTACCAGCTAGTTACTCCGCAACTATTTTTCTTGTGTCAGGGAAATATCATAACTTATAATAGTGACTTAGAACCTATTAATAATTACAACAGCTTGCAGACTTTCAATCAAAAAGCTGTTTACTATATACGCCGTGACCCGTTAAATTCGTTTCACGTTATTACAGATAGTCGAACAATTGCTGAGATTAACCTTCAAGAAGCTATAGTAGACAGTGTTTCAGGGTTACTAACAAACATGGCGGCATACATGCCAGGTGAAAATCCAGAAAATTTTCGCCCAGAAAGCCTTCCAATAATCGATGTTTCTAACGATACTGATTATGCGTACATCTTGCTCGGTGATAATAGCATTCGAGAATTAAATCTAACCTCAAATTTAATGTTTAAAGTTAGTGCAACAGCCTTCGTAACTGAGTCTGGTCAGTATAAGCAAATAAGACGAGTTGGTGATCAGCTTGCGCTTATTGACGGTAACCAGTCTGTAGTACGCGGCACAAGAGTGTATTTTCTTAGTAGCGGTCAAATACAATTTTGGGATACACAAACAAAAATAATAACAGGGTTTGTAGGTAATAACAATAATAAGTTTGATTGCTTTAATATAGATAAATTTGATAACGCGTGGACGGCAAAAGGCAATACAATAAGCGTTTACGGTGAATATCAAAAATTACTGTTTACAAAAACGTTATCAGCGACATCAACTCAGTCAAAAATTCCATTGAAGATACAAAATATTACATATATGGAGAATTTTAAGGCAGGCAACCTTCATTCAGATGTAATTATTGCAGCTAGCGGATCACAATTAAATAAATTGTTACTAACAAAACTAGATTATTCTGGTAATGTAATTAAAAGCGTTTTGATTGACGCAGATTCGACATTCAATACAAATTCTGATCCATCAAACCACAACTACAATTATGCATACATATACAACAAGTCTTTTGGTAACAACAACTATTCATTTAAGATAAGATTGTATAACCAGCTCAACACAGAAGATCTTGAAATTCCTGAGCCTATTATTTTAGCAAAAGATTTAAGCACAGGTTATCATCATTTTGCTATTGTGGTTAATGCTATTGAGGGGTATGCTAAAGTATATTTAGACGGTAGTCTCTATAATACAGTGCCCTTTACTCCAAGAAAATATTGCTACACACCGCTTTTAACCGAGAAGATTTTAGTAGGTACATGTCCCTTTTACAGTGGTATTTCATTTAGTAATTTCTTAAATTCTAAGAAAATTAACGATTATTATTTTGTTAAAGATTTAACTTTACAAAATCTATACTTTTACAATAAAGAATTAAACTATTTTGATATTAATATGCATTTTAAAGAAAAAATTTCTCCTCAAAAGCTTGTTTGGGATGTTCCAAGCGGTAGACGTAATTTCATTGATACGGTTTCAAGGTATTTTACTCAAAGAATACCAGGTGCAAAGAGCACTCTTTATAATATCTACATTAATGATAATTTAATGGATCAACAATGTAAGGACTATATTCAAACAGCTATTATTAAAAAGATATCTGATATTGCGCCTGCGTATACGAAATTAAATAAATTATCGTGGGTAACCAATCAACCAGCTGTAAGCGGCGAATTCTTACAACCGTATTTCCCTGGAAATACATTGACTAATGCGGGGTTAGCACCATGACGACATTTGATACAGAGTTTCAAAAAGCTAACTTAAACTATGATAGAATGGTATCAGATAGTTTTGCGCTGCCTTATAATTTTGAATCTATAAAAATACAGCCTAATGAACTAGCAGTTGCAAAAACATTTAATAGGAAAATTGAAAAATTATATGATAATCTAATTTATCTTTACGGGCTTTGCTTTGTTGCAGATTTTAATATTCCAAGAAAATATGAAGGCTGGATAGGATATGCATTTGGCGAGCAAGACTTACAATACTACGATATAAACTACAGCACACAATTTGCACAATCAGTCCTTTCATCAACGTTTGCCAGAAGCCAACAGGCTATAGCATTCGATCCTCCCACATCTGAATTTTTTAGTACATTTGCGTACGCATCTAACGATTATATAGTGGTGTACGGAACGTTTGATTGTTATAATCCTGTCAAACTCCATGAACAAACATATATAGATCCACTTTCCGGTTCATTTACCTTTCAAGAAATAGCCGGGTTAGCAACTTACAGTAATCAAATACTTTATGTTAGCGATAGAAAATACAATAGTTTGTTTAGCTACAATTTAAAAGATGCGATAAGCAATGATTATATAAAATCCCGATTTTTATTTTTAAATAATTTTATTGGTGGCAGAGGAACTAGTAAAGATAAGCTTAAGTTTAACGGTATTGGTAAAATTACACTTGCAAGAGATGTATTAGTAGTAGAAGACGCTGGTAATAAATGCTTTAAAATCTATGACAAAGAATTAAACTGGGTAAATACGTCGCCTGCAAATACATTTTTTAATAAAATTTCTTCTATAAATGCGATGACATATAGTGAAAGGGATCACAAACTATATGTATGTGGTGATAAGGAATTGGTATTGTTTGATCTAACTACAACTTACGATATTATTTCAGCAAAAAGCTATAATTTTGTAGATTTATTGGAGAGTAGTGACAAATTTATAGACATAAAATTTGCAAAATACGATCCGGATATTTTTTACATGTTATCACAAAAGCAATTGATTAAAAAATGGATTACAAAACCTCAAAAAAACATTGGTGTGTTAGATTCAACCGTGTTTAACAATGATAATTTTAAATGGCTAGCAATTTCTAACAAGGGAAACGCAGATGTTCTCTATATTTCTGCATTATCACCGGACGATTCATTAAATTATGCGGCAGTATACTGGGATAACTTAGGGTTAATATCTCTTTTGAAATCAAATGACGAATTATCGATCTATTCTAAAGATGATGTAAAGATTAATCCGTTTGAATATAATACCTCTTGGGTTTATAACAAAAGTTTTCGCAAATTGCTGTATAATTTAGGTGTTCTTATAGGCAATGTTGGTTATAGGTTTTATGCTGGTGAAAACTCTGTTGGAACACCCGTATATTTGTACAGAGGGTACAATAATTTCTTTAATACTAACACTGTTTTAGATACAAATACGTTTAGTAATGTGTATATCAATGAAAATTTCCAAGCTGAGACCATAAACCGTGCGTTTAAGTTACTATTTGACTATCAAAGCACTATTTTGACACAAATTATCAGTAATAAGCCAGTGTTGATTGACTTAACACCTAGAAATACCACAGATTATCAGTATGATCCGTTTGAATTTGAACCGAGAGTTCCGGTTTCTCAGGATTATACAGTAGCAATGCAAGAAAATGTGTTTGTACCGTTTATGGTACTAGAAGTACCAGAAGTAGACTTTAAAGGCGCGGCAATAAAGGGCTTCTTAAACAATCTAGACTTTTATACTGCTAATAATCTATGAAGACCGTGATCAACAGTCAAAAAATGAATAACTATTATATAGGTCAATAATATGGCAGGATCCTTTACATTTCACAATAAACTACATAGAGCTAGTCACCATACTCTAACAGGTACAGGCGTACCGGACGCAGGTCTCGACCCAATTGCCTCTATGGAAGAGCCTTTTATGGGCACTTTCTATACTATTTTGCCAGATTTGAGTGGTAATCTAGTCATAACCTCAAATAGTTTTGATTGGTGGTCTACCTGGTATACTGTAAATGCTTTATCTGGTAACTGGGCACCCACACTGTCATTATATACAACAATTAATTCCCTGTCCAATAATTGGAATTTTGGGTATAGCGGTTATTTAAATTATTCTAATTTAAGTGGGCTGTACGTTTCTGTTTATACTACTGTAAGAACATATAGCGGGGAATGGAACTCACCATTCATAATGTATACAAACAGAGCCCAGCAATATACAAGATCAAAGACATTTTCAGGTACAGACTTAACTATTACAACTGCTCCAAGTACAGTATCCTGGGATTTAGATTACAATCAAGTCACATTTATCACATTGACTGGTGATGTAAGATTTTTAAACCCAACAAACAGACGTAAAGGAGGAACATACATCTTAAGTATAAAGCAAGATGTTAGTGGTAACCATGATATTGCATTTGACTCTGCGTACAGATTCAACGGCACAATCGACTTAACAGGGGTTATCAACCTTTCAGCAGGGGGAAGAACGGTTATTTCCTTCGTTTCTGATGGATTATTGCTTTATGGTGATAGAGTTTTTTACTCTGAATGAGCAACTTTCTATTTCACGATAAATTTCATAGGTCTAATCACCATACTGTTTCCTCACCAGGGTATCCAGATAGTGCAACTGACCCGATTGCATCGTTTTCCTCGCCTTTTAAAGATATCTTTTTTAACTACTTACAATGGGTAGTAGCTCAACTAGAGGTTAACGTAGTTAACATTCAAACGTTTGCAAGCTTACCTATAACATCATTTTCCGGTGCTTCAGCTGTAACTATATCTAGTATTTTTGAAAATATTACTGCGGCTGTTACAAGTGATAGTTATCAATGGTATTCGGTTCATAACAATATTTCAAATCTTAGCGGTGGGTACAACTTATATCTTACAAGCTACACAACAACAAATCCGCTGTCTAATAATTGGAATTTAGGATATAGCTCCTATCTTACTTTAAATCAAAATAACAGCGCAAATATCTTTTCTACTTTTAGTGTTGTAAGTGCATTAAGTTCTAGCTGGCCATTTCTCGCAAATACCCTTCGGCTTCATACAGCACAGGAAAGTACAGGTACAAAGATTTTTGCCGGTGCTGATGTGACTTTTATAGCGAATTCAGCGTTTTGGGATCTTAGTGCGGCACAATCTGGTTTTTGCTTTCTTACTGGTAATACAGTATTTAAAAATGTTATTCCGCCGGTCGGCAAACTCAAAGGCGGCGACTATACACTAATAATTCAACAAGATGGTTTTGGTAGCCATACCATAGATTTTGAAAATGATTACGTGTTTGGATCCAATTCTCTAACAGATATACGCGCGCGCGGTACAGTCGTATACGGATTACCAGTTTCTTACGCTGCCGGTAATATTACTACAGCTTTTGGCGATATTATTAACAGCTCAAGCTTTACCGTTTTGACTGGCGTATGGGAGAAGGTCGTGGGCGGCACAACATACGTCCTAGCAAAAAGTGCGTTTACCACGAAATGGTACGGTGGTGGTAATAATAATAGCGGCCAATTAGGGTTGGGTGATAATATTGCTCGTGGTCAGCTCGTACCTATTGAAGGTAACTGGGATGAAATGGTATGTGGGGATGGATTTACATTTGCATTAAGTTCAAATACAAAATTGTGGTATGTAGCAGGGAATAACGCTGTAGGTCAGTTTGGAACAGGCGATACTACTAGTAGTAATACCTTTATACCTATAACTGGTACTTGGGACACTGTAAAATGCGGTACTAGTCATACGGTTGCTAAGAGTGCAGATACAAATTTTTGGTTTGGAGCTGGCGATAATACATTCGGGCAGTTAGGTCTTGGCGCCTTTGTATCTCAATCTGAACTTTTAACTCAATTACCAGGTACTTGGGACGCTATAGTTTGTGGTAGTAATCATACAATGGCACAGAGCGCAGGTACCAACAGATGGTTCGGTACCGGTGATAATATAGACGGTCAGTTGGGGTTAAACTCAGGTGTAAACAACAGATATATTTTTACACAAGTAATTTCTGGTTTTTGGGATACTATGGTATGTGGGCATAACTTTACCTTTGCCCGGGAAGCAAATACAAAAAACTGGTCTAGAACTGGTGATAATGCTTACGGTCAACTAGCCACAGGTGATACTATTTCTCGTATTACGTTTGTCGCGCTAACCGGAAGCTGGGACAGCGTAACATGTGGGGCAAATCATACCGCTATGTTAAGTGCAGATACAAAAGTTCTATATGTTGCAGGGTTAAATTCTGTTGGTCAGCTTGGTATTGGGTCAACAGCAAATCAAAGCAATCTTGTACCTGTTACAGGTCAGTGGCAATCTACTTTTAGTCATTTTAATGGAAACTATATCACGAGTATTGGTTCAAGCCCTGTTGTTGATTATATTATTTCTGGTCCAATAAGCAGTGAAATTGTCTCTTTAACAGCTACCAGTATAACGGTTATCCGTTTTACATGTGATGGTCAAAAATTATTTGGTAAACCCACACAATATTATTTTATTCGCGATCCAATTGTAACATATTTTGCTGGTACTGGAATCACAATTAACCCTAACCCTGCAGAATTATATATAAACGAACGACTTATACCACGTGGAGGTATAATTGTACAGGGTGTTGTTTTACCTGCGAGTCTTTATGTGAATGCAGGTGGGCTTAACATTTCACTAGGGATTCCAGGGAGGTAGCCATAACTAATATATGATGGTATGTAGCGATGTTGAACCTGTAAGTGCCTTTTACAGTACCAATCTGCAATCTAAAATTGACGGGTATGATCGTCTGGGGCAACGAATTTGCCGAGCACTCGGCGCACCGCTTGTTAATATTGAAGTTCACGCAGACCAGCTTAACGAATTTATAGGAATTGCATGTGAGATGTTTACAAAATTTGCTGGATATACTCAAGAATATTTGGTGTTTGATAGTGATTTATATGAAGAAGGCAAGGGATTACGGTTAGATGTTTTGTTTAGCTTAACAAAAGATTTTAATTTTAGAGCAAAATTTAAAAATGTTTCTAACGGCATAAAAGATTTATACAGCGTGGGTAAAATGGTTATTGGCGATCCAACGAGCCCATATCTTTATCAGGTATTTGACCAGAACAATCCCAACGAAATAGAGCTTCTAAACAGCTACGATTATTTAATTGGTGATTATAGACGGGTAACAGATGTAATTGATTTTGAGGAAGGAAGCTCTAGCGGTGTCAATACCTTATTTACAATTGAACAAAGCTTAGCACAACAAACCTATTTTAGCTACTCTCTTGGCAACTATGGGTTTGATTTAATTAGCTGGTATACCTTGAAGAACTGGCTCGATACTCGCGAAAAGGTTCTTGCATTGCGCCGTGATATCAGATTTGATCCGCGTACACAATACATGCAAATGTTTCCTGAACCACGTACAACTCATTTCTATGGTATTGTTACTTGTTATGTGGAGAGACCTCTGGTAGATGTAATTAAAGAGCCATGGGTTTATCAGTACGCTTTAGCTTTGACAAAAATTGCTATAGGCAATATTCGAGGCAAATACCAAAACACTTCTATGTTTGGTGGCGGAACAATTAATGCAGCTATACTAACAGACGGTATAAATGAAAGAGAAGCTCTTGAAAAGAAATTATATGAAAGTGCTCCAGGGTTTGGTGATGCAGCACCACCAGAATTTTTTGTTGGCTAATGAAGCTGCAGCTTAAAAATTCAAAATATATTCAAGGTATTTTCAAACCTATACATACTGAAAAATATAAAGGGCATGATTTGCCTAGGTACATGAGTAGTTGGGAATTAAAATTGTTTAGGTGGTGCGATACTAATCCCAATGTAATAGAGTGGGGTAGTGAGACAGTTATCATACCTTATGAAAATCCTTTAGACCACAAAATTCACAGGTATATTGTTGACGCAGTAATTAAGTTAAAAACCTCGGAAGGTATTAAAAAGTTTTTGGTTGAAGTCAAACCTTATAAGCAGACAATAAAGCCAACTGAGACACCTGGCAAACATAAGAAAGCTTTATTATATGAACAATTAACATATATTCAAAACCAGGCAAAATGGGAGGCTGCTCGCCAGTGGTGCAAGTCTAGAGGTATAGAATTTACCATTTTAACGGAAAAAGAGTTAAGAAAATAGTCGGAAAAACGTATAAATATTAATATGCCTTTACGTTTATTAGTCGAGACACCAGCGCCTGAAGATCAATACGAATACGTGGTTGAAGAAAAGAGCGGTAATCAACCCAGTACCATGTATATTAAAGGCCCTTACATGCAATGTGAAGAGGTTAATAAAAACAAAAGAATATATGACTCACACGAAATGGATAGAGAAGTAAATCGTTATATCGCTGAAATGGTGAACAGCAAGAGATCGATGGGCGAGTTAAATCACCCCACACAGGCAGAGGTAAATCTTGAGCGTGCATGCCACCTTGTAACAGAGCTCAATCGCTCTGGAAATGTTTATTATGGTAAATCAAAAGTTCTAACAACCCCTATGGGTCAAATAGTTAGAAGTTTAATTAACGATGGGGTAAGAGTGGGTATGAGTTCACGCGCTTTGGGTAAGCTAGAGGAATGTGGCAACGGCATTAACAAAGTTAAAGAATTTAGATTGGTAGCTGTTGATTGTGTAGCTGATCCAAGCTTTCCTAAGGCTTTTGTAAATGGTATATTAGAATCAAAACAATTTGTAGTAACACAAGACGGTCATTATGAAGAATATTACGATTCATTTAGTGACAAGCTCCGCAATTTACCGAAAAAGGATGTTGAGGGGTACTTGAAAGAACAAATACTAGAGTTCTTTAATAAAATTAAAACAGTACTATAATGATACCTATCGCTGTAAAAGTCACCACCCCTTGTGCAAGCCCGAGCTTGGCCGACAAATTACAGACAAAATCTGCTATTGGTGCGGACGAGGAATGTTATGAAGATGAAGAGGGTAACATGGTCCCTTGTAAAAAATGTCTAAAAAAAGCCGGGAATTTCGAGCAAGAAGAGAATAAATATAAAAGTATGCAAGAGAAAGCTTTTGTTGTAAGATTTTTAAAGGCAATTAATGAAAAAAATTATGCCGAGGCCCATAAATATTTAAAGCAAATTATGGAGACTAAATTAGCTCGTCGCATCGCGGCAAACAAAGGAGTGAAGCTTTTCTAATTTATGAAAGATATTAAATCTATTCTAAAGGAAGCAACACAAGATCTCCTCTCAGAGGAAGTTTTAAAGGAAATAGAAGAGGCTTTTAATTCTACTGTTTCTGAAAAAGTACAGATACATGTAACAAAAGCTCTAACAGAACAAGATGAAGATTATAGCAAGAAGCTAGAGCATCTTCTTGAAGCTATCGATGCTGATCATACTAAAAAGCTAGAAAAAGTTGTTGAAGCTATTGATGCTAATCATACTGAAAAGCTAAAGAAGCTTGTCGAAAAGTATGCCGCGGCTCTCAATAAAGAAGCAAAAGAATTTAAGGACAATACTATTAACAATATTAGTACATATCTAGAGGCTTATCTTGATGAGGCTATACCTGCTGAAGAAGTCAAGGATGCTGTTAAGAATCGTAAGGCTTTAGAAGTTCTGGATCAACTTCGTAGTATTTTGGGCGTTGATGCTGCCCTAGCGAAAGAAAGTATTCGCGAAGCCGTACAAGACGGAAAGCGTCAAATTGAAGAAGCTTCTCAGAAGCTTGAAGCTGCTACTAAAGAATTAGCGCAGTATAAGTCTCAACTTGCGGTTAAGGATGCCGAACTTACTTTAGAAAAGAAGACGGCCGGCCTGACGCCTCGCAAGAAGGACTACATCAACAAGGTAATGAAGAGCAAGTCTGCTCAATTTATTACTGAAAATGTTGATTATGCGCTAAGCCTGTTTGATAAAACAGAAAAAGAGCGGCTTCAAAATATTAAGGAAGAGGCAGTAACAGAAACAGCTGCTACACACGTCGATCGCCCAGTCGTTGAAGAGAGTGTACAGCCTTCTGATGATGTTGTGATGTCTCCTTACCTTAAAGAACTATCCAAATACTAATTTTGGTGTCGAGGCTTAAGCCTGAATAATATTGCAGATATATTCTGCAGGTCGAAATAAAACAAGGAGAAATAACACTTATTATGAAATCAATCAGACCTACACAGTCTTACATTGATGAGAGTCGTGCGCAAGCGTTGCTTGAGAAGTGGAAGCCAGTTCTGGACTATACTTCTGACAACGTCAAAGCCATCCAAGACGATCACACTCGTTTAAACACAGCTATGCTATTGGAAAACCAAGAAGCTTGGTGTGTAAACGAAGCGAACGTTGCTGGTGGTACAGGCTCAGTTTTCGGCGGTAATGCAACAGGTGCTTACGGTAACGCAGCCCCTGGTGGCGCCGGAGATTGGTATGCTACAGGCGATGCCCGTTTGCCCAAGATTCTCATTCCCATGATTCGTCGTACCTTCCCCGAGTTAATCACCAATGAAATTGTAGGCGTACAGCCAATGGGTGGTCCAGTAGGACTAGCCTTTGCTCTACGTTACAAGTATCTCAGCGATGCGCTGGGCTACAATACCACAGGTAACCTTGACGGTTCCGTAACTGCCAATCTGCATAATCCGCAGCTTGCCTCGAACGGAAGAGAGCTTGGTTATCAGTACCTCGACACCCGTTATACGGGTACGTCCTCAACACAGCTATCTGGTTCTGTTGGACCTTATGGCAACTTGTTCTCTTTTGTAGATCAAGATAAGGGCGTTGCTCAACTTCTCAGCCAATTCGAGCTGACGGGTAAAATCCCTCAGATCGAAGTTAGCTTCGAGAAGACAGCCGTAGAGGCCGGTACTCGTAGACTCGCCGCCCGCTGGTCGGTAGAACTCGAACAGGATCTTAAGAACATGAACGGCATCGATATCGATACCGAGCTCACCAACGCTATGTCGTATGAGCTGCAGGCCGAAATCGACCGTGAAATGATTGTTCGCATGATCCAAGTTTCCCTCAATGCCGGTTTCGGCACTGGGTATTCCATCTGGTCGCCCGCTTCTGCGGACGGTCGTTGGTTGGTAGAGCGCAATCGCGACTTCTATCAGAGACTAATCATCGAGGCCAACCGTATCGCGGTTCGTAACCGTCGTGGTGCTGCCAACTTTGTAGTTGCCACACCTCGCGTTTGCGCGATCCTCGAGATGCTTCCTGAGTTTCAATGGGTACCAGTCCAAGGCAACGTCAATACGCAACCCGTAGGCGTGGCTAAGGTTGGTAACCTAGGTGGCAGATTCAACGTTTATCGTGATACACGCACAGAAGCCCAATTTGAGGGCGGCTTGCGTCAAACACGCGTTGAATACGCTCTGTTGGGTTATAAGGGTCCGGAGTTCTATGACACCGGTATCATTTATTGCCCATACATTCCAGTAATGGTACAGCGTACAATTGGCCCGAACGACTTCAGTCCTCGTGTTGGCTTGCTAACACGTTATGGCGTTGTCGATAATATCTTCGGCGCTAATCTGTATTACCACACCATTCTGTTGAGTGGACTCGGTCAAGGATTTACACCTGCGACAACGTCGGTGTACTTCTAAGCGAATCTCGGTAGAGACAAAAAAATTTCCAGTATGTCCTGGTTTAAAAGAGGCCCGCAAGGGCCTCTTTTTTTGGTTAAAAATATAAAAAAAGACTAGTTTAACTAGCTGTGAACAGTGGAATATACAGTGTTTGCCCGTTCAATAACACAGGGATCCCTGAGGTTGATACCGTTAGAGTAAGCCCGGTTACCACTCCCGTTGCAGAATTAGGAAAGTTGTAGGTGGTATCAATCAAGTTGGCAAAATCTGAACCGGTGGGAGTGTCTCCGGATTCAAATGCTGCTTTCAAGGTGGATACAGGTATAATGGCCATATTGATTATTTATATATTTCATGCTAAGTAATACATTAATGATTATTGACTATATAGTAGCTCCCTACAAACATTTTTATAAAGACATCTTTTGTAATGAATTCAATGCAAAGCTCATCGATCCTTGTAAGAGTGATGAAATAAACAGTATGTCACCTGATGCAAACAAAATATTTTTATTTGCGGAACGTAATAGTTTACAATATATATTAAAAGCAAACGGCAAGGGAAAAAATATTATATTTTTCAGACGGCATGAACTTTATGATAATTTACAGTCACTAATTATTCAATCAAAACATAAGTTTACAAAAGTATATACTTTAAATAATTTTTTACAAAATAAATTAAAAATAAAATATAATATAGATTCAGAGATTGAAAAAAATTATATTGATGAACGCTTATGGGATTTTAAGACAAGGCAACCTGGAAATAAAATTGCGTGGGTTGGTGAGCTAAAAGATAGAAAAGCACCAGACTTCTTGATAGAGGTGGCAAATCATTTTAAAGCCTATGAGTTTCACTGCGCCATATCGCCTGGTCCTTCGAAAGAGCTTTATTTAGATTTTATAAAACACTATGATCTAAAGAATATAACTCTCCATGAAAACATTAAAACACAGGAACAAATGAATACTTTTTTAAACGATAAAAATTACTTGATAACAACATCAATATCTGAAGGTCTACCAAATTGTGTTTTAGAGGCACTAGTAAAAGGTATAAAACCTATTGTTAGAAATTACCCAGGCTGTGTTTTTGAGAAATTTTCATATAATTCTTTAAGAGAAATAGAAAAACATTTAAACTCCACTTATAATTCAAACTTATACCGAAAATTAATAGAAGAAAATTATGGATTGAACCAATTTTTATTATTTAAAAACAAAATATTGAGTTATGAAATTTAAAGATATATTTAAATTTGAAGAAGAAATATCAAAATTTACAGGAGCTCCATATGTAATTACGACATGCTCATGTACACAGGCCTTAGAACTATGTTTTAGAGTTTTAAATCCAAGTTTTGTTAAATTTACTTGTTTTACTTATGTTGGTATACCAATGTTATTAAAAAACTTAAATGTATCATTTAATCTAATATTCGAAAAATGGAGCGGAATGTATAAATTTCACAATACAAGCATATGGGATAGTGCTAGAAAATTTACTCCTAATATGTATATTCCTGATAGCTATATTTGCTTAAGTTTTGGCGAGAATAAACCGTTAGATTTAGGTCGAGGCGGGGCAATTTTGCTCGATAATGAGGAAAAATACAAACAGCTTAATAAATTAAGATTTGACGGTAGAAATATTAATAATAAAACAATAGAAAAAGAACAACAAATATATTTTGACATTGGATATCATTATAAACTTAATAATAGAGAATGTATAAATGGTCTTTTGAAGTTAAAAGAATATATCACAGTAGGTGAATACTACACCCCTATAGTTAATTATAGAGATTGCAGAAAAATGATAATTAAAGATATAAACCCACTATACAGAGAAATCATATGATTTATGTATTTTCATATCAAAAATATGAGGACAAGCGGTTTTAGTGCATTGAACTGGTCGATTATTAAGCTTAATTCTTAAATTTGGTGTCTCATGCAAATTACCAAAATACTTCATTCCACAACAGGCCCCATATATCGAGCCGCTTTCTTTTATATTTAAAGCGTTCTTACCAGCATGACAAAAAATTTTATTAAAGTTATGATAATTATTTACAAGTATTTCCTGAGCATCTAAATTGGTTTTTCTACCATCAAACCATTCTACCACTATATGATCAGTTTTTACAGCAAATTTTTTATTTGAAGGATTATTTTTTATAAAATTAATTTGATCTTCTGTGTATGTGTTGATAAAATATTTTTTATTAATATTAATATCTAAAATTCCTTTATTGTTAACGGTTATATTATCCATTTTAAAAAAATAATTAGAAGCCTCTACAGCTTTATCCCAATATTCCGGATCCATTAATACATGTAGTTCAACAAATTTATTTTTTTTAAGAAAAAGATTAATTATTTTCTCAAAATGATCTATGTTTGCATATCTAGGATGAAAACTTGGGTATAATATATCCATAGTATCTGATACTCTATCCCAAAAATCAAAATTATTTCCTAAATTGGTGTTCATAGCTACTAGAAAATTGAGAGATTTGAGACACTTAATAACATCTTCTACGCCTTTATAGAAACTGGGTTCACCGCCTGTTATAGTAATCTTTCTTTGTGCTTTTTGCTGAATTACAGGATTGTCTACTACAAGATTATTAAAAAAATTAATATAAGTTTCGGGTAAAATCCCAGGAAACCTACCTTCATAAAAGTTTGGATGACAGTATTTGCATCTCTGATTACATTTAGTATTAATAACAAAATTAATTCCAAATATATCATTAGATATACTTTTAATTACTGGAAAATTAGGCGGCTGTTGCATACTCACATTTCCAGCATAAAGTTTTAGCTGTATTATCTGACATTGATTTAATAATATATTTATATACATCAGAATTATGAAGATCTTCATAATCTTGAGTTAAAAGATTTCCCAATTTATACTCCAGCTTCCAATCCATACAACATAATACAACATCACCGTTTGGTAGTAAAACATTTTGTGTTGTTCTGTTTTTAGAGCATTTAATTTTTTCTAAATGAGTATGGTTAATTTTATGCTCATATTCTAAATGACCGGCTCTACCAGTCCATTTATTATAATCTAGGGAAAGATAACTTATATTTGCTAAATTTCTAGTAAATTTTAGTTTAGGATTTATTTTTTTACCAAAAATTACTATTGAATCACTAGGTATTAACGAGCTTATGACTCTCTCTACATTATTAATATAATTCTCATCAACAACTATATTCATATTGTTATTGTCTGCTGGTAGATGTAGTATTACTTTATCATACAGTCTTTTTCTTACAATAAGAGAATTAATATTATCGCTACTAGCTTTGTAGAGGGTGGTGGATATTTTTGTATAAAAATTTTTATCTTTTGCGTACGCGGCCATTTTATAGCAGTCTGTATTAAAAAAAGGTTCTGAAAACCCTGTAAAGTGAAGGTTAATATCTTTGGGAAGCTTATCTATTATATGCTTAAAGTTTTCAAATGATAATTTTTTTTGCTTAGAATTATAAGCTTTTACAAAAACGTCTTGCGGACAGTAAGAGCAGTTTATACCACACCCTGTAACTGTTGTTATTTCTAATCCTCGCATAAATTATTATTAATTATGGCTAAAGACGTTATAATGCTAGCTATTACCCGGAGATGTGGGTCGACAATGTTAAGATCTGTACTGCAACAAAATAACAATATAGTGGTTGAAAATGAAGTCTTTAGACCGTTTATTAATTTAAGTATAGACAAGAAAAAAGAGGCTTATACCAGTACTGTACAAAACATTATACTTCGTATCGACGAATTAGGTGAAAAAACTTGCTATCTCTATACAGTTAGTGCAGAAGATATAATTAATTTAGAAAATTTTAATTTAATTAATCTTATTTTACCTACTAAGATACTTTTTTTATATAGAGAAAATATTTTAGAGCAATACAGCTCAAATGAGTTAGCAAAAATCTTTAATTCTTTTAATGATACTAAAGAAATTAAAAAATTAAAGTCTAGTAAAAGACTTTTTTTTAACAATCTTTTGTTTAATAATTATATCTTTAATATGAGAAGAGCTATTATGACTATAATAAATTTTATTAAAAAACATAAAATAAATTATCAAGTATATGAGTATAACTCTATCAATAAAAATTTAAAAAAAATTTTTAATTTTATAGGTTTAGAGTATAAAAATGAAGTTCCAAAAACAATTAAAAGCGAAACAAGAAATTTAAAAGATATTTTTATAAACTTTAGTAATATAAAGACTGATTATAAGATAGACTTAACTAGAGCATTTCAAGATATTTTGTGATTATATTTTTATTATAGACAGCTGCGTCTTCTTTAAATTTTTTTACCTGTTTGCAGAAATTATTATAGTCAAAGCTATTTAAATCTAGTTTATTATCTAAACTTAAATGCGGCAAATTATAGGGTGTCATAAATTTTGAATAGCATATTAAAGGTATTTCTAAGGATATACTATGAGTATATGTCTCGCTAATTTTAGTATCAATATATTCATTATTAGTATAAGGTAATAATAAAAATTTTTGACGGCTCAGCAAATCAAACAGCTCTACATGAGACAAATCTTGATAAGAATTGTCAGATAAGTTTTTACTTCCTCTACCTATAAATGTCATCGGCAAAGAAAGCTTGTGCCTAAGATTTTCTACAAGATTTAAGTCAGCTCCTTTATTTAAGAAATTACAGGTTACTCCTATAGATTCCGTCTTAAGAGAATTTACTGCAAATGGATACTCAACTTGCAAAAAATAATTATCACTGTAGGGTGATTCATAGATACCGTTAGCTAAATTCAAGCTTTTAGGAAAAAACTTTTGTGTAATATTATTCGTTTTTAATGGTCGATGATTAATAAAAATTAATTTATTATTTTTAAGAGTAGGTGATGAGAAATTAGGTACATAATCCTGTTCTTTTTCTGTCACTACAAAACACATATCGTATTTTTCATAATCAGATACTTTAAGGTTATATTTTTCGCATAAGCCTCTAAAATTAAACCTATTATTAAGTATTTTAAAAGAGACATCTACCCCTAAATCATTTAATATTTTGTATAAACAGAGCCCGGTTGCGTTATGATAACCAGTATTAATAACAATACCAATCATTAAATAGTTTCCTTAAATTTAAGAAATGCCTCTGCATCTTTTTTTAGACTACTAAATTCAGGTTTTATTTTGAGTATATTGTTTTCTTTGAATAGCATTTGCTGGGGATCAAAATTATTTTGCTCATACAATTTATATCTATTAATATAGTTTCGTCTCCACAACTCCCCATGATATCTATGAATTACGGTTCCTTGGATAAAAGAACTTTTAAGATCTCTACACATTTTATAATATTCTTGAATAGTATTACAGTGACCTTGTGAAAAAGGGTAAAAAGGTAGTTTTCGTGTAGATGGCTCAATGTCTTGGAACAAAGGAATAGGTGATTGTGTAAAACAACTAGACATAACACCATCGCTTGTACCAAAAATATTATACTCATAAAGTCCTTTTAAATGTAAAAACGTTTTCTTTGTCATTCCCCATGCAAACCCGCAATGCCCATAAATTGTGTTGCAAGTTTTTTTTGTGGATACATACCCAGGCTGTTTCTGTATTAATATTGAGTGCTTATTTTCATGAAACGTCATATCAAAGGGCTGAATTATATCAAAACCTTCATTTAATTTATCTATAGCCTTGTTATACCAATCCTTATCAATAAACTCTACATCATAATCTACCCAAAAAACGTAATCTGTCTCTTCAATCCATTGACTAATTAAATTGTTAAGGAGGTTTTCCTTAATAAAAATTATATTATTAAGATCGCTATATTCTATAACCTTACATTTCGGGTAGGTTGATGTAAACTTATTTAGTAATTGCTCTCTGTAAGGGTTTTTAAAAAAATTAAAATGACATGTAAATATCATTAACCTTGAGCTTCAAGCCAGCTTATTTTAGCCAACGTTCTATTGCTTAAACTGCTAGTAAATGGTCTAGCAAAAACTGTTAATATGTCTGGACCATCAGGATAAACTCGATCTCCCCCAAGAATAGAATTTCCAAGATTTCTAATTATACTTATAGGATATTGTGTGACCTGGTTTCTTCCTACCTCTTGTTCTCCGGCGAGAAACCCGAATACCACAACTCCACCACTAATTGGAGCTACATTACTAGGCAAGGAGTGATCCATATATTGTGAAATACTACCGTTACCGGCCGGTAACCATTTTGAGGACTGTGCCCAAAGAGGTGAGTCTGCATTTACTTTCACGGTAATACTTACAGCTTGTCTGGTGACTATCTGAATATCATTTAATGTTATAATTGACCTGTTGATAAGGTTTCTTATGCCCAGTGGTGACCCCAACCCATAATCTGCTGCAGGTGCAAGTCTAATGGATACCAAAGGAACATCTATCAAGGTAGACTCGGGAAATGCAAACGCCGACATGGAAGCTGTAAACAAATAAGATTTATCCTCAGTAAATAATCCATCCATAATAACAGAAGTACCCCAATGAGAAAGAGCAGGGGAGCAGTTATTATTAATTGAAAAAATGTTTGTATATGTGTTGTTTGTGTAAAGGTTAATATCTCCAGGAGAAGCGAGACCCCCTACATTACGGTTTTTTATCTCAAGAACTTGTTCTCCTGAAGGTTTTGTGGCTACTTTAGAGTAATGAATATATTCAGATCCTAATAAAAGTCTCCCTGAACTGGGTATCATAAAAGTTGCAGAAGGACTAACTGATATGGTAGAAGCAGTACTTACTAAAGTTTGTATAGAAGGTATTTCCCTTACATAAGGAATACTGTTGTTAGGTAGAGTAAAAACTTTATAATAATCATTTTCTGTTTCTTTTATATCTTTTTGTATGGTATGGTTAAGATAAAAGGAAGAGACTGTAAATGTTGATGTAGTTAAGGATGATGTAGGTGGAGAAAATCCTTCAGGGTCATATACGGTAGCGCCAAATACACCTCTTATTTCATCTATAAGAACCATAGAATTACAAAAATTTTCACCGGAACTTCCGTACATGTAAGGGTACCCGCCAAAATTAATAGGGTTGTAACCGCTAAAAGTATAAACAGATATATCATTCGTTTTGGTTATTACAGGAACTCCATCTACAAAAACCTTAGATGTATTGTTGGATCTTTGTAGGGCTACATGGTGCCAGGTGTTAAGACTAAGACATTGAGTATTTGAAGTTAGTGCTTGCGAAAAAGAACTGACTGACTCACCAAAACTAGCTTTAATAAAAGTAGTACTTCCTGAGGTTCTATGTGCTCTAACATTAAGACCGTAGTTTTCTACGTCCCGATTACTGAAATAATTATAATCAAAAAGTCCAAATAATATTGGATCCAATATAGTAGCAGTATTAGCGTAAGGGTAATGAATATAAGTTGACGATCTAAAATCGGTGAAGTAGAAAAAACCTTCAATACAAAAATCACCTGCCATATAACTATTATTAAAAGCGCCCGTATAGTAAAAGTTACCGTAAATTCTTATTCCAGGTTTGAAGGTGGAATTGCTGCTAAATTGTAGTGCAGGGGTCATAGAGAGTGAAACGCTACCAGTACCAAATTTAGAAAAATTAGAATAAGTTGCCCCCGCGCCTATTGCAGCAACACTTCTAAAATCATTATTAGGTTTAATTTTACCGGTATTATTACCATTACCATCAAAATTATAAATAAACCCTGTATTAGCAGCTGGATTACTAAATGGAAGAAGACGGGCAGATACCGGGGGGGTCATATTAAAGAAAGGACCTTGTGGGGTTGATGCTTTTTTTACATTAACTAATATAGCAGAATTAGCAATAGTGTTGCTGGCTAGTATGTTTATTTTATTACCTTGAAGTAACTTGCCGGTTTGTGGTAAGTTAATTATCTCAAACCGAGCCGGTAA